CAGGGTCTTTAGCCATAGCATTAACAGTAAAATCTCTACGAGATAAATCATCATATAGATTACCTGGCACCACTATAGGAGTTCTAGTGCCTGGAATATATCCTACTTCTTTACGAGCCATCACAAAATCTGCCACACCTTGATACTTGTACCCTTCTGGGAATTTGGCACGTATAGTATAACAATCTGGAGTTACTAAGAAAATTTCAAACTTCTCTTTTTTTAAGAATGCTTCTAACTTGTTGAACATGTCTTCTGCTGTATACAAAGGAGTGAAAGTCTTATTGGCATTACTACAACCAGCATCGAGCATGTATCCTCTAAGTACAGCTACATAGTCGACATCTTTGCTAGTAAGACCTAAGAGTTCATCTCTAATCTTACCTCCAACTTCATAAAATTTAAAATTTTCCATTCTAGAATTTTCTGTTATAAAATTTACCAGTCATATACACAGCCAATTATTTTGTTCTCTTTAACAAAATCATATAATTCATCTATTCCTTCTTCATATGTTAACTCCGGCCAAGTAGCATATTCATGCTCCCCAAAACTATATTCATCCATATAATCCATGTAATAGATAGTAGTATATCTATTAAAGTAATCGTAAGAATCCATAAAATCTGGAAGAGTTATCCATTCTGCTATTGGCAATAATTTGTTACCTGTTAATATACTTAAAGCTTCCTCTTTACTCATATTTCCTGATTCAACAGAATCAAATACGATTTTAGAAGCTTCTAATTTAATCTTAGAAGCTTCATTTTCCAAGGATTCTAGTTTAGATAGTAAACCATCTAATATTTCACTCATATTGCTAAAATTATTTATACACAACTCCTCCATACTCTTTCCACTCTTCATCGTCACCTTCGAACTCTTCAATAGTGAAATTATAGTATTGAGATTCGTCTACCGTTTCCCACAACTTATCCCAGTCTGAATCTTCCATTTCATCCGGGTCATAGCCTTCCTCTTCTGCTATGTCAGCTTCACACCCGTATGACTGGAAATTGTCATATGCCAGTTGTTCGGCTAGCTCATATAACTCAAACTCATTCTCGGCTTCTGCCCTGAATGTGTTTTCCATACCGCACCAATATGTGCTAACATGTATTAGAAATCTTTTCATAATTATGCCTCCGATTCTATATCTACTTCACCCTTATCGAGTTCTTTTCCTTCTTTATCCAAAAACTTGAAACATTTTAGTTTAAAGGCTTCAGATTTCATATTTTCAATCTTAATTACTACTCCTTCATGAGGAACTTTATTGTCACAAGTTGGCGAATTACATTCCATATAGAAATTCTTATCATTAGCTAATTTAGCTAAGAAATTTTCATTCCAATGTTCAGATTGGTTTAAATCTGGATACAAATCACTTGCATAACCATAGTAGTATTCTTCTACAGGTTTAAGATTATGCGATATTGCCCATTGCTGCACTTCTCGAGCAGAAAATTCATGTACGTTACCATCAACATCTGTAATGGTTACACGATAAATTTGAATTCCGAAATGTCTACCATAGGTGTATACTTCATTTCCAACGGGAGGAATATAACCATAGTCATAATTCTTTTGAATATATCCGCCATTAGGCAAGAATCCAATAATTTCATAATATACTGTCATGCCCTTAGAAAGACATGGACGAACAATAGCATCTGCATATTTCCATACATCGACACCATAAAAACCTGTACCTACAGTTTTGTTGTAATATTGATTTTTAATTACACTTCGTGACGAATATAAATAATCATACTTATAAAAATCTTCTCCAGTAAGCCATTTAGCTATTTTCTGTTTCCAGCTTAATGGTTGTTTACATAATACGTATGCTGAAATTCCAGAAGTTCCATGCACTTTAGCAGTAACACTTATAAGATTTGATGGATGAAGCACGTTGGGGCATTTCTTAATAAGAATAGTATCGTAGTGAAATCTAAATTGATTTTCAATAAGCTTATCAAGGCCCTTAGGCTGTTTACCTCCGGCTTTTGTTCCTGAACCTGACATTCCGGGAGTGCGAGTATTTCTAGGAATATATTTTTTATTTACCCAGAAAGACTTTCCATCATGTTCTACACTATCAAACTCTGTTCCAACTTTTATTTCAGGCTCTATATTTACAACAGAAATAACCCAATTTTGAAATACAGAAATCGGGATAATAAATCCTTCAGATAATTCACCACGCAATCTAATAGCCTTTACACGTCCATTATCTTCAAACATACCAGTTTTTGTCTGGTCTGAATTTAACTCACCATGACGATACAAATTAGCATAAGATAAGAACTTAGGATTTATACAACAAGCAGTAGGAAAATATACATATAGTCCGGGTTCTGAATCTATCCCAGTAATAATATTATATCCGTCAATGAAGCAACATTTTAGTTTAGTTACTTCTGGGTCAGAGTGTTTATGGAAATCTTCTATTTTTACAATTTTCGCCAAATAATTTACATTGGCATTTTTACTTTGTACTAATTTCATAATTTAACTACTTGTTCTGGTGTTACAAATTCAAAATTACTTTCTCCATAAGTTTGATGGATTTTATACGCTTCAAAATACTTTATTGCAGAGATATATTCCTGTACAGTGTCTCCTTCAAGTATTTCTGAACTCCATACATGTACCTTTCCATCTGCCCTGAAGTAGCAGGTAATTTTACCACTCTCGGGATTAATTTCTAAGCAGGAGTTTCCAACAGGCTTTAAGTAATGATTTTCAACTCTCTTATAATCCATAAAAAGAGCTGCGTTTTGTAAATCCTTACTATTCATATATACTCCATTCTTTGGAGAGAACTGCATCAGTGTAGAATTTAGTTACCACATAATTTACATGTGAACCTTTAATCCCGCAGATAATCTTCCCATCTTCCATGTAATACATACGAGTTTTATCACCAATAGTCAAACAAACTGTAAGACCACTTTCCATAAAGGAGATTGCATCTCCAAATCCAAATTTTTCCATCTTAATTAATATTTATCATTTAACAAATCTATTAAATCATCTATATAAAAAAGTTTATTATGAACCTCTTCAATAGTATCAGAATCGTATTTTTCTAGTAAATTACACATACATTCAAACATATCAGAAAACATTATGTTACTTTCACTAGAGTCTAAGGTATTTTTTGTTAACGCAGTTAATAATTCTGCCAACTTGTATGATATTTCAATTTTCTGTTTACTTTGCATCAGATGTAGCTAAAAATTCACACATAAAATTTGAAAAGGACTGAGCTAAACATTCATCAGTTTCAGTATTCCAAAAGTAATTAAAACAATGAAAAACTTCATGCCAGAATGTATTTTTTCTAGCTTCATCTTCTATATCTATTATCTCTTCTCTACTTTTATTTTACGCGCTACTCGTATTTCATTCTTTGCGCAATCGTACCATCCAAAATAGTATTCTCCATCCTCGATAATAAATTCTGGTTGAGAAACTTTAATTACTTGATTTGCTATTTTAAATTTGCTTGGAATGGTTTCATTAATCATAATCTCTAATACATTTTAATACAGGTTGTAAAGGAGTTCCTTCATCAGATAAGTAAAAGAATTTGACAGTAGCCATTTTTCCAATAAGAGAATCTAAATCTTCACGATATTGTTGTTTCAACTCTCTATTACCCATTGGTTTGGCTTTAAACTCTATACCCTTATCAGTTACGCACACAAAACACATATCTTCATCTCTAAGTCCCTCTGATAGTCCTACAATTTCAAATTCTGCATCTTGATACTCCTTCACTTTTATCATATCGTTTGTTCTTTTTCCAAAACCGTAAGGCTTATTAGGGTTTCTAACAACGATTCCCTCAAAGCCTTCAGCCACATATTGGTCATGGAGTCGTTTAATACTAGCCCATCCAGATATTTCTACTTGAGGAACCATTTGAAATTTTAGGTCTTCTCTCTCCCATTCTTTATTAGGTTCAAATCCTAATTCGAGAACTTCCTGTATTTCATTAAGTTTATTTAATCTATCAGAAAACGGAATATCCGGAATCATTACATCGTATATATAGTATTCCAATATAGAACAATCTTTGCCTTCATCTTTTTCAGTTCTAGCAAGTCCGCTTAAAGATTGCAAGCTGTATCCATGACAATATAACTCTCCATCAAGTACAATTTCAGGATTAGATTTTAAAAATTTTATAAGTTTAGAATGATTTCTAAGATGTGAAGTGGAAAAATCATAATTTCCTCCACCTCTGCTTGCAGATTTTACTTCTCCATCCTTCCAATAGAAAGAACATCTAACTCCATCAATTTTTCTACTACCGTACCATATTTTTACTTTATCGAATACACTTGTTGCAACCTTATTGAAGTCTTTAGCTAACATATGCTTCTTAAACCCATTAGCGTCAGTTGTATGTTCTGGAAGAAAGGACTCTAGTTGAGCTTTAGTATATTGATTAATAGAGTTTTCTATTTCTTTATATCCTTTATCTAAATATTTCTTGACATGTGAATTAAATTCTAATTCTGCTTGCTGAGCAATAGTTCTTTTTACCTTTCCTTTAGTAATATAAATTTCTGGTTGAGCTGTTATTTTACCTTCATATTGATATGTATTTCTATAAATGGTATAGCGCTTCTCGACGTCGTCCCATTCGCATGATACCTCAGCTACTCTAATTTTACCTTTGCTATCCCTAGTAATTAAAGTTTTATTCATTGTTTAATTTCTACTATATATTCACAATCAAGCCAATCATTAAAATCTACAGGGTCATAATGTCTAACTTTAATCTCTTCTATTAATTCTTCATCACTCCATCCGTTTTCTTCTTGTAGCTCTAAAAACCAAAGTAAGTCTTCGTCACATAAATCATCGCCCAACATAAATTGTTGAGATTTCATGCTTATATTTACAACACAATTTTGTAGTTCTTGAAATGTCATACTCCAGTACTTCCAAATCCACCTTTACGGTTTGTTTTCTTTAAAGAATCTACTTTATTCCATTTACATACTTCTACCTTAGTAAATACTAATTGAGCAATACGTTCACCGTCTTCGATATAAACTGTTTCGAATCCATTATTAATGAGAATAATTCCAACCTCGTTTGTATAGTCAGCATCTATAGTTCCTGGGGTATTTAAGACTGTAAGGCCTTTCTTAAGAGCTAATCCACTACGAGGTCTTACTTGGCATTCGTATCTAAAAGAACCGTCACCTTCTGGCATTTGCATGAATAATCCGGTCGGAATAAGTGCTCTAGCTCCAGGGTCTAATCTAATCATAGTTACTTTATTAACGTCAGACTTAAAAAGAATTTCACAGTCTCCAAATGCTTTTATTGTGTTTTCAGGAGTTACCTTACTAAAATCGGCACGAACATCCATACCTGCAGATAAATCAGTTTCATACTGAGGAAGATTGTTACTTGAAGTATTAATTACGTTTACTATCATGTAAATATTCAATTAAAGATTTTATTATATTGGAATCTACTTCTGTATAAAAGGCTTTTATTAATTCATCTCCATCAAAGACTGCGGCGAATGGAGTTTTTCTTGCACCACAAGATGATTTTAATTTATATGCTAATTTCTTTTCTTTATAGCTACCTTCATCATAGGTTTCTACAAATACTCCATCTAAATCCGCATCGATAAACCTTTGTAGGTCTAATAAATCACTAAATACAAATTTAACTGTAAGCATTATCTGTAAATTGTAGCTACTAGATAATTTGCACCATTGACATAAATCCACTCATAATCATCATCCATATCATAAATATTTTCCTCTACCATATCTTCTGCATATCTTTCAAAATCAAACCATGGTTTAAGATATTCAGGAATAGATTCAGATACACTATCTATGTATTCCTGTTTCAGATATTTAGTGTCTGAATCGACCTCTTGAGAAGATAATATAGTTTTAACAATGTTTTCTTCCCAATAATCAAAATCTTTATTGTATAAATATAGAGTATAGACATTATCCCCATCGTCTTCTATATGTTCGATAATTTCATTTAACATAGGATTATCTTCGTCTAAGTCTATTCCTGCATATATCATTAATGCAATAGCCTTATTTGTATCACTACAGTTAAAATTATACTTCTCAGTTAATTCCATTTGCATTTCATTTATTGTAACACATAAGCATCTTTCCTAGTTCTAGACAAAGCTACATATTGTAGTTGTCGTCGTTCATCTTTATCCTTACATAAATTAATATTTCTCATATCAACAAATACTTCCCCAAACGAACTTCCTTGGGATTTATGAGCAGAACATGCATATCCGTAATCGAATGATTTTTTACGTATAAGTCTGTTATCATAATATAAATCCATAGGAGTTGTAAAACTACCTATCAATTCATAATAATCTCTCCATCTTTTAGATGCAGCCTGAAATCTTCCTATTTTCTTCAAATTGATTGCCTCTAGTCTTATATCCTCTATTCTAGACGCTAAGGATTGTAAATAATCATCGCTTATGTCTCTAGACAATATCAACACAGGACACGAACTTTTATAAACAGAATCGTATAGGGTTAATTCATAACCTGGTAAATCAATAAATCCTGGAATATTAATATCCGTCCTATGAGGAGGGTCTATAATTATATAGTCCATGGAATTCCAGAATTTAGTTCCGTTGAATTCTAAATTTTCATATCCAGTTAAAAATTCAAATTGGTTATACTCTTCACTTTTATAATTTTCCCACATAACACGCCTCATGCAATTATTATAACTTGTAACCATTGCATTTGTATATGCTAGGATTTTAGTGGCCAAAATATCTCCATCTCTCATCGCTTTTTTAAAACTCGGAACAGCATGTTTTATAAAACTAAGAGCATCCCTATATACAAACAAAGAGCCCTCCTCAGCTTCTCTAGTCTCAAATTTATCAACTAAATCTGTTCTTAGAGTAGTGAGCAAGGGCATCAATGCATTGTTTTCCGATTGTCTGTATATTTTTGTAAGAGTAAATTTATTTTCAACATTAAAAACCTTAGAAGTAGTTAAAGAATTAACAGGCCGAAGTTGTGCTTTATCTCCTACGAATATTACTTTGCTACGAAATTCCTTGACTTTTTCTAACAATAAATCGAATAAGTCGTCGTTAATCATAGAAGATTCATCACATATAACAACTCCCTCATAAGGTATGTTCAAAACACTATTTTTAGTTACGAATTTTAAATCTTTAAAGTCTAGGTTTAATATTTCTAGATTTGGAGAAAGTGACAACAATTTATGTAATGTGATGGCTTCATCGTTGGTAAATCGCTCAAGCACTAATTTAGCTTTATGAGTAGGAGCGCAAAGACATTTTTCTATACCTTCTTTCTCCATATACTCAATCAAAGTTTTCATTAAAAAACTTTTTCCTGTACCAGCAGCTCCAATTAATGAAAATACTTGTGCATTTTCATCATTAAGGAAAACTTTCATAAGGTCTAGTGCTTCTAACTGCTCTTTACCTAAAATGGATTCAGATTTATTAATTCTTTGGTCTGCAATTTTAATTTTAAAATCTAGCATAAGGCTATTAGAATAATAGCTAAGATAACTATTCTTATTGGAACATAATATTTTTCCATTTTTATAGCCTTCTTGTAATCTTCTAATGTAGTAGAGTCGGCAAAAACCTTATCAAAAGATTTTATAAAAAGAACTATTTGAGCAAATATTAAAATCCAAACAATTATAATAGCTAATATAGTCATTTCCAAAACATATTTGTTATATCCATGAGCCCATAAATAGGGTCTCCATTTTCATCTACTTCTTTACTCATTTGAATTTCATAGAGTCTTTGATTAGTATTGGGATTGTCAAGAGGTCCATACTCTTCAATATAAGGGCCTAACTTTATATAGTTAAAGTTCTTAATATCAATGTCTTTAGACAATTCCTGCCTGCCACTATACCATCCAATTTTTAAATCAAGTGGCACTTCCTGAGTGCATTTTACCTCTACTCCAGCCGGAATAGTTACTTTGGGTAGTTTTATTTCCTGGTCAGTGATAAAAGACTTTATAACTTTAGTAGTGGTAAATTTCCTTACCTGCCTAGCATAATGGTTGACAAGTTTCGGGTCATTATCTCCTCCCATAAAACAAACAGCAGTAATCCCATCATTCTTTTTAATGAGTTTTTCCAACCTTGTTGCAGTTAGAATTTCCCCAATATCCTCAGCCAAGTAAGAGCTATGACAGCCCTTACAATGACATGGACAATTAGATAAATTTATACAAAGAGTAACCTCATCAGGGAGCTCTAGCAGTGTTATTGCAGTATCAACATATTTAAGCATTTTCTACTTTGTTGTAATTTCTATGTTTTTGTTCTACCTGTCTACCTGCAGACCAGTTTTTAATTTTCGTTAAATATCCGATAATTCTGTCATACATATCAATATGCTTACTACCACATTTAGGACATTCTGATATGGGAATTTTAGTTATAAATCCACAATCTTGACATTCGGAATTAGGAATATTAAATGTAAAATAACTACATCCAACAGCAGCAGCATAATTTAATAGTAGACTGGCTTGATTCTTCGTAGGATGTTCAGACAAATTAATATGAGCCGCACTTCCTCCATCTAACCAATCTCCAACATATTCACTTCCATGAAGTTTAATTTTTTCTAAAATAGAACTGCTAGATTCAGGCAAGAACACATAAGAAGTATATAAGTTTCTATCTTCTGGAACCCAATAATAATCAGCTTTATCCCAGTTATAATTCTTCACTGCAAGACTTTCAGCAGGAACTAACTCTGTATTAAACATCATCTTTTTACAATTATGCAATTGATTTTGTTCTTTGATAGTTCCGAATATGAAATTGCAGAATTCTTTATATGTTGAATTATCACTACATTCAATTCCCAAAAACATTGCGGCTTCATTTAATCCATTTAAACCAATAGTCAAGTATTGATTATTTAAATTGATAAATCCAGCTTCATATACAGGAAGTAAGTGAGCATTATATAAATCCCAAAGTAACTCATTGTAAGCTTCGTGGTATTTATAAACTCTATCGAGAATCTTCTTCAAATATTCTCCTAGTTCTGGGTAGCGTGAAGGACTTAATGCAGTTCCAGGTATTGGATTATCGTCTATATATTCTCTTACATAATTTTGGATAATCCTATTCAAATTGAGTGTAATTACAGATTTAGAACCGGTTTGTTCTCCAACTAATCCATTGGTAAATGTAAACTCGTTAGATTGGAGTTTATTTTTTAACCGACAACAGCTAGATAAACTATCTACACTGTCACTTATGTAGGTAAAGAAAGAATGTCCTTCTGCATATTCTTCTGCAACAAACTCAGCCCATTCTTTGTCTTGAAACTCCCCATCTTTATAAAGAAGAGATACCGTTTCTACGGGAAAAGTTAACATGCAACGAAGTCTTTCGGCATTAAACCATTTCATAAACTTCTTTTGAAGCCAGTTAATAGAATCCCACTTTGGAGTATCTCCATCAGGAAATACAAAGTGCCCATACATTCCTTCAAAATAAGGTTTGTCAAAATAGCTTACATTCCAGAAAGCTGATTGGAAACCTCTTGCTGCAGCAGGTTGATTAATTGAATATACAATTTGTTGAAATTTTTGTTCAATTACTTTCTCAATAGTTCTGCATTTGTAACCTTCTCTTTCAGGATTAAACTCTTCTCCATAAATTTGTGCTCCTCTATTAGCACACTTCCAATAATCATCACCCCATTCTTTACGAGCAAAATGGTCAAACATTACTAAAAAGCTGGCAGTTGCGACAGCTCCGGCAAATTGAGAAGATATTGCAAATATCATATTTACAAACATTCCACAGAATGAATCCAAATTCTTAGGAGATGCAGACAAACCTCCAATGTTTTTAATTCCACCTTGCAAGAATGGATAACAAGACAAAGCTACACAGTAAGGAAATCCAAAGGTAGAGTTTTCATCATGTTTATAAATAATATGATTTCGCAAATCCCTTTCATACTGTTTGTAATCAAAGTTTGGATATAAAGTTCGAAGTTTTTCTGCAACTCTGTATCTATTTAAATCGATATTGTTAGATTTATAAAGTTCGTTATTAAGAACTGCAATATTCTTGTTTGCTACATTAGAATTATCATCGACTTCAGACCCTTCTGCCGCATTAGAAGCTTTCATGAAATTCCTAATAAACTCCTCTCTTTCTTTTACATTTTCACGAATGCGTGCTCTATTCTCTCTATAAAGAATAAATGCTTTAGCCACCTCAGGAAAATCAAAATCCATAAGAATTTCTTCAATCTGGTCTTGAATATCCTCTATATTAATATCTTCCCATACTTCAATTGAATCTATAATATCGTTGATAGTTTCAACAGATACTTCGTACCCACATGCAATAAACGCATTTAGGATTGCATTTTTAATTTTGGAAGCATTAAATACTTCTGTTGTTCCGTCTCTTTTTATTACGTTCATAGATATAAAAATTTGTTTTTATAATACCGATAAGTCTTACAAAGATAGTAAAAAAATTCGACATTACAAAACAAATCACTCAATTGTTAGAATGTCTTTAAGTAATAAAGTTTTCTCAACTTTATTCATTATATCTTTTCCTCCATCATTGCTGATTAATTGAGTAAAGGCATTGTAAACTGTAAACATATTAACTGGGTGGTCTTCTGGAATGAAATAATCTGACTTTTTATTTTCAAACATCAACTTATAAGCATCAATTGGAGTGCTTGTAGCCAGCTTAACTTTTCCATATCCAGTATCGTAAGATAAATTAATAGAATTACGAATCCACATCCCAAGATTTCTTTCTATAAGTTCATCTGTTCTATCGAATTCTGTCTTGTGTAGTTTTTCGAGCCATATTTTTAAATCATTTGTTTGCTCCATAAGTCTCGTTATCGAACTAAAGTTAACGGGTTTCTTAGGCTCTAATTCTCGAACATCTAAAAACGATGGGTTAAACACACACAAATTAGTACACGCTCTATTCAATCCTCCTCTATAAATTTTTATTACCGGCTTACGAACGTCAAGCCCATATACTAAACCAACCACTTCATCGTGATTATCAAAAGAATACTCCTTAGGAAGGACTGCTTGCACCCAAACGCGATTATAGGTAATATCATCTGTATTTATTTCTCCTTCTTTAGTTTTGGTAATCTGGTCTGGAAGCTTTACTTGTATTCTGAAATCATTAGTAAACTTAGACATTCTTTCAACAAAAGGTTCTACATAAGCTTTGGTTTCAAGGAACTCGTTGTCCTTGATAACCGTAGCTTTACCTTTATACAATTCAGGGAGTGTAATTTCCACTAGTCTATTCTTAGTTTTAAAGTTGTTGTCTCATTTATCTTATCTACAAATTTCTGTAAAAGAAAAAAGGTCTCATCCTCATTATTAACTTCTAGTTCATCGAAGAGTATGCAACTATCAATAATAATAGATTTAGTAGATTCATCAAAGTCTAGGTACCTAACATCTAATATTTCAAGAAAAGGTTCTATAGAAAGAGCTTTAACCATAGTATAGTCACTTTCGAGTATACTTTGAAGTATCCACAAAATTTCATTCTCAACATCATCGTACATAAAAGTATACGGATTAAAATCTTCTATATGACAAGGCCTAATAAATCCAGAGACGGCATCGCACAAATTTTCGTATTTTTCAATATTATCTCCTGAGTAATACTTAAGTAACTCTCCTAAGAAACTATTCTTCCAACTCATATTCTGCGATGTCTGTAAATTCATAATCCATAAAATAATTTCTCCGCATTTGTAAATCGTGAAGAAGATTTTCATCTTTAGAATATTCAGGATGTAAATATAATACTCCCTCTTCAATTGAATCAAAGAACCTATCATGTTCTTGTTCGTAATTCTCTACTTCTTCCTCCAGTTTGTCTAAAAAGTCATCAGTGTAAACTCCAGAGTACTTACGGCTATTTTCACTAAATTGCTTAGCTTTTTCAGCACTCTCTTTAGATAAGTAAATTCCTATTATTGTCTCCCACTTATCTTCATATTCTCCACCGTATTCGGTAACTACGTAACATTTTCTCATTGTAATACTATTTTTCCATCAAGAATATTATTATCTCCATCTAATACAGAATAATCACAAGCTGCTGGTGTATTTCCAAAATTCTTATGTATCCATTCTGAACTTCCAAACAAAGAACCTACAGATTTATATGTAAATCTTCTACCATAAGTAGTTGCGGATTGGTGTAAATCTCCCTTTACAAAAATTACGTTACCTGTAATCATTTTGGTGTCAAGATATTCATTAATAAAGTTTTCAGTTTTAACATCCAATGTCAAAGGTAAATTCTTAAACATATCTTTATTGTCTTTACCATGACAGAGAACAAATGTGGTTTCTCCTACTTTAAATTCCCCTATAAATTTATCGAATATTGTACAATTTATTCCCTTATTAGATAATATAGCCTCTAAAGCTATATTAGCAGCATAACCAAAGTCGCCATCGTGATTAGACTCTCCTACACACACATAATTCAGTTTATTACAATCAAGCTTACCAAGCTCTGTAAAGAAATAATTCATAGAAGATACAAACGTATGAATTTGTTCTTTATTGCACATATTTTGAGGTAATGAATGCCCACCTCTAGTTGTTTGTCCGTTATACCCGTCTAAAGAATCTCCGAGATTGCAAATATAAATATTGTCAAATCCTTTATAAATATCGTTTAAGTCATATACTCGATTGAGAATAATATTCATCCTTCTAATTACTTCATCTTTATCATATGGATTGCTATATATAGACAAGGGAGATACATAAGCTCCAATATGCATATCCGAAAGATAAATAATGATGTTCTTTTTAGAAGATGTTCCAGTCGGAGTAAATGCTTTCATACCAGTAAGGTCTAATCCTTTCAAATCTACCTTAACTCCCTCTTCGAGCTTTCTCTTCAATTCGATATTTTCAAGAGCATATTTCTTTAATAAAGCTCTATCATTTTTAATGGATTGCTCTTCTATTCCTCTAAGAAAGTCATTTTCTTTTTCTCTCATTTGCATATCCATTAATTCTTTTTTAGAATGTTCCTCTATAATATGAGGAGCAAATGGAGAAACAGCTTTAGTAATATTAAAGACTCGTAATATTCTTTTAAAATCAATAAGAGAGTACTCTGGGAAATATCTACTAATTTCTCTTTGAGTAATAGACATTCCATAATATGAATACATGCGATAGATGTTATTCATTTCGTCTCGAGTTAATCTTCCAACTAAAGGAGATTTATCTCTTCTAAGCACTTTAAACTCATAGAATTTAATTTTTCCATTATCATCTCTTATGATATTTACAGAGTTTCTATCGTCGTCTGGTTCGATAGAAATTTGTTCTAGAGTTTCCTCTTCGAACGGAATGTTTGCCTGGATAGGAAGAATTTTTTCTTCAGCTTTAGTCTTAAAAACTTCGTATTTAGAATCTAATTTAGACATAGCTTCAATTACTCTATTAAAATCTTCAGAAGATATAATATTTTCTTTATATCCTTCTAGAATTTTATTAATATTCACGGAAAAATAAGTAGCATATAATTGTTTATGAGCGCAATAAGCTGCTCTACTCAATCCTGAAGAAATACATTCATTGATATTGTTTATGAAGTTGTCAATAGTAGATTTTCTGATTTGTTTCATTTTTCAATGTTTTAAGTTAAGCTGTTACGCCTGTAGATTTATAAAAAATAAAGGAGCCTATCCATAATTACTTACAGATAGGCTCCTTGATGTGTATTGATTTTAGTAGATTATGCTTCAATACCAAAGCAAAGATATGTTCCTTGTTTTGCACTCTTAGCTGGAGTATATTCAACTTCAAATGCAATAGGTTCTCCCTCAATAATTTGTTTTGTGTACAGACAAACAATTTTTCCTTTAAAACCATCTTCTGTATACAGCTTCTTAGCTAACTCCTTAGCCTTAGCTTTAGTTTCGTCAGTTTCGGTAATGATTTTACCAGTAGCTTTGTCGATTAATTGATAAGTAGTTTTGTACTTTCTCTTACCTTTTTCGTTTTTAACATCGTTAACTTTATACGGGCGTTCACGAGTATCGGCAACACCAGCTTCGATTGTAATTGAGCAACCTACACCAGGAGCATTCTTAGTATGCTTTGCAAGATATTCAAGGCAGAATTCCTTAACGTCTTTGTCAGTGATTGCGCGACCTAAATCTTTCTTCCAAGATTTATATGCCTGAGTTGCATCACGTTGCACAAAGAAAGGTGCTTGTTCAATTGCTTCTTTTCTTGTAAATCCACATACTTCTACTTTCTTAAAATTCAATACTTGAGTTGTCATAATTTAAAAAATTTAAAAACATTATTCTTATTAATCATCTTCTATATTTATATCACATAGATACGAACTTCTTTGGAGTTCACCAAATTATAAAGGTGAAAGAATCTTAATTAATATTTAATCTAAAGTTCTTTAGAACTAGCTATCTCTTTCGAAGAAGTGATACAAAGGTACTACTTTTTCCTTATACTACAAAATCTCAGTTGTTAAAAAGTGTAAATAAATTCTTTACAATTTTTTGTCTGGTTTGTTTTGAGGAAAGCAAAATTTGTTTTCACACATTTGAAGCCAAGTAGTTTTACTTTCTTCTGCATGAGTGTCAACAATTCTATTGTTATCTCCATTACATCTGTATTCTTCCCAGCGAAATATCCCAATGTTCCACAATAATTGAGTAAATCGCAAATCTGGATATTTCTCTACTAATTCCGATAGTTTAGAAAGGATAGCTTTGTTATATAAATATCTATTGTTCATAATTTAAAATGGAAGATATTCGGACAATATAGACTGAACCTGTTTAGCCATTTCTCCAGGAGTCTTTATTCCAAAAGTTGGAAACTCTGTACATCCGTATGCAAAATCGTCACATATAATGCTCAATCCTTTGATAAAATCATCTGGTAAAGGATTCTTCTGAGTAAGCTGCATCAATACTTTATAATGAGTAACATCTGGCTTTTGCTGTTTAGCTTTCATAGTTAAATAACAAACTAAAGATATTACTGCAAATTTATGTTGAACATCAGTATTTAAATATCCCAAACTAAAATATTTTCCATAAATGTCTTTTAGTTCTTGATAACTAGGTCCATATGCTTCCATTAGATAACTATCCGGCCACATGTTTATTTAATAATGCTGCCATTCTTAATAATTTTTTAAATTCTTCAAATCCCCTTAATAGCTCTTTTTTAGATACTGAATAAACTCCAGCCCCATAATCCGGAACTGTAGATACTAATAACATATTGGCTTTCATTGAAAAGTTAGACACATTATAGTATTTTTTTATCACGAGACTCAATAAATAAGAATAAACTCCCATTTGACGATAATAATGATATTTCTCAAATGACCCTTGAAACTCTGAAATGATGTGTCCAGTAGTTTTTAAATCATTGAGGGTTACTAAATTATCATCAGGTTCGATAGTAAAATTATCAAGTTTTGCTTTAAATTTTATAATAGTAGAATATCCATCGGGGAAATGTAATTCAAAATCAATAAGTATAGCTTGTTCATTTAAAGAAATGGGTTTTTCTACAATATATTCTGGATACAATAAGCTCTGTATTTCTTTACATCCGTTTATAGAATTTAAACAAGATTTTAATATTTCTCTATTCTTTAAATCCGAATAAATGAGCCCTTTGGAATCTTTGTAATTATGTTCAAACAAAGCCCTATTTCTCCAGTAATTAGTACACTTAGCAAGTAAATCGTCTATTTTTTTATCATCCATCTTGTCTTTGTAATAATTAACTTTATTGGATGCAGCTATTATTTCATCCTTGACTGGCATACTTCCATTAGCTTTGTATAATATATCCGCCATTAATCCGGCTTTGGCGGTCGGCCTATCCACTGTATCTACCAGTAAAAAATCATTAGGTTGTAAAATTAAACAATGTACAGCTGAACCTAACAACAAGGAAGACGATTCCTTTTTAGGATTTTCAAGATATAACTCATAACTCCCGCCCTGCTCTGGATTTATATAAGATAACCTAGAATTACTTATATACTCTTTATAATTTGGGCCAAAATATTCTTCGTCTGAAATATCTAGTATTTGTAAAGTGTCTAATAGAGGAATTATTTCAATCTCAGACAATCTCATTTCTAATGTCTGAATTTATTCTATGTAAATATATAAAATCTGCCCATTTAAAAGAAATTTTCTCCATATATTTTTAAAAGATTGTACGCGTCTACTATTTCATCTTTAGTAATAGAAAAGACTTTAAAAAGAGGATTATCAGCAGTCTTATCGGTATGGTATAAAAGAGCAGGCAGTCCAGATTTTTGACATTTAATAACATTACTAAGAGAATCATCTATAAAAACATCAACTTTCCCTTTAATCATATCTGCTTTATTACCATGTTGATAAACCATTTGATAAATCGGAGCTTTAGGAAATCCATTCATGTCAAGCCATTTTTGTGTCCAAGCCTTATTATTGATTCGCTTGGTACAATATAATGTAGGAACAAAATCCGGAATATTCACAACTTTTAGATTCAACCAAAAATCTCTGTCTTTACTAAGAATTCGTTGTACATTTCTAGTAATTATGTGGTCTTCTAACATTTTAGGATTATGCTTAGTATCAAAATATTCACAATAAGCTCCCCAAAAATCTGCTAAACAATCATCAATATCTAGTCCTATTCTAAAATTTCTCATATATCTCAAAAAAAATACTTATTCTTTACAAACTATCAATGTCTTCCGGCATTCCAACAACGACATCTATACTAGATAATTGTTCTACAAATTCTTCCCAATCTGCAGAAACTTCCAAATCCCACAGTTTAGTATATTCGTCAATTATTCTGTCTTGAACCGCGGCAAGAGAACGAGATTGGTATTTGTCAATCCAAATCTCATTCTCGCTATTACAAAAAGGAACTACGTAAGTATTCATTAAATGAGTTACAGTGTATAGTTTGTTTCATTACTAATTATCACGCTTTCGTTGTAGAAGTTGAATCCCGAAGGAGTTCCAAAATTCTCAAATACAAAAATGTCTTTACAATCTCCTACGTGAATAGCTTCATCTGGACTATTGCTATCGTAAAACACTTTCACAACAATACCATAAATACTAGTTCCTCTGCCATTATATGCTAAAATAACATAATGGCAATTCTCATTAGAATATTCTAATAAACAAGGATAAGGGAGGTCTTCCGCAAACCGGATATCAAGTTTGGGATTAACTCGTTTTCCACTTACAATCATAAATTTATTATTTTTATAGGATTAAGATTAAATGAACTCGGGGTTATTTGAACTTTATCTTTAGTAAGAATAACGTTCTTACTTAAAGATTCAGCAGGATACAACCATGTTTTTATTTTGGATGTTTGTAAAGCATTAATAAAATGAGCTCCAAAAGCAACATTTTTAATATTATTCTTTTCTACTTGTTCTTCTAGATATTCGAACACGCCATCTTCAATACCTTTAGTGCTTCTTCCTGATGGCATGAGAGGCAAAAGAACATGATAAAGAATATCGTCTCCGTAATACAACCATGTCTGTATAAAATTATCTACAGATTTCTTAGTGGAGATTATATGATGAATATTTACATTCGTATTGCCATATTTTATAAGATTTTCTACAGCTTGCTCGGCCTGATGTCTTATAAGAAGATTGCTAAATGAAACTGCTACTCCTCCTACGAAATTAGAAGTCGCCTCCATAATAGAGTCTGCTATAGGACTTTTACCATATTTACTTAAAATAATACCGTTAGTAGTATAATTTGGAACTACACTAGTGCTAAAGACGGTTTCTAAAAATTCTGTAAATTCTGGATGGATTGTAGGCTCTCCAGTTGAACCAATAGCTATCTGGAATGGCTTCTCTGTAAATGTAAATTTAAAAGCTTTCTTTTGAACTTTTTCTCTATAAGTACCCATCCATTTTTTCCAAGTTTTGCAAATATCTGGGTAATTTATACCTTCATGATTTGCAGAAACATAACAAAAAGGACATTCCGCATTGCATTTAGTATTAATTCCAACATCATAAAATTCAGCTTTATCGGGCTCCAACTCTTTAGCTATTCCATCACCAAGTCTTACTGTTTTGAGATTAAACCAAATAGCATTATAATTGTTGTTGGGAAAACAACGCCTTTTTACACCCCAATCTTTAAAATCTTTCATTTTTTATAATTTATTTCGTTCATTTTCTGGAAGTTTCTCCCATTCTTCCCAACTAATTAATTCGATAATTTTCTTAGTTTCAGGATTTACTCTACAAGGACAAGAACATTCCTTAATGTCAAGATTATTTATCATCCAATTAATAGTAGCACACCTGTTATGGTCAATGTCAATCCAAAGAAATGTCTCTAATTCTTCAATAGAATCAGGAAATCGTAGAGAGTATATTTCTTTAGTAAACAAATGTCTTTTGTTACAGGGAATATAAGACCTAGCTTCCTCATACATTTGGTCGAATGTCATAATATTAAGTTCTCCACCCATTCCAGATGAAGAATCATACTTTTCTTTTTCTTCCTCAGTGAGATTGTCCCATTCTTTCCAATCGCCTGTAAAGTAATTTTTGTCTCCTATTGTCTTAAGAAGTTCTGCAAAGGTTGTGGCAGGCATCGATTGACTCGCTACAACAAATAATTCCGAACTCGAATTTGTAATAAGGTCGGAAACTGATTGAGTTCTAATTACTAATCGCATCTTATTAATTCAAATGTATTTTTATCCAGTTTATTTTCTAATATAGCACGTACACCATCCTCAAAAAATTCCCAAGAATCAATACCATAAGGCAAAGATAAGTACACAGTATGGGATTCCATGTTGACTACTGGATACAAATCTGCATCATCTTCTGGGAAATAATTTTTTAATAAATCAAAAATAGTGTTCAGTGCGGACTGTTCGCCGCTAGTAATTTCTAGAAACACCTCTGAGGAACTGTTAGTAATAATATCAGATATAGATTGTATGTGCAACTTCATCAATGTCTATATTCACTTGCAAGAGAACAACTACGTGCCTCTTCGGTTACTTCACAAGCATCTTCAAAATGGTCTTCGATGTCCACAACATAGAATCCTTCAACTTTATCAATGATTGGCATAATATATACATCAACAAATTCATTCCATTCTTCAACTGAAGAAGTCCAAGAATCGAAGGGTTCTATTCCAAGAAAATTACAAATTAAATCACCATCGTACCACTTGCTACGAATAGTTTCTTCCGTAATAGCGTATATATCAACACATCCATCAGTAGGAAGACTTTCGAAATATTTTGCATCGTCTTCTCTCATAACAAAAGCTTCAGAAGAAGAATTGGTAATCAAGTCGGCAATACTTTGAATTCTAGTTATGAATCTCATTTTCTTCAATGACGTTAAATTTTCTCCTTATTTTATTAATAGTATTTTTGGAATTTGTATAAACAAAAATACATTTTTTCAAGTCACTAAGTGAAGAATCAAACTCCAACGAAAACCCTTCTGGAGTAGCCCATTGTTTTTTCTTACACTTTCTTTTATAAAGTTCAAATTCTTCTTCGAAAGTAGTAACTTTTATATCCGGATATGAGTTTTCAGAGAGTATAATTCTAGAAGGCTTTATTACTAATTGAATCATTAATTATAAATTGCTTCTCCATAAAACAATTCATTTATTTTATTAATATTTTCGGCTGCAGAATTAAACTTCGAACTTTTAGCTGTTACTTTAAATCTAGTTTCGATACAATCACTATTGTTATCGCAAAAATCTTCAAGTGAAAGAAGTTCATTTTCATGTAAAGCATTCTCAAACTTCTCTCGCAATACCTTTACACCAGAAGCACATTCTCTAATAGATTTAAGATTTTCGATAGATTTCCACAAAGAATAACATAAATCTGAATGTTCCATAAGATAATCTTGATATCTCCATTCTATTTCTTCTGAGCAAATTCTATCTATTTCGAAAAAATCGTCAAATGATTTTTCTGGGGCTGTGCATTGTATTATAGAAGTAATAGCATTTTCCAGAATAGATAAAGCACTTGAAGTCAACATTAAATATACTTCAGTAGAGCTGTTAGTTATAATATCCGAGGTTGATTGTATTGATATGTTCATCATATTATCCTAAATGATACCTAGAAATATGGTTGTAATTTAATTGTTCTATAAATTCCATAAGCCAATACGGAATTGAATTCTGGTCAGCAGACCAGATAAGCATATCTCCTTTTTTATACTTAATATTCCAGCCATCTACTTTCCCATCAGCTGAAGCTACTTCAAAACATAAAATATCATCAATTTCGAGTCCAGCAGTCGTCATTACACTGATTATAAGTTCTTGCAGTTCTTGATTTCTAGATTTCAAGTTTCTTACAACGAATACTTCAGAAGAACTATTGGTTATTATGTCTGATACAGACTGCGTCGTCAACTTTACTATCATTTTCTAATAGTGTTTCAAGATTTTTAATTTCGTTTTCGTAATAACAAATCTCGTTTAGCAAATCCTCTATAATATCCCTTCGTGATTCTATTTGATTTGTTATTGCTTCTTGTTGTTCGTTTGTCATATAGTAAAAAAGGCAACCAATCACTTAGCTGCCTGAATTAAATTATAAAAAAATTCTTTTGTCATAATAACATATTCTCCAATTGAACCCATGTTAACCTCCTTATTTACTTGATAGTTATGAAAAATTACTAGAGGTCTATCTTTTCTAGGGCAATTGGGAATAATTTCCTGATAAGAAGGTTTATTTTTAGTACACTTACACTGTACGTAGAATGGAAGAGTATTAGGAATTGTTTCTGCTATATCTATCTTGTCGGCATCTAAATTCTTAGACTCCGAACGAGAAGATTTTAAACCCTCGTAGCCTAACGCTGTTAACTCTTTGATAATCTTTAATTCATAATTATTACCCTTTCTCTTCGCATACGCTCCTGTATGTTTCTTTTTCGGCTTCTGTTCTTGTTCTTGTTTTTCTGCCATATTCGTTTACCGCATCCTGAATTAATTTTATTGTCTTATCTCTTCCGTATTTCTTATGATAATCTGAAATATCCTTTGCTTCATATTTGCGAGGTATCCAAAAACAAGGAATATTAAACTGCTTTCTAATTTTATTCATATTAGACAGTCCAGCTAAATCATTGTCATATAACACACAAATATAATTGAAGGATTCTTTCAATTTCTCAAACAGAACATCAGGAATAAATAAGTTTTCAGAATTAGGGGCAATAGCAGGAAGTCCACACGAGTACAAAGTCATTACATCTTTGAGAGATTTGGTTATAACTAAGACTTTACCTTTTTTGGGTAGTTGGTCTAAGCCTTGAATCATCTTCGCAGACCAATTAGAAAGGAATCTATATGACTTTCGTTTTGGAAAATAAATTCTCCATAGTTCTAGTCCATCCTTTTTACCTTTATAGTAACCATAAATGGGACTTTGTTCGCTGGACGAAGCAAAATAATTTCCATTTAAAAAAACAGATTTGCAAGAATATACTCTAAACTTTTTCAGAATATCTCTTGTTATACCGTAAGAAGCCCACCAACTGAGTTCTTTTTGAGAAAATTCCTGCATCTCGATTTGAATACTGGCAGGGCCAGCTTCTTCAAATTTCTTAGGATTTTCATTAATTTTTCCTGGATTTCTCTTGATGTGAGGATTTTTTATCAGTCCAAAATCATTGGCAATGATTTTCATAGCCATATGATATGTACAACTATATTTCCTCATTACAACATTTATAAAATTGCCATAAAAATCACCTTTGAAATCCTTAAAGATAACATCACCTGATTTGTTCACATAAAATGAACAAGTCGGGTGGTCATCAACTCTTAGTGGTGATTTAAATAATCCTTTTTTGACAGGAATACCCAAATAGTATTCCATATAGGTCTCTTGAGGATACTTGGATAATAAATAGTCTTTTGTGATGGTTGGTTCAATTTGTATTTCCATTTGTGAAAAGATAATTTATTGAACCACAAAGATACTAATTATTAGCCTCAATTCCAACTAATTCAAGCACTTAATTATTAAGTACTTTGAAATCAATTTTATTTCAAAGAATTAAAATCAATTGCATCAACATCGGTAGTTTCTCCAGAAACATCGCCGTTTGCAATTTCATTTTCTTCAGCTGCCATATCAGTAGGCTTCTTTTTAGACATTTCTTCTTTCCTCTTTTCTTCATAAGAAGAGAAGAAAACTTTGTCACCTATAAAATTATCGGAAGTAAAACATTCTCCTTGTTTATTTAATGCTACAAAATAAGGCAAACAAGGAACAAAATTTCCATCTTTATCAGTTTTCCCGATTAATTTTAAATTAGTTTCAGTACCAATTTTTGGTTTTAGAATTTTAATAAGTGCTTCACACAACTCATTGAAGCTCTTAAAAGAGACACCTTTCATTTTGCCATATTCTTCTGGAGCAATTACAGTACCGAGCTGAGCTATAAACGTCATAGTTCTTTCAAAATTACAAGGCATTTCTACTTCATGACCTTCTTTATTCTGACGAGTAGGTCTCTTTAGGTCACTTTCTTTAGGGAAGAAAATACTTTCTTCATAATATCCTTCCTTGTTTTCAAAACGAACTTTTAGAATTTCATAAACAGCGTCTGGGTCCTTTTTACCCTGAATACGTTCTACTTTAATATCCTTAAAAGCAACTCTATGAATTTCATAAGGTTTAAGTCTAGGCATTGAAGAAGAAGTTGCTTGTGTATTCGAAAGGTTAAAATTCATTTCCATAATAGATATTTTTTTATTTTAATGTATAGTCAAATTCAGAAATCTCATTCTTGTCTACATCATCTGCTAACATATCTGCCAATTGAATATCTAAAGGAAGGTCATCAACTGGTTCATCTTCTATATCTATCTTTATCTCTTTTGTTTCATTTGGAGTTGGGGCTGGTTTATCACCTTCTAATATAAATAGTTTATCGCTGGATGGGTGAGGAACTAAGGTGAATTTTGTCCCAAACTCTGCAAGCATGTCATTAGCCTTTCCTCTACAACTAACTGTTAAAGACTGAGTAAGCTTATTTCCACCTTTAGTTCCAAATGCTTCATTTGAACCTATAACTGGGGTACGAGTTTTTCCTTTTCTCTCATATTTAATCTCTAATCTATCTTCTGGAACAACACCAAGAACATCTGCAGCTTCTTGGTTTAGACAATACTTATTGTCTTCCAATATAATTGCAGGACCAGTAATCCCTTCGATTTCAGTAACTGCAGTTTTCTTTTTTGATGTTCTAGGTTTCTTTTCAGTTGCAGTTTTGTCTTCAATGATTTCTCTAGAAACTGGAGTGTATTCGCCAGTTTCTGGGTCGAAATCAAACACTAATAACATTTTAATCCTCATCGCCATTATATTCCTTAATACGCTTAATAACCATATCTAAATCATTATCTATGAGCAATGTATCAAATAATCCCATAGGAGATTTAGCTGTACATGTTCCATCAGAGTTCGTTTTAAACTTATAACATGGTTTATTTTCCTCGTCTTTATCTATTACAGTAAAGAATACATAAGTAAACAAGCCCTCTAATGTAATTACGCTATCTAGCATTTTACCCAGAGTTTTAATTTTATAATATGGATTAATTTTATCCCCCATATTTTCACTGTGAGTAGATACGATAATATATAAATCATCACGAAGATTCATAGCATTCTTCATTACTGAATAGGCGTGTTGAGCCATCTCAGTAAATTTCTCGTACCCTTTCTCTTTAGCTCTATCCATAGCCTCAAAAGCCATGAAATACTGGAAATCATCAATTATAACATACTTAATCCATGGCATTTTCATATCCACTAACTTCAACATAGTCGCAACGTTGTCTACATTAGTAGTTGTATAGAAATTTCCCAATTCCTCTCTGGTTGTACCTCTTGTATTTAACGTTTTATATTTCTTCTTTGCCCCAGGTATTCCAGGTCTTTTTCCGGTTGTTGTAATAATAAATGTTTCTTCTGGATTTAAATTTCTAATTGAAGTAGTCTTTCCAGAACCAGACTCCCCACAAATACAAATCATTTCTGCCATTCTTATAACGTAATTGGAATTTTTATAGGTTTATCTTGTTTTATATCATCTTCAGGTATTTGTTTAATCTCATCGTCCTCTTCTAAAAGATAATTAGAGGTAAGATATTTTTCATAATCATATATTTCATCGGCTCTAGGTAATTCTTTCCACAGACCGCATTTACCATAGAAAGCGACTCCAACTTCAACGTCAGCTTCACCATATCTATTCTTTAATACAGTGATACTTCTAAACCTACTTCCTAAAGTGTTTATATCATATCCTCTATGAGAACTTAACCTTTCTCTATGAGGATTAAAAATGGAAATGATAATCTCACTGTCTTGTGCTGGCGAGCCGCTATCTTTTATATCGGATAGTTGCATATTATCTAATCCAGCTTTTCTTCTATCCATGGACGTAGAATCTCTATTTGCTTGCATGATAACTAAAGGACTTATCTTACATCTATTTCTTAAAGTTACCAAATAAGAAGAGATGGTATCCATTTCGTCTTTTAGTGTTCTTCCTTCAGATTTTCTAACCAAACTCAAATGGTCGATAACTACAAGATGTACAAGGTCTTCGTTATGTTTTTCGTAGGTTATTCTTGTTTCAGACTCGGTAAAAGTGCCTTCTGCTTCTAACTCTTTATAAAGGGTAGCATAAAGTATTTGGGCATTTAGTGCTTTATCATGTACTGTAATAATGTTTTCAACATCACGTAGCCATGAGATACACTCTTTTACTATTTGATAATTTTCATCCGATAAACGATAACCTTTTTCTTTAGAGAGGAGTTCTTTAGTAGATAATTCTACTCCATAATGTTCAAAAATATACATACATAGTAGTTTGGCAAATAATAACTCACTACTCATTTCCAAACTAAAGTATGTTACTTTAAAATTTCCATCATGTAAATGCTCCATCAATGGACGATAAATATAGGAATATAGAGCTAAACTAGTTTTACCACTGCCGGTTCCACTAAAAATTAATGTATAAGTATTTTGTGTAACTCCATCAATTATAGTTTCCAGCTTGGGAAGCCCCATTGTATATCCCCAATTCTTCCCATCTCTACCTAAAGTAATTTGATGAATTAGAGAATTAGTAATCATAAAGCACGAACAGCATTAAAATTTATTGTTCCAATTTCTCCACTTTTCAATTTCTCAATCTCTTCCCATTTTCTACTAATTACAAATTCACAAATATTAAAACATACATAGCTTGTATTATCCCTAGCCCATTTAAGCAATTCAATTATGTGTTTATGCTTAGTTTCGTCATAGTGAATAGCTTTCCCATAAGCTCTAAAAAAATCCTCTATAGAATCATATTTTTTAGCAATATTTTTAAGAGTATAAGGCACTCCATTTATTGTAGTACTAAACGGATACTCATTCCATAACTCTTCTCCAAGTTCATAAGAGCTTTTAAAATAAGTTCTAAGAAAAGCTTTATTAAACTCTACATCTTCGGGATAAAATTGTTCTCCTCTTTGTGGAATTTTATAAGACTTAAGAATAATACCTTTATCTTGTAAACTTACTAATTGCTCTCTAACGTCTCCTCGCATTTCGGCAGGAATAGCCAAAAACCTAAAAATATATTCCGGAAAGTATTCTTCGTTAGCAAGAAATAATAATTTAATTAAGAACCACTCATTGGGAGAGATTTGATATTTCTCCATCAATGCTAGTTCATTGTCAATGGTTAAACTTAATTTTTCCAAACAGTTAAAAATTAAATAAATAAATTATTAATCTCTAACTGCAATCATTTTAATCTCCTTTCGGAGTGTTATCAATTACATACGGTTTTAAAAATTCACTCATCAATTCTCGTGTTCTTTCTCGGAGAGCATCTAAATCAACATACCCAAGTTCAACAAGTTCAACCTTACTTTGATTTAAATCAATAGCATCCAAGATTTTACAACAGAGTAACAATTCTATCTGTCTTTCTAGAATCATTCTAACAGAATTACAAAGTTAGTAAAAATATAAGACATATCCAAACCAAGATGATATTTTAGTTAATTTAACCTACATCATTTGGTGGGACCAAGGAATGTCATTAAAAAGTCTTTTAACCCTTTTTCACATTCCGAAGCAGTTGAATATCGTATTTTTCCATCAAAACACTGGTATCCGCATTCTATGGACCACATCCATCCTCCAGGCTCATTTTTAGATGAAGGACAGTATGTCATATAAATATTATGTTGTATACTAGCAGTTTCTAAAGTCATAATTAAAACCTAAATATCATTTTAAGAGGTTTTGATTTACATTCTTTAAATTCTTCATGTTTCAAAACGTGCATTAGTTGTTCTTCATCTATAGTAATATATTTTTTATCAGCATTTGAGCGGGTAAACCATTCTTCTTCAACAGTTCCTCTTAAAACAAGTGTAAATATTTCAGCAACTTTATTAGGAGAAAATCTTATGACTCTTCCAATCCTTTGGGTTTTCTCAGTTTTGGAACTAGTATTACTAAGAATAATTGCAAGATTTAGACCTTGGATGTCTGCCCCTTCATTAAGAGCTTTAGAAGTATTTAATACTCCAACTTTCATCGGAATAAAATCTTCTAAAGTCATCGCGTTCTTTTTTTTAGTTTGCTTAGAATGAAGTACACCTCCATACTTTATTTTCTCCGCAACTTCAATAGTTGGAGAAAATGTTATCGCTTTACTATCTCTTCTATAGTCAAGAATCAGATTTGTTATTTCAATTTTTTTTGGATGGGAATAAATAAAGGCTTTTCTTTTTTGCATAGTTCGCATAAAACCCATTGCATGAAAAGTTATGTCTTTTAATAGCTGAGATTTAGTAGTTGGGTCAGTTCCTGTATATAACAGGTCTCTAAAAGCCATTCTTTTTCTAAATCCATCTTTCCCAACTAACTTCATGCACAAGTCAAAATCATAATTAAAAAATGCGAAATGTTCATTAAATTCTCTATTAAGCGCATTGTACTCAGTAAGGTCTACATCTATATAAACCTTATATTCCTTATATGGAGCAAGCCATCCATTTTGAGTAGCTTCCTCGATAGAGATTCTATCGCAAACTGGACAATATCGCTCAATTATAGTATGTCTTTCGTCAAGCCGCTCTAATGTAGCAGTCAATCCTAAAATGAGTTTATATTTGACTTTATCAAATACTTGCTGGAAAGAATCAGCAGCCATTCTATGAATTTCATCAAGTACCAAAATATCACAATTCCATTCATGTTTTACTACTGTGTTAATAATAGCTACTTCTGCATTCATAAATAATCCTGCTTTAGCTAAAGCTTTCACCCATTGGTCTTTAAGAGTTTCTGTAGGAACTACTACTAATACTCTAAATCCAGTATATTTCTTTAAGACACTCTGTACACATTTTATTGCAGTGGTTGTTTTACCTACTCCAGTCGCATATTCTAATGTTCCTTTGCACTTATTATCAATCCATCTAATTCTTCCCATTTCTTGCCTTTCATCACGAGTAGGTGGGGAGAACAAATCCATTAGCTAATAATATAGAGTAATCCTACATAATTATCTACTGGAATAATATTAAGTTTATGAAGATTTAAGTAAAGGTATGTGACGAATTTATAGAGTATATCCATGATATTCTGCTACTTTTTCAATTTGTTTCATCCTAGTTTCCCACTGACTAATATGATACTTTACGTCTGCCTCAAGAGCAAATAATATTCTATTTCTTAAAGTTAACAATTGTTCCGTTGTTAAATCAGAATACTTTTTACTCTTCAAATTAATCATGGAACGTAAAGCGCTATAAGATAAACCTTTAGGGTTAGCTTTTAAAGTCATGGATTGCTTAAGATTGAGGCGTTCTTTTACAACTTCAATTCGGTCTCTAACCTGCCCAGTAACTTCATCTTTCTCCATTAAATCTTTCATTTCTTGAGGAGAAAACCACACGCCTTGCTTAAGAATGAATGTAAGAGTAATATGTTGTTTATCGAACTTACCGAGTGTATCCAAACACCCATCTATAACTAAATCAACTGGAAGACTACTAAACTCTTCAGGAATTCCGTTAGTCACAATAGAAATAGGACATGTTTTTAGTGCTTCTTTAGTAAGTGTTTCTCTATTAGCATCAAGAACAGAGTTAAGATGAGAGAGATATAAATATCTAGGATAGGGCTTTCTATCTTCTGCGCCTTTTTCTAAATATCGTAAATATAATTCCGTATTACATCTATTTCTCTGGTCCTTAATGATATCCAATAAAACATATCGTCCTGGATGTGCTTGGTCTTTGCTTCTTAACATAGAAATGCAATGGTTATAAAATTCTCTTAATTGTTCTTCGGAGCAATCAATTAAGCGATACTCTTCTTGAACCTTTTCTCCATTTACTTCTGTTTTTGCGCCTTTCCAAACAAATGTTTTAACATTATTATCTTTCGCATTTAATGCGTCTTCCAATTTCTCTCTAACTGTCATAACTTTTATAAACTTTACTATTTTTCAATTAATCATCTCTGGTGTTTTAAAAGTTATCTTTTGCGGTTTGTCTGATTATAGATAAGCACAATATTCTTTTTCTGAAGGTTTTGTGATAAACTTTATAAATTGAATATTGGAATAATTATATGGAATGAAGTTTGTTCCATCGTACCATTTATCTACACCAGCTCTAATCTCTTTATACTCTAGATAGCCAATTTCTCCTAGACGTAGTTCTCGATGTTCCCAATTTGGGAACTGAACACACATAAGATACTCTTTACTCTCTAAATCTACGAATACATATGTAATATAGTTATCAATATCACTACTTTTAGCTACAAGTTTCGCCAGAATCGTTATCATCTATAACGTAATCCCGAATTAAATCCTCTTCTCTAATATCATCATCTTCGGTGGAAACGCAATAGTAATCAACCCAGTCTTCTATAAAAGAAGTATAAATTTCTTCAACAAGATTTTCATCAGGCTCTTCTCCAAGATTTTCTTCAAAAGCAGCATCTCGCGCATCTTCATATGTTGGAAGACCATGAATTCCGGCATAACTTTCGTATTCCTCACACGCAGCTTGAAATGCTTCATTGGATGCCTCATCCTCATTCTCGCAAAGAGTGGTGTACAAGTAGTTTGCTCCACCAAAAGAACCGCCCAATCCTGCATATATATTATACTCTTTCATATTTTCTCTATTAATAATTTTATAATCCATAGGTATATGTTATAAATAAATCCATGCTATAAAAAGCATGAAATAATATAAATATGTTTTCATTTAAATAGCCAATATAAAATTTTATTTTGTTTCCAAGAATCATCCATATAGTCAATATCTTCTATTTTTATTGTAAATAGAAGGAGGACGACCACACCTGCGATAGGAATACTTGAAATGCATATAATTGCAATTTTTAAAAAGTTATTTATATGAAGCTTCTTTAATTTACAATCAATAGTTTTAGTATAAGCATATTTATCATATACATATATAAAACAACAAGATATAATAATTTGTAATAAAATAGATATTATCATTGTTTATCTGTATAATTAACACATCCATATTTGGCAAAATCACAAACCTTCTTTTCTATGCCAATAAAGCAAGGATATTTAGTACACTCCTTGCATGTTCTTTCTGGATGCTTGTATTTGACTCCGTCTTTATCTTTATCGTTTCGAAGTTTTTTCATTTGATATAAGATTATTACAATATGCTATCACTGCATTTAGAGCTTCATAATAATCAGAGTATCCTCCAACAGGACCACCTTCTTCTGTATGGTCCCGCAACCATTTAGCTCTAGTATTATTACCTATGTAAACTCCAATACACCAAAACCATTTTCCTCCAGACATTTGAGGAAGTACACATGGTCTTAAACCGTTTTCAGATAATTTATTAATATCATTCTCCATCGCACAACCATGATAATAAGATTCCCCACATAAAAGCCGACGCAAAGGTAAGCCATCCTCCCAAATTAAAAGATGCGATGATTATTGCACCTATTATGAGGGAAGTATAATATCGTATATTTTTCATTTTGCTAAAAGTATAATTAGTAATCCGGCACTAACTGTAAACCCTCCAACCGCCCAATTTTTCCATGTTTTAATTTTATGGTCTTTCTTTTGAATGGTTTTATTTAAAGAACTAATAGCCTGGTCTTGCATTTCAGCTTGAAGCATACACCTTCGCAATTGTACACTTTTAATAGAATCAGATAATTCGAGATTACGATTAATTACCCCTAAATTTTTATTTTGAGAACTTAATAAGTCTACCTCATTTAAAAGCTTTTTGTGTTCTAAGAAAATTAAATTAGTTTGTTTTAACTGTTGAGGAGTTATAACCACCAAAGAATCTTTCGTAACTTTCGGATAAGTAGTTTGAGAAAAACTCGATGTCATTCCCAATAGGCTGATTAGTAATATTAATAAAATCTTCTTCATATTCTTTTTGATTTATAATAATCTTTAACTTCGTAGTGTCAATAACAGACCTAAGACTGTCATTAGTTTTGTTAATTTCAGTAATATAACTAGATAAAGAGTCGATGCTATGCACCAACTCTTTATAATCATTATTGGGAAGCTCCAAAGGTTTATTATATAATTCACTCATTAAAATCATAGTACTAGCAGTACATATAAGTCCTACTAATAGGAATGCTGCCCAATATTTTTTCATCATAAATTAACCTTCCTTTTATTTAAGTGACTCCAAGTTACACAGATAGCTAAATTAGTCAATACTTCATCGGATGAAGAAATTAGGAATTCATGAACTTTCTTAGCATCTTCTGATAAATCCTTATAGATAGCCCTTACTTTTTGTTCGTCTTCCCAATCTTGTTTATCTGCATTATACGAAGCCAAATACTTACCAGGATTCGATTCAAAGAATTTACCTTCCTGATTCAAAATAGACTCTACCACTTCTTGATTGATAATTCCGAGAGTAGTAGCACGAATAATATCGCAAGGATTCTCCATAGCTTTTCTTTCAGCTTCCGTCATTCCAACGCCGCGTACATATTCGTCCCCTTCTCTGCGAACAGCAATTCCAAGACGAAGCTGTTTTACTTCATCATCTCCGGCAGCATCATCAGTTTCAGAAATTGGGAGGCTTACTGCACACATTGTATATTCACGTTTATTACCTTTAAAATCGATAAAAGTACCTTCTTTAAAAACAACTTTTTTCATACTTATTTATTTTTATAAAAATCAAGAATTGCATTTTCTTTACGTAACCAAGAAGCCTGTTCACAAGCCATATCAAGAATTGTACGACTGATGGATTCCTCCTCTACTTGCTCTTTAACGAGGGAGCCAGTCTCAGCATCTTCTGACATAAACCACTGAAATGTAGCATAATCTCCTTCATCCCAAACATGCTTTACAATACTATTAATCCGCATTGTAGTTTCTATTTCCCTGTCTACAGTAGCTCTGAAAGGGTCTTCTCTGTTTTTGATTGTCACATTGATTGCGGGAATTTCAGGATATTCAAATTCTGCATCATTATATGTTAAATACCAATATATCCAATCGTGATGCTTTTTTTCTTCTTCCGCTCTTCCCTCAAAATACTCCCCTAATTTAGTAAGTCCCTGAGTATCGAACCAATTTGCAAAAGTTTTGTACATGCTATAATTACTCAACTCTGCAGCAAGCTGTGTAACAAGCATTTTAATTGTTTTTTCACTCAGTGGGCATATTCTTCTACTTTTGTCAATTACAAACTCAGTAATCTTCATAGATGGAGTAGTATTTCTCTCATCTTCTCTTATTTCTTTTTGAATTACACTTTCTACCTTTTTGTTGTCCATCGCACAAACTAAAATTATTATTTTCTAAATAATCTAACGGGGCTGACACCCAAGTAACTGTCTTCATTACTCTAACAAGTTTATCCTTTTTGATAACTTTACACTCCTTATAATTTATGGGTTTAGGAGAGGAATAGAATCGAGACCCTGCAGCCTCGACTCTATCTGGATAAATAACATATAGATTTACTTCATAAATAAATCTATCAGCGACAGTTAACTCAACATTTCCAGAACGGTAACTCGCTTCTTTTATATGTTTTGCCATTCCATGAATACGTTGGGTACATTACCTTACTGTATTGTTTCAAAATTCTAGGAATATCATACAAAGTGCTAGAAATGGAAAGTGTTGTTTTTCCACCGTCAGCAGGGGAAACATGAAAAATCATTTTACTTACTAAAGGACAGGAATGTTTTGGCTGTGCTGACCATCTAGTAGCAAATTCAGTTTTATCGCGAAGTTTTGCCTGTTTTAATTTTGCTTTTTCAGCAGGGGTTTTTGTCCAAACCGTAGTATCTCGAGGTTTCAAATTTGGAAGACGAATACCCTCTGCAACCATTACGGCATCATTTGTTACATCAATTGGCTCTCTTTCTACTTTTTGTTTTCTTGCAATCTTTTTCATAATTACTGTACTTTGATTATTGATATTCCTTTAAAATTATTAGTAGCAACGAGATATTCTTCATCTTTATAAGTGATTAAATATACTCGTGCTGCACTTGAAAGTTTATAAATGCATTCTGCATTATTTTCTTTGTAACTCCTGTTCTCAGCCGGAGCTGCGCTGCAACCTGTCATAAGAGCTACTCCTAAGATAAGTCCTAAAAAATAAAATTTCACTACAATTTTGTATAAAGAATCTTACAGAATATACTATATTTAGATATTAGCTCTGCTTCATAATTTCCTTCTACACAATCATCGAGGAAACTATAGACAATTACCACATTAAGAATAGGAATAAATGTAACAAGTAAAAACTTTATCGCATCTAATAAAACTACTCTGTCATCAATCTCTCTTCCACATAGAACCATTGCCCTAAGTAAATCTATACCTATAAATACAGGAATGATATATAGAACAATAAAAAGCATCCAAAGAACAATCATGCATGGACAGTTTTACAAATTATACACTTATAAATCCCCTTATCAGCATCAATCAACGAATGCTTAGTTTGACACTTACATCTAGGGCACGTGGTGAGTTTAACTGAAGAGTAAACTCTTTTTGATTTAAAGCTCGGCATATTGTTTAAATAATTGTTTAACTCGTTTTGCTACTATAGAATTATATTTAGGGTCATAGCGCATATTCCAATCCCCTTCATCATACATCCATTTTATATGTCTACTGTTTAGACAGCCGACTGTCATATAAGGATAGTTACCATGATACTCAGAAGCATTAAGAAATTCTCCACTAGACAACATTATGGCATAGTGACTACCGCAAAACATTATATCACTATAATCAGAACGTTTGTTTCGATTTTTTATATCGCGTCTAACAGCTAAAGAAGAGGCTCCTTTTGTATCATAATCATATATAACCAGTTTATATTTTATTCCTAAAGCTTCCAATTCTCTAGCTAACACACTAGCACAATAACAACATCCTCCCGCGTTTAATGAATATCTATCATGAAGTTCTTCACATAGTGCATTTATGGCTTCAATCACCTCACTTCGCATACTTTATTTATATCTTGATATATTTTTCTAAATTCTTTCATATATTCTGCCATAGAAAGGGCTTTATCCTTATATTTAGCAGAAATTCTATATTGAATTATTTTTTTTATAGCAGTTCCAAGCTGTAATCCATATCCTGCAACCTTAAATTCTTGACGTTCTTCTCCTCCTTTCGGTTTTACAGTATGGAGCAATTCTAAATCAAAGAATAGACTGCTATCAGAAACGGATTCCAATTTGAAATCTTCTTCTTGAATAATCACTTACTTCATTTCTTAAAATTAACAATAAGTATATCTTATAATTTAGAAAATTAGCTACTACATAATTTAAAATGGATATATTAAATTTTGTCGAGCCAATTGGTCTCGAATCATTTGACCTGTAAGCCGTGACTCAAATGTAACATATTTATCTAAATAGCAGTTTAACTCCTGAGCTAAGCCTGCACAACTCAAAATGTTGCAAAGGTTTGGATTTTTAACTGCCCCGGTAATAGCTTTGATGTCAAGAGTATTGTTCAGATAATTATATTTAATTCTAACTTTAATAACATCACTGTTGGAAAGAATTTTGTATTTGAGCACAAAATGCAACACCTGTCCTTCTTTAGAATCCGGAAGAGCGGTAAATTTCTTAACTCTTTTCTTAACCATATCAAAAAAAAATAACCTAGTCCACATAATAAATACATGGACTAGGCTTTAATACTATAAGATTACTTCCCGGAATTGCTCAGTTTGTCAGCGATGTCCATTACCATCTTCAAACCTACTGCATCCATTGCACTATTTCCATTACCGTTATTACCTAACATAACGTCAGGAACCCATTTAATTTTAGACTTAGATAAAGCTTCTGCAACACCTACAGTAGTTTTATACTTCCATTCTGCAGCTTCTTGAGGAGTTAAACCAGCTTGAACTTTAAGTCTATTGGCTTCTGCTTCCGCTTTACCTTCAGCAATGATTTTCTTAGCTTTTTCATTAGCTTCTTTAGCCTGTAGTTCTGCAACTTCAAATGCTTGTTGTGCTTTAGTAACTTCTACAGCTTTAATTTTTTCTTGTTCCCATTTAGCTTGAGCTGCAGATGCTTTACCTTCTTCCTCAATTTGAATCGTACGTTGTACAGCTTCTAGAGCTTTAGCTTTAGCTGTCACTATAGACATGTCAGCCTCTCTTTGTTTACTAATTTGAGCTTTAGTTGCGTTCTCATAATCAGTATCGGAGATGGCTAATTGAGAAACCTTTAAACCATAGAATGCAAACGGAGATTCTTCTTGACGCTTAATTCCATTAGGAGCTAAAGAGTCTGGAATTGCTTCTGCAATCTTAGTAAGTTGTTCTTCTCCAGTAAGTGGATTAATACTTTTAACTGTAGTTACTTTAGTCTTATAGACCCCATGATTTAACTGGTCTGTAATAAGGGAAATCAAATCGGTTCTCTTTTCACTTACAGATTCCAGTGAAGACATAAGAGGACCGCAAGACATAACAACTTTACTTAAGGTCTGCTTTACTAAGTCTCGAATTAATTTCTCTTGACTTCCGTAGTGAGTTTGAATCCTTTCTAGATACTTAGATTCAAGAGGCATTTCTACTCGAACCGAACCCATAACAAAGCCCTTTCCTTTATCATTATAAGTGATAGTCATTGCAGGATTTTCCAGAGAGCTGTCAATATAAGGATTTCCATCTGGGTCTTTCTTTATCTCATTGAACCAAATTTGACTAGTCTTGTCGTAAATTGACACATTTCCAAATTTTTGCCACTGGAAACCTCCATCTGTCCAATACTCATAAGTACCAGTAACAGGAATTTGATTAATTCCGATTTTACTCTTGTCCATATCTTCCGCAAGCATAGGGAAACAAGCGATTAACACTACGGCAAAAATGCCAACAATAACACCTAAAAGTTTAAGTCTTTTCATTTTTTTAAATTATTTAATAAAAAAATTAATAAATTTCGATTAATTATAACCTTTCGGGTCTGCAACCCAGTAATAAAATGGGATTAAACACCTAGGCACAGTAATTTTTCGATTTGTAAACCTTATTGCTCCAAATAAATGAAGAACTAACATTCCGTAGTATATTGCTAACAGCAACATAATTACAATACAAATAATTCTAAACGCTATCATTTTTTTTTGTTATTTAAAAAATCTTAGCAATCTGTTAACGCCATGTTTCCCTCAGAAATAAATACTTTATAACATCTAAGGTCTTCAAAGAGACTTCTACATACTTCTTTAAAATCCATATTCTTTTGCATCATCTTCTAGTATTTTGGTTATACCCTGTATCATTGCATGACATAGAGCCTCTTCATAGTCTCTAAAGCCAAATGGAGAAAATAATCTTTCCCAACAAGGACTGCCAGATGTAGATTTCTTTTTGTTGTAAATCCACGTTTCAGATGTGAAGTATCCGGTACTTTTGCGAATTCCTACAGATGCAGTAATTCCTAATTTCGTAAGCCGCAACTGACATTCTGTAAGATAATATTGTTTGTATGAAATTTCCTGCTCAGGAACTCCTCTATTATCTAGAAATTCAAGAATTTGTGTAATTGATTTTGCGCTCATAAGTTTCAATTAATTTATCAAATGCAGCTACTCTAGCATTGTGGCCAAGTTCGGTATCCGGCTCCCACCAATATGCTTTACTTTCTCTATTCTTAGGAGCATTTAAGAATTTTCGATTAAATTCCGGAAACATTTCTACTATATCACGTTCGTTGTATTTAACAACTCCTCTTTCTGTACCAGCCATTGCATGTTCAAGACAAAAACACATTCCCCAATATTCTGGATGTTCAACAAATAATTTTTTACCTTGTTTAAGAATTTTAAGTTTTTCCGTATTCGTCATAAATTTTCAAAATTAAGTACCTAGACAGGGAATCAAACCCTGACCTCAACATTCGTAGTGTTACGTTCTATTCATTAAACTATCCAGGCATAATTAAACGACAATAATTTTATCCTCTTCCTTTAGGGGTTCTGCAGGAGTATTATATCCATGCAATTTACCGCATCTAACACACCATATTACACCATAAGAATTCTCTCTTGGTTTACATTTACCCTTAGCACAAAACTTAACAACTTTCATGTAATCTTCTTTGTTCATAGCAACAAGTATATATAAAAAATCCCCGAACTTTAGTAAGTTCGAGGATTAATTATTAAATTATGTACCCCGTGATGGATTCAAACCATCGACCCACGCCTTAGAAGGGCGTTGCTTCTATTCACTGAGCTAACGGGGCAGATTAGCATGTTTAACATGCTAATTGTGTTCCTAACAGCACTCCTATGGAATTACCCAATGGTCTGTCGCCTATTCTAAGAGTAAGAATCGAATAAGTCTTTCTTACTTGTAGTTTTAAGGCTCAGGGACTCTGGTTTGAACACATATAATATAGTCCCTTGTTATGTATGTTTTATTAGTTCATATGGAAATAAATACCAGTAAGAAGGTTTAGATTGAGGCAGGAGAATTACGTCGTTAATATCTACACAAGTCCACCCTTTTTCATCAAAACGCTGAACAATAACGTTTCCACTATCAGAAAACCTTTCGTAGCCTACAACAACACATTCAATATAAATACCTCCTTCCAAGAAGGAAAATCGTTTACCAACCATATTAGGAATTTTATCTGAATTCCAAATTACTTCACAATATAAATCTTCTGGCACAGCATAGGTAGAATCTGGACAAGGATGTCCTTGTATTTCTTGACAAAATACACACTCACTCCATCTAGGATGTTCCATGAAATCCTGAATTTCAGGAAACGAAACCAATACATATCTTTCCATTTCTTCTTTTATTATATTTATTTTAAACTAAAAGTTTCACTAAACCATATATTCCAAGTCTTCCTACTTACATTGAATGTTTTTATACACATAGCAATTAAGAGAAATCCTAAATAAAAACAGGAACAAATATACATAAAAACGTGAGAGGATTAAATTTCAATTTTTCTAGCATAAATCCAAATATCATTACAGTAACAAAAGAAACTATAACAGATATTAAAATTATTACTCCAACTATGTCTGCCATAATTAAATTTTAGTTATTATAGTATTGTTGCCCTGGAGGAGTACGATTCCCCAATTTCAGAACCAAAATCTGACGTGTTGCCAATTACACCACAGGGCAATAATAGGCTGCATATTACAGCCAAAGCCATTAAAATACATCACTTTTAAGTATGTCCACAATCCCGCTCTCTAACGCCTCTTCGTAAGAAGGATAGATATCTATGTTAATATCAAGCGATGAAGCTAATTTATTGTCTGGATAATACGAAGCATAAACAGAAAATCCCTGAAAGTGTAAATAGTCTTCTCTGTTTTCATTAAATTCAAAGACTGGACATACATAAACGCAAATAAATTTTTTAAGAAGCCATTTTATAACTTGCTCTTGTAATGGGGCTGTGCAAAAGTTAGAATAGAGAGATTTATTAGTATCTCCAATTTCAGACCTCTTCAGATACATACTTTCATTATGAATAGTATATCCCCACTCACAATAATCATTAAATCCTTTATCCTTTAACAACCATGCTGTTTCAGGACGAACATATTTTCTACTTAAGCCCATCTTTACTTATATATTCTTGACTAGCTCTAACAGCCAACTCGTCCGCTCTCTCATTATACTTATCTTCATAATGCCCTTTTACCCAGGCAATTTCTAAATCTTCTATAAGTGAACGTTTGCTGGCTACTACTTTGTCTAATTCAGTAAATAAATCTATATTCTTATTTCTTTTATTTTTTAGAAATCCAATATGTGAGCCCCCAATAGCATACATAGAATCACTAATGATAATTACATTATCAATAGGTTCTACAATACATTTCAAAGCTAAAGTAATGGCTTTTATTTCCATTCTATTATTGGTAGTATTTCTAAAGGCTAGAGAAAATTCAGAAATAACAGTATCTACTCCATCCTCCTCTTTTACAAAAACTACTCCGACTCCTCCCTGATTTCTATCAAAACTAAAAGCGCCATCAGTATAAATTCTAAGTTTTCTCATTTTCATTTTTCTGCAAAAGAAGATAAGCCTCTCTGCCAAGAATGATTGCTATCTTCAATAAATCACTTTCTTCATTGTCTATTAAAACAATTTTATCAAGTATATAAGCATTTAAATCAGTAAGGAGTACAGTATTTCCATGTATTTGAAGATACTTTTGTCTCCAAAATTCTATCTGTGATTTATATCTACGTATATTCCATTTTATAGGAGCCAACTCTTTATCTGGATTTATGTCTCCAAATCCATCTTCTTTAAATTGCTCACAAACTAGACCAATAAGAAATCCAAAATAGTATGCTTTTATAACATCTCCATTTATAAATGTAAACAACTCTAAATCATTAGTATACATTTCTTGAAGCAGCTTATCTTTATAATCTATAGTTACGTTTAACAGCATAAGTAAATAATTTAAGAGAGGAAGGCACCAGAATCGAACTGGATACCCTTTCGAGTACGAAACTACTTAGCAGGTAGCCCCTATCACCATCAAGGTTTACCTTCCAGTTACATTATTCAAGTAACTCAGTTAATTTATTAAGAATAATTTGATTCTGTTCAGCGACAGCAATCAAAGACTCCTTTTCTGCTAAAGCTGCATCAATTTCTTTTTGTTTTACATCAGCTTGATTCCTAGCTTGAGAAATTACATCACTAAGTCCATCAATTGTTTTCTTGAAAATTCCTAGAATGTTGCTAGCCTTTGAGGATAATTCTGAAGACGTAAAAGTTGAAGTTTTTGTAAAAAATGCCATAATCTACATTTTAAGTTAAACAAAATATTACTTGTATCTGAGGCCGGACTCGAACCGACACGCACTAAGTACACTACGTTCTAAGCGTAGCGGGTCTACCAATTCCCCCACTCAGACAGAAAACCGACGGACTTTCATATGTTCAGAGGTTATACGGGACGTCTAACTCCGCATAACATGATATTCAATGGAAGAATTTTGGGGATTCAGTCCGCCGGTGTATATTTTAGATGAGACTTTAATAAATCTTTATATGATTTATGATTGCAATATATGTGCAGATAAGCGATATATACATATTTATCTTGAACAATTTGAGGATATTTCTGTTGAAATTCATATACAGAATCAGTGTTTCCATTTACAAATTCAACATGATATTTTGCAACTGAATCATGTACAAAGATACTACTTTTTTCACATCGTACCAATGCAAAGACCATAAAAAATGTTAAAATCAATTTGTATATAAACTTTCTCATTTATCACAATCATTAGAAAGTCTACTTTCTATTAGAGAAATAAATTGTGGACTAATCCAACTTTTGGGATTTATTTCTGAGAAAAAACGTATATAATCGTCAAAAATGGAATCTTCATAAAAAATACAATCCACTTTATTAAGTTCAATCATAAAATCTTTTACTGACCTCTCATCAGGAAGGCTATCGATTATTTTATCCAATAAGGATTCTATTCTATACTTAGCAATTATTAAGAAGACTATAAATGCAATGGTTCTTAGCATTAAACAGGATATACATATTAATAGAATAAGTTTAATCATAAATTTAATAGCTTTATTAATTTTTGGTGGGCCCGGAGGGGATTGAACCCACATGCGACCAATTACGGTTTCTACTGGTTATGAGCCAGAGCCGATACGAGCCCTTAATAAAAAAGGCAGTTGTTACACTGCCTTTCATTTATATTGTTTTACTCAGATTCTTCTTCAACACCCAAAACATCATAGTCCAAGCCACAAATATTTTTTAGTTCTTTAGGCATGTTTAGTTCGCTTTCAGGAAACCATGCATTATAAGTTTCGAGTGCTATTTTCCAGTCAATAAGGGCGTCACGAAGAGTACTTTTCAAATCCTGGATTTTTTCGCAAAATTCTCTTGGGTCAAAATCCTTATCTACTGGAGACAAAGAAGTAGTATTATTAATTGACAAATCCATTAGGTTAGTCAATTGATTTATCAAAGATAAAGCAGTTCTTTTGTACTCAGAAATAATTTGCTCCTGCTCATTCTTTACAGTATTAGCAATATTATTTGCTCTCACTTGTAATAAATCATTGCCGCTTCTAGATAACATTTTCTTAAAATTCATAAACCATTTTCAATTTTAAATATTCTACAAAACAATTAATACCAGTAGTAATTAATTAAATTTCCATAAATAGCTTGGAATATTAAATCTCCAAATTGAGAACTTACATACAAAGCGGTTTCTCTATCTTTACAAGCAAACAAGCCGACATAGGCAGAGGCCTCGCCGACCCCAGAGTAAGAATCGAAGCGACCGAGACCGGAACCAGAACCATAAGCAGCGCCGCCAACGAGGAAATATCTTTTTCCATTCAATGTAAAACTACGAATGATGTTCTTTTTTTCGCTTGCGGGAAGTTTACATTCCTCATAGAAACGCACCCATGGGTACCACACGTCTCCCTCAGTTAAACTAAATTCATGTCCTTCATTTAGAACCTTTAGGATAATTCTCAATTTCATAATTGCATTAAGTTGAGAATCGCTAAAACAGATTTTCTTATCTGCAGGTATATCAAGAATTTTACACGCATCTTCAAACGTCTTTACTTGTTCCCTAATATTAATGGGTACAAAAGTAATTGTTTGAGACTTTTCATCATACACAGGTTTCTTTCCTTCCGGAGCTTTTACTTTAATTTCAAATTCTTTCATATTAACATTATTAATAAAACATTTGAGCCACCTTAGGGACTCGAACCCTAAACAACCGCATTACAAGTGCGGTACTCTACCAATTGAGCTAAGGTGGCGGTTTAAAAAAAGCTATACCATCATAGTCTATTAATGCAAATCAAAGTTGCGGTGTATACGGGAATCGAACCCGTACCCCATGATAGACAGTCATGTATCCTAGCCGTTAGACCAATGCACCATAAATTAAGTACTCAAGTACGGATTCGAACCGTAATTCCACGATAGAAAGTCGTGTGTCCTAACCATTAGACGACAAGAGCATAGAAGAGCACATTTTAATCGATTCATAAACCTAGTTATCTAGATTGCAGTATGTGCTCTTTATAGTGTTATCCTTTAGGCTTAAAAATGAATTTAGAAAAATTTCCATCACACTCATATTCAACGTCCCATCCATTTCTTCTATATTCATATTCTACATTCAACCATCCATTTCTATAAATATCGTCTTCAGAAATTCCTCCAGGGATTGTACATACTTTAATAATTTCTTCTGTTACATCCTTTACATGAAGAATAATACAACAATTATCATAGTTTTTTATAAGTAAATTGTTGAATGCTTCAAACACGAAATCTGGAATAGATTTCAAATTTAGTTCTTTGGCTGCTTTTGGAGATAATATTTTCATAATATGTTAATTTTAATTGAGGAAGAGGTGGGACTCCAACCCACACACCGCTTTTACACGATTACTGGCGGTTTTGATAGAGGAGAGTGCGGGAGTCGAACCCGCCCAACGAATGGTTACGTTACATCGGATTTCAAGTCCGTTCCATTACCACTCTGGCAACTCTCCTGATTAATAATCTTTTCTATGAGTTCTTGCACTATTCTTATTTTTAGATTTATATGTATCTAATTGAGAATCACAATTAGGACATATTAGTCTAAGATTTTCTTCTAAGTTATTAGAAGCATCTCCATCTATATGGTCTAATATAAAATTAATTGGCTTATTATTCCAAATTCTACTCATTCCACAAATAGCACATTTATTATCTTGTTTAGTATATATGTAATCTCTGATACAATTTCTAAGTGTAGTAGATACTTTGCATCCTGTATCTCCAGTTTGTTTCCACTTTTCAATCTTTTCTTTATTACATTGCTCATTATAACAACTTCTGCACAATCCAGATTTATTATCATAAGCAATAGTCTTACCACATACTTTACAAGTTGGCTTACTCACTAAATAAGATATTAATTAGCATTATTTATCTCAAGACCGCTGCCTTAGCAATTAGGCTTACTCTTCCAAAATGGGTGTTTAATGGTAATCGAAACCATATCTATTGAACCACAATCAATTATTCTAACCGTTAAACTATAAACACCGTATTAGTGGACCTGAAGGGACTCAAACCCTCGACCTTCTGAGTGCAAATCAGATGCTCTAGTCAATCTGAGCTACAGGCCCTTTTCGAGATTTTCTTTTTAATTGGTGACATAGCTCGCAAATTTCCACTGTTAAGATTCCACAACTTAACAACACCAGATAAGTTTTTTTTCATGTACCGCAATTAATAGTTGCTTCCGCAAGGGCTGGCTTCAACTTAAACCTCGAATGGATTTTTCAACCTTGCTAGGTTAGTATTTTATTCCTGTAGGAGTCCAATCAAAATACATTTATTTTTCTACTATTTTAATATGGTTAACGTCTACATTAAATTTCTTGGCTACGTCTTCTAAAGTTACTTCCAACATGTTACGTGCCCACAACAAAGTATCTTTACTTGGGTCTGGAATTTGGGCTATCCTTTCCGCCGAGTCAGAATCCCAAATTTCTTCAATGTTGTTTTCTTGTCTACTTTTTTCAATTCTTTTTAAGTTGTCGTCATAGTATTCTAAAAACAATACTCCGTACGGAGCATCCTCTTGCAAAGGAACGAGAATATCAACTGTACTAGCTATAGAAGAATGAACAAACTTCCTTATAAATATATAAGAATGCCTACTTTTAGTAACGACTCTCATGCCGGTACGCAAATCGTCTTTTTTCATAATAACCTTTTTCATATACATATAATTTAAAGCGCGGGGAGGGCGGGACTCGAACCCGCTGTCTTCGGCTTAACAGGCCGCAGCTATATACCACTTAAGCTTCCTCCCCAATATTTAAAGTACAAAATTAAACTACATAAAATTAATCAATCCTAGGCATCGGATTATTCCCTAACATAAGGAACAATCCCTGTGGGAGTCCACATATAGCTTTGTGCAGCTAAATTGAAATACCACTTGACAGCTCTCTTTAAAAGATTTACTACTTTTTTCATAACTGTAAGGATTTAATTAATAAATAAAATATCTAATTACTTATTAAAGTAACTCATATTGCTGACTATCCCAGCCAACGCAACGATTCCAAAAATAATTTGTACCATAACAATAAAATTTAAGTTAAACAATAAATTTTGTGTGCCTGCTGGGACTTGAACCCAGGACCCACGGATTAAAAATCCGTTGCTCTATCCAGCTGAGCTACAAGCACAAACCTAAATTCCCTTTTGGGCAGAGTACATCGTTTAGCTGTGTCAAATTAAAAGTTTGATGCTGAAATAAAATTGCTGTAAGTACTCTTTATTATAATAACAAAAAATAAGAGCCCAGAGTGAGATTCGAACTCACGAAACAACGCTTTTGCAGAGCGCGGCCTTAGACCACTCGACCATCTGGGCATTAAGAGAACCACTTTCGATAGTCTTCTCACATACTAATTGAGTTAGTTCCCTGTCACACTTATGTGCCTTGTGCAGTTTCACCCACTGTCCAGGATACTTATTTCTTGTTGAATAAGTACGAAAAAGTCACCCAAGTTTATCGTCACACTTAGTAAACGGTGAGGTCGAGCGGGAAGGAATTGAACCTTCGACCCTTACCTTATCAGAGTAATGCTCTAACCAACTGAGCTACCGCTCGATTACGAGACTTGCTCATATGCGTCCATATAAGTAGTATCTCAACCTATCTTCTACTTCGGTCGTTGATAGGGTAGAACTCCTCCTAAATTTGTGCATCCATATCCGAATTCGGAGAGGCAAAAGAAGGAAATATTTTTAATCCACTAATTTCCACTCAACATGAGTATCTCCACCTTGCTGGGGCGGAAGACATAAATTATAAAATTTAGAAGACTTCATAGCTTTACCAAGAGGAGACTCGGAAGTAAAAAAATTACCGTACATAGAAAGCTCTTTATTTATAGATTCTATTTCTTTATCAATTTCAATTCTTCTCTTATTTTTCTTTCCTAGAGGCACTTGTTCTTTTTCTAACTCGGCAATCTTGGTATATAAAGGCTTAATATTACTCTCGTATATTGCATGAGGGATTAAATTAAGGACCTGAGTTACTCCACTTAAGTATTTTAGTTTAACCTGCTGCATTTATTAAGTATTCGTTTAATTCTGATTCAATAACAGTTTTATTAGCATGTCTATTTCTCCGATTTTCATACTTACGTTCAAGCCGTTCCATTGTAGTTCTGTACGGAGTGGTGCAATTCTTTAAAAGCTTTGCATAAATAGAACTATCTAAGAATTCTGAAATAGATTCACAACGTTTCATTGCCTTATTTCTATATAAAGGACAATTATATTGGACATTAGATTTGATTCCTTCAATTGGAACATAAAACATTCCGCAGGAGTTGTAAACTTTCCTTGCCCTAGAAATCCATTTCTTTTTAGTACGCTCACGTCTTAATGCTCTATTCATAAATAGATTTAAATTAGTTAGTTGCGGGAGGGGGACTCGAACCCCCGAGGCTTGCGCAGAAGCTTATGAGACTTCCCAGATACCAACTTCTGACATCCCGCAATCATATTTATTCATTAAACATTCTAATTACTCGCAAAGGGATAACAGCTACATTCTCATAATAAGAATGTCCGTTTTGCTTTTTAATAAGGAGATTTAATCCATCCAACTCAATTTTTACACTATCCCAGTTCGGACTCTCTTCTATGATAGTAATTTTGGTAACTCTAGAATCGTTATAACGGATTATATAATCTTTTATATTCATTATTGAATCCGCTTTAGACGAAGAACCACATTGAGTATAAGCGATTGCTACCAATTTTAGTTTTAGAATTAATTCATCGACTGGATACTGTTGGATAAACTTAAGATTATCTTCAATAATTGTACATAAATCTTGTTTCATAAAATACATATTTAATTTTTTTTGAGCGGGTGAAGGGACTCGAACCCTCAACTTCCAGTTTGGAAGACTGGCACTCTAACCATTTGAGCTACACCCGCAATTGTCAAATTGAATTACAAAGATATTATACTTTTATAAGTCTACAAAATCTCAATCATTAAAAAATGTTAAAATAGACTATTCTCACGAACCGTCTATTTTAATAGTTATGGTATTAGCTGAACGGTCAGGATTCGAACCTGAGTGAGCTTCCGCTAATGCTTTTGGAGAGCATCCTCGTCGACCACTTGAGTACCGTCCAATAAACAGATGTCTTTTGTTGAGTTGTTCCATTATACATCAGATATTAAAAAATTGCTGTAAGACATCTTTAAATACAATTGTGGGCCCGGCAGGACTCGAACCTGCAGTCCAATTAAGGAGTAGATTTACAGTCTACGCGGCTACCAATTACCGGTTACGTGCCCGACAAACAGATGTGTTTAATTTACCATTTAAATATTTGTTTCTTTGCTGCACCACATCTTTATTCACTAATTAAAAGTCTGGATAGCAGGATTCGAACCTGCGGTCTCTTGGTCCCAAACCAAGCATCTTACCAACTCGACTATACCCAGATTGAAATCTTTATAGATTTCTCAAAAATTGTTCTAATGCTAGTGCAGAAGAACCTGCAACCAGTACTCCATTCTCATGTGCTTTAATCAAAGCATCGGAGACTTCTTTTACACTACAGTTAGTCATTATTTTATAAACGACCTCTCTTTTTTTTTGTAGTCATTATAGTTTTGTAATGAGGAACTTTCTCCTTTACAGCCTCCCAGAAAGCAATCCAATTGCTATTATCGAATTTATTGCAAGTTAAATCAGCCTCTTTCTTTTTGTTCTTTACAGTAGTCCTATTTGCTTTAACCTCTCTATTCAATTTCTGTATCTGTTTAACATACATATAATTGGATATAAAAGTCTTAACTCCTGCAAAATTAAACGTAAGAATTTGAGGGCCTTCTTTAACTTGTACTAAATATACTGTTTTAGCATTTAAAGGATTAACAATTCTTATGTGACAAGAAATGTTAGATGCTTCAGGAAAATGGTCGCTTATTCCAATTTTTAGGTCGCCTATTTTGTAATATTGGCTGTTAGTAGTTGCAATATGCACAGAATCCGATTTACTCATAAGGGATTCTAGAAACTTAGTTAGCCTGGACATATCAATACAACCCTATTACTTGAGCACAAATAAATCGTTTTGTAAAGGTTTTTAATTCAGTTTCTTCATCCTCCACATAACGTTTATATTCTGGATTCTCTTTCAATAATTCTAAAGCATCATCTTTGCTCGTGGACAAAACGACAGCCGTTCTAGGTCCAAGATAATAATTTGAAAATTTAAATTCGAATATTTCCATAATTTAATCTTTAATTAATTACTCGTTGCGGAGTGAAGAGGACTCGAACCTCTTTAGCCGGATTTTCAGTCCGGTGCATATACCATATCTGCCATCACTCCATAGTCGCAGGCATCTCAATCTCCGCTTTAGCCTGCGAATGCTACTTATACTACTTTATCCTCAGAAAGAGTACTATTAGAAACGGATTAGGGTCGTACCTCTCTTCACTTTCAAGTCCTTTACGTAGCTTGTCGTCTAGATAATAATTAGTCATAGTGTAAAAAAATTTGCTGCACCTAATCCTTATAAAAAGTAATTATTTATTATAAAGTTAGCATATTTAACAATTCTTGATTCATAGCTGCTTCAAACAACTCTTCAGCGTTACGTGGAACATTTTTAGTCATAGTTTGTCCAGTTAAAAATGCAATACCTGAAGGGTCAAATCCACTCATATAAAATGTATAACCTTCATCACAAAGCGATTCGAACTTAGGACGAATTCCATCATCATAAAATCCGTTTGGAACGTCCCAGAGGACTATAGTAAAGGTATCTACAAACTCCTTAGAAAATGCTGTTCTCAAGATATCTCTGAACTGAGTAAAAATTGGAGAGTGCTTTGTAGTTCCATTAAACTCTCCATCAGAAATACAAACAATTCCTTTTGGGAAATCTTTTTCCTCATAGGTTTTTCTCATTTCTACTAGTAGTTGTGCAACAGATAACAGATTAGTGCTGCAGAAGCCATTTCCCTTATAAGAATAAAATTGTTCGAAAGGAGTACTACCTTTCCAAGATTTTATTAAACACGTATTAGAAAATTCCAATACAGTATTTTTGAATGGCCCAGTAAGGAGATGAGAGAGATATAAACCTATTGACTTAGCAACATGATAAGCGCTGACTTTCAATCCTCTAGCAGTGCCAGTCATAGACCCAGAAGTATCAAGAACCGCAATCAATTCAGATTTTCTATTCATATTTTGTTTTGCGGTATCAATCAATTGCATAAATTGCTTGTTAATCGTTCCTTTCTGATAATTCTTAAGATTGGGAATTGCTGAAGACCATCCAATATCAGGGAATAATTCGTAAACAAATCCTGTGTATTTTGCAATTGGTTTAGATTCTAGCCATTTTTCGTAAGCTTCTTCAAGTTCATGATTTTCTAAAAACTTACTATTAGCAAGAAGACTTAGTGCTCTACCTGCAATAGAATTAAAATCAAGATTTTTATAGTCCTGACGACTAATAGCTTGTTGCCATTGATGAGCAGTACCAGATGCTTTGAGTTTACGATACGCTCTATAAGCTTCATGCTTGTCAGAATCAGTTTCTCCCATATCAAAAATTGCTTGTACAATTTTCTTTGCAATAAAGTTATTACACTGAGAACGAAGAGAAACACATTTAGAAGCTGGCTTTATTCTTGGAAGGTATTTCTTTATTAAATTACATTGGTCTTTATCACCTAAAGCCTTAGCAATAAATTTAATAATAAAGTCCCAATCAAGTACACGACGAGCTATTCCATGGTATTCTAAATCCAATCTAAGAATTTCAAAAATGTCATCCCATGAACCTGCAACAATAAAGACAGGAAGATTTTTCTTAAAAAGGTTAGGGTGCTCTACAGCTAACCAAATTAATCGCATAAAAAACTCCGCTTTAAGTCCTTGTCCTCTTTGAACACTCAATTTCTTACCAGAAAATAATTTTGGATTTCTAGTAATTAAACGAATGTATGTACTTTCTTTTATAGTCAAAAGTGGGTCAATTCGATAAAGGGTTTGCATTGTTTTAGAAACTTCCTCAAATGTTCTAGGGTTTCTATAATTGGCAACCAATGCAAAATCATCAATAAAAGGATTTCCAGTCGTGGAATATTTTACACTTAGATTTCCGGAAAGAGTTTCGTGTTCTTTCTTAAACTGTTCCCTCTCAAAAATGTTATTAAACTTTGAAGAGGCAGAACCTTGTGTAGTTTCAGGAACTACATCATAAATAGACGTTCTTTTTTCATTAAACATATTCGTTTACATTTTTAATTACATTTGTAGCCGAAGCGGGACTCGAACCCGCACGAGCATTTCTGCTCCTCAGATTTTAAGTCTGATGCGTACTGCCAATTTCGCCATTCGGCCATCCTTCTACTTTCTCAATGCTTTTTCAACATCGTCAGTACTAAAATATTTACTCCAAAATCGATTTAGTCTTCCAATATTTAGAATCCAATCACAAATATCATAATCATTTACAAAAGTTTTAGGATTTGAGATTTCATAATCCATCACATCTTGTAACGTTAAGATTTCTTTTACTTGCTGTCTTTGATGTCTTCGAATTATACGATTATACCACGTATGTCCAGTTTTATCCTTTAAAATTGGATATTTTTTTCTACTTCTGCTCATAAGTGCCTTTGATTAATTATCGGACTGCAAAGATACGACAATTTTCAAAAAGTACAAACATCAATTAGTTAATTTTTGTGAATTCTGAGTTTTCATCTTTTATCCTATCCAATCCCACATATTTTATAACCGCAGAGTCATTAGAGGATTGAAATATTTCATAAATTTGATATTTAGTACCTTCAATGTAAAATAAGTTCTGAGATTTATCGATAATAATCTCAGCACGCTTACATGGAACATAAATTCCAAATGCGCAGAAACTTAGTATAGTTAAAAATATTCCTATCAATGACCCTAGCCAAAGTTTTAAAACCACTCCATAAATCCGAGGAGAGAAAGAGCTGCAAATTATCCATAAAAGCAAACACGAACACAAAAAAGAAACAGGTATTACAGTTCCCATAGTTTATAATCGTTTAAAGATTTCACAAAAAATCACATAGACCAGACAGAATCCGGCTGCAAAAGCGCAAGCACCTAAGATTCCAAATATAAAACTCATAAATACTTCCATACTTAGAATCCCCTTCTTGATTTACAAATGAAACTACCTATGTAAAATACTATAAGAAAAGCAATGATTCCACTCCAGAAATTAATCATAATCTAAAGGCCTCCTAACCTTGTGTAAAATTTTAACTTTTCTCTTCGAGAGATATTGTTCACCAAAATATCCTATAATTCCGTATACAAATAAAGAACATATGTCAAATAGAATAACAAGAGATACACTTACAGAAGCCAATAATGTCGAAAATGTACAGACTCCAATAATATACAAAGTCATTATCACAACTGGGTTATATTTGCAAAATAGACAAATCCTTTCTAATATCATTTTATGTTAGGATTAAATGTAACTTCTTTAAATACAACGTATGCTTTATTATCTTTCTCTTCAATACATCCATTATTTGCTAAGAAATTATAAATGTAAGTTAAAGGAATTTGATAAGAATCAGTGATTAGCATTCCAAGATTGGAATCTATGTGATATTGCTCTTTTCTCTCTAAACGAGTAGGATTTCCGTTAACCCAAATTAAGCCAGATTCTGGATTTCCCTCATCCGGCTTAATTGCTTTGATGTAAACAGAGTATCCTTCTTTAGTGAAATATACTTGTTGTATAACTGCCATTTAAAATTTTTCCTATATTATAAATCTGTTTCCTTTATTTGTTTATAAACTGAGTAAGGTATATGAGTGTAGTCATTCTGGTTTTTAGGACGAATAGCTATCATTTCAGTTCCTTCTTTAGAGCGATATCGAATCCATTCAGTATTATGATTGTACTTATTGGGATTGATATGTTCAGGTTGGCAATACTCATGGGCACAAAGATGAGGAAGTACAACAGAAATTACTTCTCTGATTGGAATGGTAACTTCATGTCTCATAGGAATCCAATTGGCACAAGTGTTTACAGTATGCAACTTGGCTCCTGGCTTAGCTTGCAATCCCTCATTGCTAGAAAAACGTACATAATCATGAGCTACTTGCATTTCTCTAGTTTTATCAAAATCGTAGTCTTCTAATTCTACTACGAATTTTCTATCATCTAATTGTTCTAGTATTTGCATCTTTATAAATGTTTTAGTGAAAATGGTGGACCTGGAGGGAATCGAACCCTCGTCCCAACAATGCTACATAACAAAATTACATGTTTCTCTATTTTATTACATCAGCTGTTGAGTTCAGCATGTAGATAGTTTTACTAGTCTTATCTTAAAACCAGGCAATTGGGCCGCAATAGCCCGACCAGTACACTAAAAGCTAGTTTACAAACTACCAAACTAGGATTGACTGAAGTCACTCCATTTAGGTTGAAGAACGCCTATTTGTAACCCATAGATAGGTGGTGGAGATTTTGGCTTTACTAACCTTGGTTTTCAAGTTAATGTTTCAATCGTTCTGCTATAACTTAGAGTACTAATATTATTTCCTCTAAGCTTCACTCTATACCAATAAACAATCCTTTTCTGTTTCTAGGTCTCTCCTGTAACCCGGCTTAGAACTAAATTAATAGATAAGCCAGCAGCTTAGGCTGCCATTCTGTAATCGCTTCTTTCAGCAGTTATTGTTTTCCTTCGTTTAAAGAGATTGCGCTCTACATGTTTTGTTATTTCGTCTATCGCGGTCAAATCCAGTCAGGCCCTAAAACTGTTATTCGGAAACTTCAATTTCAGAATTAAGTTCTTCAATTATTGAATTTATAACCTCTATAGTTTCTTGTGCGTCAATAACCTCGAACTTAGCTTCAATGAGATTTTCGATAATCTCTTTAGATTCCTCAGAAGGCAGGTCTTTATTCCCAAGTTTAGTATATAAAGTTTCTACCTGATTCTTCGCAGCTTCGAGTTCTTCCTCTTTGTTGACTTTAGCTAACTGTAGTTGAGCATTGATTCTTTTCTCTTTCGCAGCAAGAACAGCTCTATCAAGTTTTCCACCTAGAATTGCTTTTAATTTTTTCATCATATTTATATTTTAATAGAATGGTTTTTAATTCTTCTCTTTTTAAAGTTCTTAGCAGGAATAAGCATAGTTGCTGTCCACGTCCATTTAGAGGTGGGGTCCCAGTCTATCCATACTACTTGTTCGCATGAATCTAGTAGGCTCATGACACGCGTAATAGTTCCAACACTGTTCTTATACTCCTCAATCATCAAAGAATTAATACTTGATACTATGTTGCGTTTATTCCTTCGAAGATATGTGATAATTTCGGGTGCTTCAGGATTAAGTCTAACTCTATCTCCTACTTTAAACTTATTCTTTAAACATAACTCTGCATTTTCCATATTATAATTATTATTTAATCACAAAGAATACTCTATTTTCTCAAACCGAGATATTCTATACAAATCAAAGAATATACAACTTTAGGAGATTATAAATCAAAATCACTTAAGAATTCATCCGTATTAATAGATAAAGATTCTTCCTTGATAGATTCTATAAAAGATTCTACAACTCTTTGAATCTTAAAGGTATTTAATTGATGTTTCTTTCCCAATAAATATACTTTATCAATATAATCTCTAAGCTCTCTTGAATCTTCATGTGGAATCTCAGCAAGATTTATTTCAGAGTAAAAAAGCTCCGCAACTAAAATTCCAGGAAGATATTGTTGTATCTCTTCTTCAGATAAGATTTGTAGCCTACGTTCTAGTACTGTCATAATTCTCTTATTAAAGTAGCCATTTCGTCCTCGATATCATTTAGAACATCTTCATAAAGTTCGATAAAGGCTGCATTGATTTCACTTGGCTCATCAGCATCTCTAATAAGAGCTTGAGTCAATTTGGCTTTTACTCTTTCTTTTTGAGCTGATAATCTGTCTAATCTCTGTTGAATGTGTTCACCCTCCATTACAAGGGCAAACGTGATAGAAGTTACTCTTACTTGCATACTTTCTCTCCTTTCGTCCATTCTTCAAGAGTAAAATAATATTTGCGTTCCTTATCTTCTATTGATGAAACTTCTACCATTTGAGGAATAGCGTAGTATTTTTCAAATACATATTGCTCATCTTCGATGATTTTTGTTCCTTTTAGAGAATCAGAAATATCTGGCATTTTGTCAGTTGCTACAAGAATTGTATTAAGAGTTACAAGGTCTTGAGAAATACAATCGATGCCAGATTGTTCTACAATTCTTTTGATTGCAGAAAAACTAATTTGTCCATCAGCTATACAAATGTTGTTGATAAACAATGGAAGAATCTGTTCTGGAATGTTTACTGTTTTCATCTTGTTATTTTTTAATTAGTGAATTGCATTTTACACCTAAAACTTATATTTACAGACACCGATTGACAAAGGCTTTAAATCCTTTTCGTCCATCCTTGAACTAATCAACCGGATTTATAATATGGTCTCGCTTTTTAATAAGAAACTGGTGCCCTCAATGTCTTGGGAAGTTATTGAGTTTTTTGGGTTGAGTTATAATTTAATTAATCCAGAAATCATACAAGCTCCCGAATCTCTGTACATATATAGAGGCAGCCTTGTAGTTGTTGATTCGTCAGTAGATAAGAATTGTTTTACAAATTGTCTTGATTTTAATTCACATATATGTAAAGATGAGGCACTGTAACATTTTGGAATGTTCATAAATTGACTAAGAAATTCCAAAGTTCTTTCTAAACCCACATTTCTAAGACTAAATGTAAATGCAATATATTTGTTGTGAATTGCAGACTTTTTCATTTTATTGTAAATATATGTAAAGTCATCTCCACAAGTTACAACTGATTTGCAAAAATCACAATCTACAAAGGTGATTGGATTGTGGTTAGCTGGTTGAGAAGTAATTAAATCAAATTCTCCAACTAGCGAATTTCTACGAACTGATGGATTAACTGGGTTGTAATCAACTAATATCACTTGTTTGTGATAAGGTAAGATTTTCATATATTCTTCTGGATGAGTTCCAGCTAATCCTAAAATTGTTTTTGCTTTATCTATTCTAGAAAACAATCTACGTTGTACGAATCTTTTTACTTTTGCATCTAAGTATTGTTCCATCTTTCTTTGATTTGTTAATGATAAATTTTATTGATTGATTAGTTTCGGAATTAATTCCTACTTATAGCATCACCACGTAAAGGTTCAATCTTATTTGATGCCGGCTCTGTCTCAGAGCATATTAACTAACAGTAATCTATAATAAATTAAAAATTGGAAACAAATATGTGCAACAATTTTAATCCCGATAGATGAAATTAAAAAATTACGCTCTACATAAAATTCGCATTCTATGTAACACTCATGGCTTAAACGTCTATTTATAGTCGCCATGACGACTGAAAATAAAAAATAGGATAAAAATAGAGCAAAAATAAGTTTGGATAGAGAAAAAATTCCATTTAGCTATAAGCAACGTTCTTGTAGGGAAAATCGGGAATTTGGAAAATGGGATAAAAATGAGGGAGAAAATGAGAGTCCTCGCTCATTTATCCTTATCCTTCACACCCGACAAAGCCTGATTATTTTCCAAACTTTATCATTTATTTTTTTATGTAAAAGTATGTACATTAAAGGAAGGCTGGATTGAGTTTGTTCTACTGGATATATCTCATTTCCAGGAAGTGCTCTTACTATCTTAGTTTTTGTATCAGGAACATAACCTAGCACTGTTTTAAACTCTCCAGATTTTTTTCCATATAATTTTTCTGCATGATAACTCATGTTTTTATTTACCAAATGATTTACGATATTTATTTTCCAAAAGACAATATTTCTTACTAAGTAGAATATAAAAGTATTTTATTCGATAGAGTGCTTTCTCAAACTTCAATAATCAATCGTGAGAAACTCATAAAGAAGTCACAATCAAATTTGTACCGTTTATTTTCAAAAATGAACTTTCAAATTTTATACTTCGACTTGAGTGAAACAAGTATTTTCTCGCTTTAGATACACCTCAGCTTCAAAAATTCCTTTAATATAAATATAGTAAAAAATATTTACAATCTTCAAAAATGGACTCTAACTATACTTATAGACGGTCGCGTGCGCTCCCTTGAACTAGACTTAATCTCGCATTCGCTCCGCTCATGCTCGAGCTCAAAATCAGATGAGGATTAATATTTATTCCAACTCAAATCTGATTGCTTAGATTTGGCTACATTAGAAATACTTGCGCTTTAGGGGCTGTTATAGTTAGCGGGGCAGCTACACCAGGAATGTGACAAAAAAAATAATTATAGGGAACATTCTCATGCTCCCTATAATTTTGGTATTAGTCACGTTTCGGGTTGTAATCAATACCGGCAGCGTCGAAATACTTCTTTACTTCGGTATCGTCTTTCGGGTCAAATATTTCCCCGTATATTTCCGGCAACTTGGCGTAAATCTCTTCGTTTCGTTCGGTTGTGAATATCCACCGTTTGCGAATAGTCGTACCCTCTACAACTGGCTTATTGTCTTGGAAGTTTTGCGCTATTACCTGCTTTTCTTCTCGCTTCACAATAACGAGTTTGTTTTTGTGGAGATATTGCAGTATCTCAAACAGAGATTTTCCGCTTGCCCTATTGCAACCTTCGATAAGTTCCACCGTTGGCAGCTTGTTTATCATTTCTTGAGTGCAGTCTTCGGGCAATTTGTCCCAGTCTTCACACACTCGCAAAAGTCGGTAGAACGAGTTCATAGAAACCGCTCCATGTTTTACAAACTCTCCGTTATCGTCAAATAACAAGTCAATGAACACGCCAAACTCAACGTTATTAGAGGCGATTTTTCGGGCTTCGATTGGCGGAATAGGAACTGTTAAGTAGTTAGGAGAAAGACCGTTATCACTTCCAGCGCTTTGCGCGTTATTTACAAAGTTACGTACTGCGTTGTCGTTGAAACTTTTGATTTTTAAAGTTGTTTTCATTTTCGTAAATGGTTTAAATTAATACTATATATTTATTCTAAAAATGGTTATACAAGGGTAAGCGGGCATTTGGTCCGCTTTAATTATAAGTTGTTTAACATTCTTACGAGCGTTTCCACTCCGTAATACTTTTGCGCGTCAATGTAGTTAATACCACTTCTTGAACTTGTCGCAAACGTTCTTACTTTGTTTTTTACTTCTTATTTTACTTCTCTTTTTGTTGCTTTCGTTTCCATATCTTTCAGTTTAAATGTTAATAATCTTTTGGGAAAATGAATGAATTTCTTTTCATTTTTTCTTTAAATACCCTAGGGGGGTGTTAGAGGGTACTGTTCATTTGCATTCGTAGCTCGGAAATTTACGTAATAGATATGCTTCACCAGAAAAATTACATTTAAAAGTTTCTTTACCTCAAATATTAAAATAACCTATTGGTTCGCTTGGCATAGAGGTAAAATTTCAGTAATTTTGTAATAAAAAAATTAAGAAATATGGAACTAGACAAATTGAAAAATGAATGTGTTTTAAGAGCCATTTCGGCTTATGAAGAAGATGGAATATCAATTTTTTCATATAAAGATTTATCGCCTTTTGCAAAACAAGATTTCATTAGAGAGAGATTAAAAATATTAGCAAATAATAAAGATATAGAAAATCAAACACAGACTGGATTCTATAATCAGTATAAAATTTATAATCCATTAGAATGCCCTGAATTTATATTCGAAGATAGACTACATATTAATTGCAAGTGCTTCTTATTAGAACTCTATAATAAATTAAACGGAGACTACACTTTAATTTCAACTAAGGAACTAGCTAAGAAAATAAGTTCTCAAGATACTGCAACTAAATCCAAAATTAATAAAGTTGAAGATTACTATGGTTTAAAGTGGAATGAAGTATTAATAAATCACTCTCACCCAGTAAAGAAAGCATTAACCAATACAGTACAAACAAATTTAGGAACTCAATATTCTAGAAGGAGCGATACTCAGCATTGCTGTAAAATTTGTGGAGAAACTAATCCAGATGAATTTTATTCTGGATATAAAACAATTTGCAAACGTTGCAAAAATAAACAAGCGTGGGGTAGAGAGAAAAAATTTGTTCAAGATAAAAATAATATGGCCAGCGTATTATACCAAAGAACAAAAGAATCTTTTATAAGAAGAAATTCAGTATCTGAACACGCTATTACAGAGGAGGATATTCAAAATCAATTAACTTTGCAAAACTATAAATGTAAATACACAGGAGTAGATTTATGTTACGGAAAAGGAAAACTGTATCAGCCTTCAGTAGATAGAATAGATAGTTCTCTAGGATACACTAGAGATAATATATGTATTGTTTCCGTAGCTATAAATGACGCAAAAAATGATTTATCTATGGAAGAATTTAAACAATTAATCATAAATGCGTACAATAATATAAACAACTTTTAAAAAATGGGGGGGGGGGGATTATTTTAAGTACCCGTACTTTAATGTATATGGTTTAGTCTAATTTTGCTAACTACTTGATTTTCAATAACTTAACAATTCTTAATAGTACAAATTTTGTACTGTTTCAAATTTAGACTATCTTTGTATTGCAAAACTTAAAAATTAAAACAGGATGGATAAAACGCCTCAGCACATAAGAGTTCCAAACGATATGTGTAAACAAAACAATTTAGACCCTACAGATGTTTATGTATATAGTTATTTGAAGACTTATATGAACGGAGAAACTTATGAAGCTTTTCCTTCAATGGAAACTTTGGCGAAAGATGCCGGAATAAGTAAAACAACAGTCAATAAGGCTATTAAACATCTTGTTGCAAATGGAGATATAACAGTAAGAAAAGAAGGTAGGAAAAATATATACAAATTTAATCCTCTTTCTAAAAACTTCGAAATGTTTACATATAAGTTTATGAGAGATGTGGATTTAACTACACAACAAAGAATATATATTATTCTTACTCAACAACATATGTATAAAGATGAAGAAGGTTTCGGAAAAATGGCTTACTCCGATTTAGAGTTATCGGAACAAATAGGATTAAGCGCTACTACAATTCATCGAAGAAATAAAGAATTAGAAAATAAGGGAATATTACAAATAATAGATACTGGAAAGAAAGACGAAGTATCTGGATGCCCTATTCAATTAAAATTATTCGACCTTACTAAGATAGCTCAAGATGTACTCTTTATTAAGAAGAAGTTAGAAGAACATGATGAAAAGATAGAAGAGAATAGTAAGACTATAAAAATACTATCCAACAAATTAGAAGAGATGCAAAAAGAAATAAATAGATTAAAAGGAATTGATTTAAATCATACGTTATGATAAATAAGGACTTGATAAATGATGCACTTTGGATACTTAGTGATTATGAAGGACTGAGAAATTATTCTGTAATAGAAAAAATAAAAGAGATTCTTACCAATCGTTCAGGAGATTCTATTTTAAGTATCAATATATCTGACTCTGGTGAGTTAAATTTACTTTTAAATATTGATAATGAAATCATAGAATATCATTTCTCTGATTGTAGAATTACAGAAACAAAGCATATCTCAGCAAACAGAAGAGGGATAGCCTTGATGGATAAATTGCAAACTATGTTCTGGGAAAGCGATGAAGATGTAACATCAGAATTTAATAATAGATTTCTTGAAATAAAAGAAGGGTTGCAAAATAAAATTCCTTTACATAGATTATATACTTTACAAAATAATTTAATTAAAGATATACAAGAGTTTAAATATGAAAAGGAGCGACAATCTCTTATATCTGCATTACGTGATTCAGGAATAAAACTCGATGCGAGAACATTAAAAATAATGCAGTCATTAATTGAAATGAGTTCTCACTCTAATCTGACTATAGATGATATTAACATTAACGAATAACAAAAACAAATGAAAAATATTTTTGCAAGCGAAAAAAGCTTTACATTTAACAATTTTGATGAGTTAAAAGGATTTTTAAAAGACAAATATATATTGGTGAGTAGTGAAGAAGAAAATGAGAGATTATATTCAATATTAAAAATTCTAGAATTTAATCACGAATTGCAAAGAGTGCCTATTCCAGAGCATGAGGAAGACGAAAGAATTAAAATTTTCTTTGTAGAGGATACAGATTTTACTAGAGATTTTGCATGTAATGTAAACGTTTTAGAAAATAAATTTGTATTATCCGGAGAGGATGTGATAGAAGAATATTTTCAACTAAAAGAACAATTAGTATATTCTATAATTCCATACCCTATCACTATATCTGAAGCAAGAAATATGACTAGAGAAAGACTCTCTGCTATTTATAGATTTTCTAATGACCTTATAGATAAGATTACAGCTTCAGATTTAGATGACTTAAGTGTAAAAGGTATATTGGGAGATTTTAGTATCAGCAAAGCTCAAATGATTATAGATAATTATGAAATCCAAGAAGACAATTTAAAATATATAGAATGATAGAAGAAATACGTAAAAGTATAATATATCTTAAAAATGTAGAAGGGTATATTGAATCTTGCATAAATCAAATAAATGCTAAACAACAAGAGCTTTCTGTAAAGGAGCAAGAATGTGCAAAAATAATTTCCGAAAATGAAGTCTTGAAAAAGGAGATAGAGTTATTGAAAAATTCAAGCAAGCCGGAAGAATGCAAAGAACCTATAGACAAGAGTCAGAGTTAATGGAAGAAGCTTTATATATGGATGCTTACGTTGCAGATGAATATTTTATTTATTATCTTCCTTATATGGAAACATTATTTTTATATTATGAGTAAAAATTTAAAAGAACTAGTTCTACACCAAATATATGACGTTATAACAAATAAGAAATATGAAGAGCTTTCAACGTTTGGAGAAATGATTGGTCTAGAAAAACTGCGTGTATTAATTGAATTACTTCAAACTTTAGATGGAACAGAAATAGTTGAGCAGTCTGAAGAAAATTTACATACTTCTGCAGGAACGGAATTTAAATCAAATGCAGTAAAAAGTTATGCTCCATTGATAACAATGTTAAAAGACTCTAATCCTTGTGCATCTTGCCCTAATTATAAACAAGCTAAGGCTACAGGAACACAATTAATTTGTAATTGCACCCTCGGACTTCCAAATATATTAGCGTAATGGCAAAAATTAAAGTAACTGACAATCAAGAAATAAAAGAAACTGTTCTTGCAGGATTAAAAAGGAATAAAGATAAGTATGGAAAGAAATATTGCCCCTGCTCTCTAGAGAGAACAGATGAAACAGTGTGCATGTGTAAAGAATTTAGGGAGATGGAAAAAGGAGTTTGCCACTGTCAACTTTATATAAAGGAATAACCCTCAAGGAAATTTAAGATAACTTGTTTATTAATTAATCATTTTAAATTATGCATCAATTAATAGATGATTGGAATAAAGTCCATAAGCCTTATTTTGTAGAATTCTGTGTATTCCCATATTTAAAATCTGGTGAATCTTTAGAGGAATGGACTATGTCAATTTATAATCTTGATACTGACACATTAATATATAGGTCTAGAGGAAATAGTTTTATTAGATTATACAATAAACTTGAACATGAATGGGATAAAATAAAAGGCGACTCCGAATAAGAGCCGCCTTTTTTCATTTACAATATTCTCGTAAATTATTAAAAGATATTTCCATAGTAGAACTTTTCATGTAAGGAGCTACTTCTTCGTCCTTAGCCATATACTCCCAACATTCTCTATCGGAAGGAAATTCTTTACACTCAATTCTAATACTTTTTAATGGTCTGGAATGTTTATCTTTACTCCAAACCCATACATCAAAAATAAAATTTCTCATAGACGTAATTTAAAAATCCCCAAATAAATTATCTTTAAAATAAAGCCAGCCCTACAAATATTCCAAGTAGGTCAGCTACAACATCTTTCCAATTCCATCCAGAACCATCCTCTGTAAATTCATCATAAGTTTCTTTACAAAAAGAAGCTATTATAGCCCCAGCTAAACCAATTACTGGATTAAAGATGATTCCTAATATTACTACAATTAAAAAGTTACAAATGAAATGAGCAAACTTATCATTGCTTTTCATCCACTGTATTACCTTCTTTACCATTATTAAATTTTTTCCAAATACCTGTTACTGAATCAATACCTAATAAAGCCATGACACAGATTAAAAATGTATCTATCATTAACGGTGCTTGAATTGTAGCTATTGTACAATATATCAATACTCCAATAGCCACAAACCACCCTGTTACTCCACATAGCCTTTTAGATGATATTCCAGAATGTGAAGATATTACACCTTTTAGAAATTCAGTGAATCTCATTGCTATTTGGTTTTATGTACTTCCACCATGAATAATGCTTGCGAGCCTTTAAATAGTCTAAATTCTTCTCATTGTTATAGGCTTCTTCCTCAAAACTAACATCTCTATAAGTCTTATGTTGTCCGTCTTTAGTAAGATGAAATAGCCTTATAATAATATATTCCAGCCCATACCAGATATAGAAGAATATATAAAACATCTCCTTTATCTGTTCTGCATGAATAGATTCATGGTTTATAGTAGTTTTACTTAGATTATCTCTCTTAGTAAATAGTACTCCAAATAAGTTAATAGTACTATATCTTCCAAAGGGGAAATGTTTAGTGTGAATTATTTTCATTTTCTATATTTTGATTATATTTGCATTATTAATTTAAATCTATTAGTTATGAAGATTATACCCAAACGTAGGCCTCAATGGACGGAAGAAGAGTTAGATGCCATATTTAATAAAGGCAAACCCAGTGCAATGTTTTCTAAGTTAGAATGTAGAGTCGATGATTGTGGTAATCTTATAATGAGAAGTAAATATGGAGATACTAACAGCTCATTAGGCTGGGAAGTTGACCACATTAAACCGATTTCTGAAGGCGGAACTAATGATTTTAGTAATCTCCGTCCTCTAAAAATCTCAAAGAATCGGGGACGTTAAAGGATGTGCCCGTCAATATGCTTCCTTATAAACTCTGCTTCTTCTATTTTGTGATATTCTTCAATTATATCTTCTATTACCCAAAGATATTCGCTGGGCACATACTCTTTACATTTATTTCTTACTAATCCGTTACAGTGGTCTTTTAATGGACATGGTGAATTATTTAGAATACATCCATTGTATTTTCTTTTTACATTATAATACTTTTCTAATTGTTCGTCAGTCATAGTTCATTTATTTATAATCACTCCATGTTTCAACATCTGGTAGAGTTTCTTTTATCATATCTTCGTATTCCTTATTATCAGAATCTTCAACAATTCCACAAATTGTACCTTTTTCATTATCACTTATTTCTCGCAGTTTTTGTAATTCTTCTGGAGTAAGAGCTGCTCCATTTATATCCCTGCCATTAGAATATTGATTTTCTTGATTTTTCATTATATTTGCATTGTGTTTAATATCTAATATTATAATAGATTATGCTTAAATGCCCAAATCCAAAATGCTACAATTCTTCATCTTTTGAAGTAGATAATATATCTATCAAAGGCACTAGACAAGGAGCCTATTTAGCTGTTAAATGCAGTATCTGTGATTGTATTATCGGAATTATTGATAGCGACAATATACCGTCCGAATTAGCAAAAATCAAAGAGGACATTCAGGTATTAAAAAATAAACTAGATACTATTAGTAAATAGCTATACTACCTAACCCAGGTACTACCATTACATCATATCCTTGAAATAGCTCTTTATAAACTTCAAGGTGTCTTTCTAGCGTTTCTAAAGTAGCGTCATATTGTACATACGCTACTTTAGTCTGTTGTTTTCTTAATTTGTTTTTCATAATTCATTTATCAACGTTATATTTTGAATTGGCATTTATAACAGAGATTCCAACTGGAGCTGTCATTCCATATCCATATTTATTAAATACCTGTCTAAATCTTTCCTTGTCTTTAATAAGATGATTATAGATTATCTTCGTATATTTCATTGGGTCATTATAAGGCAGACTAAGATATGTATTATTAACAGTATCATCCAATTCACTAACATCTTTAAAATTAGGTACTCCTGGTTTTCCTTTAATCATATTGAATTCTATCAAAGGATGTAGATTAGAACTAAATTCAGTAGGTTTAGTTAGATAATCATAATATCGTTCTATTTCTCTGTCAGAAGCCATTGGATATTGAGCCTTATAACTCTTTGCGAATTGCTCTTTACTTACAATATTATCCGCATCAAACATCTTTTTTAGTCTGGCACTATTGGCAAAATCCTTGAAGAACTTTTCTTTAGTAAGAGGAGCATTATTTATAAACTGCTGCATATATTCAATCGCATGTTTATATTCATGTCCAACAGCATGTGGTGGGTCTGTTCTAACAATAGTTGTAACCATGTTATTGTAACTAGGATGTTCTAGAAAATCTGGCATAACTGCATTATTAGATACTACTTCTTTACCGTTATCCCACTTATCACTTGCCAATAATTTAATTTTCCCAGATTTATAATCTTTTTTAAATTGGTCTACTGCTTTAATATAATTAGTACCTAGTTCTTTATCAATACTAGATAATCTCTGGACTGTTTCTGGTTGGCTAAGATACTCTATAAAATTATTTGAAGCATTTATAACATTTGCATCCGTATTCATAACATTTCCCATATTTAAATATTTATCTGTAACTAAAGGTTTAACACCTCTTTTTATAGCCTGCTTTCCAGCATATTTTACTCCTTTACCAAGTAAAGCTGCAATACCAGTTCCCAATCCCATTACATCTGTAAAATTAAGAAATCCATTCAAGTTATTCAAACCTTCCTGTGTTTTCTTTGATTCTATGTAATCATTGTAACCTCTATCAGCTTGTTCGCTGGCTTGCTCATGTTGCCACTTACTTTTATTATCTTGTGATAATACAGGTTGAGGAGTTGGAACATATGTTCTTTTAATAGGGCTGAGCGGGATTGCAGGTCTATAATTAGCAATAGCATCCCTTCTTTGAATACCTTGTGCTGGCTCTTGATACTTAACAACTCCACCTTTCTTATATTTCCAGTTAAAGGTACTATCATACATCTGTCTATTCTGATTTCTACGAATCTTTAGACCTCTTGCTTGATGTTCTCCATGATTCATCTCTTTCTTTGCACCAGCATTATTACCAGCCTTTAAATGTGATTGCAGTCTTTTACTATTCTTGAATTTATTCCAGCCAATATTATAGATTAAATCATTTAACGCTGTCTTTTCTCCTAAATTCAGATTATCGTAATAGGGCATTGTTGCCAGAGAATCGGCTCCCATTTGTAAATGCTGTATTAGATGTTTAGATGCTTCCTCTTCTGTAATACCGTTTCTGTATTTACGTATTAGCTTCGGGTCAGTAAGCCCATATCCTACAGTCCATTTACCGTCTGTCTTATCTCTTTCTGGTTTAGGTCTAAAGCCTTCTTTGTTCTTTATAAAGTCTATCAGTCTTACATCATAAGGAGACATTTTTTCAAATGTCTTTTGTCCAAATTCAAGGGCTTTCTTCACTAACAGTTCTTCGGATTTCTGCATTTTACCACCTTCTTCATATTTATTATATACATTTATTAAAGATGTGGCATAGTTCTTTGCTTCTGCATATCTTCTTTTGCCTTTATTAGCTCCAGTCAATTTTGCAGTAAATCTATTAATATCATCGTTCTCGTCAAAGTCATATAGTCTTTTCAAGAACTGTACCTTATCTGCTGCATATTCATCCATAGAGTTATAGGCTCTGAACCTCTGTTTAATTGGGTTTCCTTTAGCATCGTGGTCTTCGCCTTCTACGTAATTACCTTTCCATTTAGTTCCAGTAGTCAGATTTCCAAAATTGAATTTACCTTGTGCAGAACGACCCCAGCCACTTTCCAAAGCATCTTGTGATACTAACATTTTTATTGCGTTATCGTTAGTAATTCCAGCTCGTTTATATGCATTAGTTAAATCTACTATCCATTTTTTTCTATCAGCATAAGGACTTTTCCATATTTCTGAATCTAAACTAGAATCTTTTTTTGCGATATCTTCTACAGGCAATTCTTGGTTTTCAGAACTTGTATTTTCAGGAACAGTTTCTTTGACTTTATCTATTACTTTTTCTTGTTTCTTTTTTATAGGATTTACAACAATCTCGGTTTTTAACTTGGGGGTGTTTAAATCAATAATAGGGGGAACATACGGGTCTATGCTATTATAAATAGAAAATAAAGTTCCTCCTTCTTGTTTTTTTACTACAGCTCTTTTTAAATCAGGAGTGGGAGAAGTAGATTTTATTATCTTTTTTCTTTTGTCTCGTGTATTTCCTAAAAGTAACTTGTGATTTTTTAATAAGCGAGACTCTTTTAATTTCATTAACATTTACTTGTTTAAGTTTAAAGTTAATTAGCGAAAGTGTTTCGTACTAAATCTGCAAAACTTTCACTGTTCAAGTTATTTAATCTACAGATAGTGCCTCCAGTTTTATGTTTCCATTTGGCGGCATTTCTGGCAAAATTAGCTCTTTTTTTCTGAAGTGGAGTTGCATTAGGATTGTTTAGAACTGAACGAGCATGTTCTTGAACACTTTGTCCTGCCCTTTTAGCCGAAGCTGTAAACTTCCCTCTATTTTCCTTTTTTATATGTATACCACTTCCGTTTTTATATCTTGAAACTAAACGACCTCCTCTTTTAAATCGAAGAGCACTTTCATAATCTAAACTTTTTAAATATGCTAAAGCAGCACGTTTTAAAGATTCCGATAAGTTAATTTTTTCTACCATACTATAAATTATTAATATATTCATTTTGTAGACTACAAAAATATCGCTAAATTTGCACATTATCAAATGAATAATGATATTATATGGAATAATGTAGAAAATGTTTAAAAAGATTTTAAAAGCAAGTATTTAATTAAATTTAAAAAGAAGTATTGTATTTAGCATGTTAGATTTCTTCAAAAAGGTGTTCAACTATATAGACAAAATCAATCCTACAATCAAAACAGTTATCATTGTAGCTTTACTGTTTTGGTGTACTCAAATATGCTTGGTGAATCAGGGTAAGGTATTTATAACTGATTATATTGAGTCTGTCGAATATAGTAATAGAAAAGCAGAAGAATACTCTATTAAAATGTCGCCCAAAATTAAACAGCAGATTGAGAATATAAAGAATAAAGATTCGGATGCTACAAATGTAATTTTAATTTCGTTTCATAACACAAAGAAAAGTCTGCAAGGGTTTTCGTATATGTTCTTGACAGCATTGACCGATTCCCCTACTGGACTTGCTGATAGTTATATCGGAATATGGAGTGACCTTCCTTACTTACAATATTCGGACGAGGTAGAAAAGATACGAAGATTAGGGTTTTTAAGAACCGATTCTATCGGATTTCTAAAAGAAGATTTTCCCAGATTTTATATAAAGTTAAAACAATGCGAAACTCATGCTGTAGCTATCTATCCAATAGATGGAATAGATTCCGACGGTGCAACAGCTCCAATAGGATTAATTATTATACTTTATGATAAACCTAAGCAATATTATTTAGGATATTATAATACTTGTATTGCCCCATCTACACAAATACTTTCTACGTTATTAAACTATAATGCAACAATAAATAAAAAGTAATATGAATATGAAAATTGATAAGAGAAACGGTGAAGTTTGCTATAATGATGAAGCTCATCTTTACTGGAATGAACATGACAACTCTAAGTATATCTCTGTGACTACTTTAATTCATCAATTTACTCAGCCATTCGACAAGGAATTCTGGAGTGCCTATAAAGCTTTAGAAAAACTTATTCCTAAAGATAGTTGGGGAATAGAAAAAAAATCATTGCTTTCAACAAAAAGATTTGATGTATCTATTTTGGATTTATATGATATTTCCAACGAAGAATTTAATAAAGTACAAGAAGGAATACTAGAGGAATGGGATAAGGCTAATAAAGAGTCTTGTGAAAGGGGAACTAAAATTCATGCAGAGTTAGAAAATCAGTATTATAATAAATCTAAAGATATCAGCTTAAAGAAATTTGGACTTGGTGGAAAGTTTGAATGTAAACAAGGATACACAGATTTGGATTTAGAAAATGGAGTATATCCAGAATACTTAATTTATTATCAATCAGAAGACGGAGTTCTCAAAGTAGCAGGCCAAATTGACCTTTTAATAAAAAATGGAAATGATATATATATTGTAGATTACAAAACAAATAAGAAAATTGACCAAAAGTCTGGATTTGACACAACTACTAAAAAAAATGCAACTATGTTATATCCTCTTAATAATTTGATGGATTGTAATTATATGCACTATACTATGCAATTAAGCACATACGCTTATATGCTACAACAATTAAATCCTGACTTTGTAGTTAAAGAATTAATAATGGTTCATTATGACCACGAAGGGAATGAAACCATTTACAATCTGGATTACTTAAAAGACGATGTGAAAAGACTATTTTCATTTCATAAAAAGAATGTAATTAAAGAACACCAGCGAGCAAAAAGACAAAGAATAGAATATTAATCCGAGTAGAAAAAGTAAATAAAGAGAGCATTATTAAAGCCAATATGCTTTAAATGTTAAGCAATGATAATTAGTAATCGAAAGGATTAATACTGTTCTACATAAGTGTTATGGAAATAGGAAACATAGTAACCGGGCATTTAAATGAGGTTCTTAGTCTTAATCAAGATATATCAGAACCTAGGATGAGGATATGTTTAAAATGTCCTCTATACACTCCAAAACTTGGAGGTATGTGTAATATAAGATTATGGCTAAACCCTGAAACGGGTGATGTAAGTACAGAAAAGAAAGATGGATATTATAGGGGATGTGGATGTAGATTACGAGCTAAAACTACTATATCTAAAGAAAGTTGTCCCGCAAGAAAATGGTAAATTTTTTAAAATGTAAATGAATTATGGAAAACAAAACGTACAATCCGCAGTCACTAGAGCTACATAATGTAGAAGAAGTTAAAGTTGCACAACAAGTAGTGGGTCTTGAGTCTGGAGCTCAACACTTTGTTCTAAATTCTTCTGAAGACGTAGAAGAAAGAATGAAACGTGATGCAGCTGTTAAATTCAATGATGCCGTAGATGAATACACATTTAAAATGAATAACTATATTAAAGATGTTGAAGACAAGGCAAAGAGTATAGCAGAGAATATGAACGGACTAGAAATTATGCCTGTGTTTAATTATTTAATAGTAAGACCATACGACCAAAATCCTTATCAAAAAATTAAAGTTACATCCACTGGACTTATTTATGATTTAGGTGGACATAAGCCAGAATTTAAAAATCCTGATAATGGCCAGTTTGAAGAAGAGGAAAATTTTATTGTAGTAGGTAAAGTTATAGAAGTTGGTCCCGAGACTAAATATGTTAGAGAAGGAGACGACGTATTCTTTACTAAGCCTTCACAAACACCAATTCCGTTCTTTAAAATGGGACTTGTTTATGTATCTGAACAACGTGTGCTTGCGGTAGTGAATGAAAAATTGAGACAGCGTTTTTTAAAAGCTTCTCAGGGAAAATTAACAGCTTATAATAAATATTAATATGGAAGAAAAAATATTCTTTTTACCTGGAGATGTAGTTACTCTTAAGCAAGATTTGCCAAATAAGCCGATTATGCTAGTAGTGCAAAAAGAACTCTATTCTCTTCGTCCGAAAAGTAAGACGGAAGAAAAAAGTCCTTTAAAAGGAATTAAATGTAGATGGTTTACATCTGATGGGTTTATGCAAGAAGCTATTTTTAATACAAAGGATTTAGTAAAGGTATAATATATTAACAGATAAGGAAAGTTATTAAGTTAGCTTTCCTTTATTTTTATAGACATGGCAAAGAAAATAAATTTTGACCCAGAATTGATGGGACATATAAAAGCTATTTATGGAGATGCCGACCTAGATAGCAGAAGTTTAAAACAGATTTATCAAACATGGAAAAGTAATCCTGATATAATAAGGAATACAGCAAGACAAAAGAAAGCGGGTTCCGTTCAATTAAATGGACCTAAAATACAAGTTCCAGGTGCGTCTGCAAAGCCGTCAAAATTACAGCAAACTGTAGAAATCGCACAAGACGATTTGAGAGGAGTGAAATCATTTAACGATGCTTTTAGAGAGGCAAGGAATAGGGGACTTAAACAATTTCAGTGGGGGAAAGGCACATACACTACACAGATGGGAAATACTTCTAGGGGAGACTCTAAAAAGAAAAGCACACGAAATAATGTTCTTCCAGAAGTTGTAATAACAGCTCCCAGACTTCCACGTTCTTTTCAATATTATGGAAAAGAGATAAAAGCTTCTCCTAGTAAAGAAGAGCCTTCAACATTAAAATCATATTCTTACTATAGGAATAGTATAGAACCTATGATTCCATCTGAGCCTTTAAAACAGTTCCCTCCAATAACTTCTCTTTACGGAGAACCGAAGCTATCAATAAACCAGCTTCCGGCTATGGAGATAAATACTCCAAGGGGGCCTTATAGAACAGTAGGTCCTGACTCCAGAAGTTTTAATCGAGGAAACGATTTTATGTTAGTAACAGGAGAGAATTTAACTGCTTCTCCAGAAGATAATCCTTCATATGATAAGATGGGAACTGTTTCTGAATATCCTTATTCTAAGCAACCTATATGGTGGGCCGGCAAGTTTCAACGAGGTGGAAAATTAGACGAAAAGCAGAAAGCTTTTGTTGCCTACCTTATAGAAATTTCTGGAGCTAAATCTGAATCTGAACTAAATGATTACATTCAAAATCTAGGAGAAGATGGTTTACAAGAACAATATAAACAATTTGAACAACTTATGACACAAGGAACTGAACAAGTATCTGTTGCAGCTAAAGGTGCTAAATTAAATTACATCAAATCTTTAAGAGGACAATGTCCAGATGGATTTGAAATGAATTACTTTAAAAAAGGCGGAGTAATTTGTAGTAAATGTATAAAAAAAGCACAAGCACAACAAGCAACCCCGAAAGCAGAAAAAGGGACTAAAGTAGTTAATGATTTCAAAGCTGAAATGGAAAAGTGCGGAGGCAAAATGAAGAAAAAATCAGCTAAGAAACAAACAGGAGGTCCAATCATTGAAAAAGACCAAAATGGGAATAAGATGCTGAATGAAAAAGATTGGAAAAAGAAAGTTGATAGTGAAGCTAAGGCTGATTCTGCGGCATATGCTAAAGCTTATCCTAAGAGCGAAATAGCTAAGAAGTTTAACAAAGAAAATTCTAAAAAGAAGCCGGCCAAAAAGCAAAATGGTGGAGTAGTTAGCGATTTTCAAAGAAGTATTATGAATAAACAAATAGCCAAAAAGGGTTTAGTAGGAGCTTCTGGTATATTTCAAAGAATTGCCAATAAGAAGGGAGCAAACGCTCAAGCATTTGGAAATATGAAACAATCTATTGATAATCAAGTGAATGCAAATGCTCCCCTTAATCAGCCAGTCTTTTCAGCAAATAAACAAGTAGCTCCAACTCCTAAGGTAGGATATAGAGCTTCTAATCAAATTCCAATAAGTTGGCAGTCTAGACCAGTACAACAGAACGGAGCAACTTTTAATCAAAGTTCACCAGTTTCGTTTGAAATAGGAACAGCGTATCGTTAATATAATTCCATTATGCAGAAAATATTTCTATATGATAGTGTTAATAATAGAGTAGAGCTTAATGTGCCCGAGATTCTCTTAGTAAGGGAATTTGGAGCGTTAATGGATAATAAGAGAAATATTACGCCTAAGGATAAGAAAGGAGAACATGGAGAGCGAGCCTTTAAAGAATTCAAATATATATGGCTCGCTTTAGATTGGCTATCCCCCTACTCAGATTATGCAGAACAAGAAAGACATCAACAGGCATTGAAAGATTCGGGTCTTACTGAAGATGAATTTAATGACCCTATATTTAGAGCGGCATGTAGAAAATACAGAGCTCTACAAGAAGAAACTCGCTCTATTAAAATGCTAAAAGCTGCACAAAATACTGTTGATAAATTTATTGATTATTTTAATAATATAGACCCAGAAGAGAGAGACTTGCAAACTGGAAGACCTATTTACAAAGTGAAAGATATTATGGCGGAAATCTCTAGTTTGTCTAAAGTTAATGGGGAACTAAAAGATTTAGAAAGTCAAGTAATGAAAGAAAAATCCGAAGAGTCTACTCTTAGAGCTGGAGCTAAAGAAGGATTTATTCCAGTTGGATTTTAATTATGGCAAGAGGTAGAAAAAAGAAAGTAGTAGAAGAACCGGCGATTACTATACCTTCTAGAATCCAGAAAATTATTAAAGAAACAGAGGCTAAAGAAGAATCTGAATTTAGAGAAGTTATCGAGGAAGTAATAAAAGAAAAAGTACATTCTGAATGGGATGTAAGAATAGGAGAAAAAATAGACTTTTTCGATTCTACTTTATCTTATGAACTTACTGGATATAGGCCTATTAATGGAACTAAGGGATTAGATTTTAGATGGGAATGGTTTACAGAGGCCAGAGAAGGATTTCTCAGAACTGGGCATTATGGAGGATATAAACCTGGTTCTAAGGCCTATGCTGATTTTTGGACTCAAGAATATATAAGATGCCGAGATGGAATGACTGTTAATGGCTATACTATTACTGGTGATAACTATTTTTTCTTAAATTATTATCAACTAATGGATTTAACTTCTGCAGATAAAGCTGGAGCTGGTAGAGTATATGCCTTTCCAACATTTTTTGTAGCACAATACGAGTATTTTCATTATATAGAATTATGTAAAAGACTTCGTAAAAATGCTATTGGATTGAAAGCTCGTGGAGTCGGATTTAGTGAAATTGGTGCAGCTATAGCTGTAAATACCTATAATTGTAGAAGAAATGCTGTTGTAGTTATTGCTGCAGCTTTAGATAATTACCTTACAAAAACTCTCGATAAATGTTGGAAACAATTAGACTGGTTAAATGATAGTACAGATGGAGGGTTCTTTAAATTAAGACAAATTCAGGATACATCTATGGCGAAGCGCGCTTCTCACTATAAAATTCTAAATGGGCAGAAAGTTGAGGACGGGTGGATGTCAGAAATTACAGGAATAAATGCGGATAAACCAAACAAAATTCGTGGAGACCGAACTGATTTATTAATATATGAAGAATCCGGTTCTTGGCCCAAATGGAAGAAGGCTTTCATGCAAGGAGATGCATTAGTAGGTATTCAAGGAGCTAGGTTTGGAATTAAGATGGGATGGGGAACTGGCGGAGATAGTGGTCCAGCCTTAGAAGGGCTTGCTCATGCTTACGAATATCCGGATGTATATGATGCCTTACCATATAGACATCATTTTACTATGGATGGAAGTGAGACAATAACTGCTTATTTCATTCCAGCATATTCTATTGTAAACGACCCGAAATACACAGATAAAAGAGGATGGACAGACCCAGTCAAAGCTAAAGCTTATTATGAATCAGAACGTGATAAAAAAGTAAATGACCCAGAGGCTTTAGTAATTTACTGTGCTGAGTATTGTTTTAATGCCGACGAGGCATTAGCTCTAGAAGGTGTAAATAAATTCAATAAAGTTTTAATTGCTGAGCAAATTGCGACCATTAGAGCAGATAAAGCTGGAAAACCTATTGAGCATGGAATGCTAGAATATACATTCAATGGAGCTCATAAAAAGGAAAATATTACTGGATTTAAGTGGATAAAAAATGCTAGTGGTAAAGTTCATATATACGAGCATCCGGTTTGGACTGTAACAGAATATGATGATTTAGGAAGACCTATTACTAGACCTAAAATGAACGACCTATATGTTGCTGGCATAGATAGTATTGATATTGGACAAAAAGATACATCGGAAGCAACTAAAGACCCATCTGATTTTTGTATTGTAATTAAAAAAAGAGTCTTAGGGCAAAGTGACCCAGCGTATGTCGCTTATTACAAAGATAGACCTAATGATGTTAGAGAAGCCTATAAAATGGCGATTCGATTATTAGAATATTATAATTGTAAATGTGTACTGGAGGCATCTAAAGTATCTCTTTTAACATGGGCAAGAGAAAATAAATATTTAAAATATTTTATGCGAAGACCTAGAGCTACAATGCCAGATATAAACTCTGGATTAAGTAAAGCATACGGTGCTCCTGCCACAGTCGCTGTTATTGACCATCAGACGGATTTAATTGCTGCTTTTGTAAATGATTATTGTCACACTATTTGGTTTTTAGACATGCTAGATGAACTAAATAGGTATACAGACGAAAATAAGAGAAAATTTGATATTATAGCCGCTATGGGTATGGCCGAACTTGCTGACGAAGAATTAGGAAGTGTTATTGCTAGACAAGTAGAAGATGTTACTTCAGAATTCGAAGATTTCGGTTATTACTATGATGAAAACGGACGAAAAAAATGGGGAATTATTCCAAAGAATAATCTAAATATACCTAAATATAATTTATTTGAACATTATGACTACGGCGGAGCTAGAAGCAGCAATCCGAGATATAATTCGGGATATTTATTGTAAAGAATATATAAGCAAATTGATTATAACAGAGTTACCCGAAGGAGGGTACTCTGCTAAATTTGCATTGAATAATATAGACAAACCTTTAGTAATATCCGCTCAATTAAATGCTACAGATTTTCTTAAATTTATGAAAGAAGAACTTAGAACAAAAAGCCTTTGGAGAGTAGAATATTCACTTGGGTACAAAACATATCCAGAAGATTGTAAAGACGCGGATATTAATAGACTAGAACCAATATATGAAAAATACTAAAAAAGATAGTGAATTAATAGAAAAAACTGATAGAGCTATCTCAGAACTGGTATACCCTAAATATAGATTACAGAAGGCTTATAATTATTATAATTGTAAAAGAGATGCAGAACAATATAGGTATTTAGAAGAAAATTTTGGACTTGGGCAAGCTACCTCGGTAGAATTCATACCTTTAATTAGAAAGCATGTTGATGCATTGGTTGGAGAGTTTCTAGGAACTCCAATTATTCCTAAAGTATCTTGTAAAGATTCCGAAACGATTAGCAATATAACAAGAGAGAAAGAAATTTCTATTTCATCAGAAATATATTATTTTCTTCAATCTCATTTACAAAATACTTTATTAAAATTTGTAGACGGGCAAAATATAACTGATACTTATATTGAGAAACAAATTCAGAAACTTGTTAGTGATTTAGACCAATCTTTTGTATCACAGTATGAAATAGCTGCACAGAATGTTGTAGAATACATTATGCAGTCTAGGAATACAGATATGATGACTAAGTTAAGAACACTGCTTCTCGATTTACTTATTACAGGATACACATTTTATAGAATAAAACCTTCTCCGGAAAAAACTAATGTTAGTATTGAAGTTTTAAATCCTCTTAATACATTTATTGACAGAAATCCGGAATCTATTTATATCAAAGATTCATACAGAGTAGTAGTACGTAAATGGTTAACTAAAGCCCAAATACTTAATTGCTACGGAAGAGATTTATCTAAGGAAGATATTGCTAAGATTAAAGATATGTGGCATGAGAGCTTTGATACTTCTCATTATTACGTAAGGTCCTTTACAGACCAAAAAACAGGAGAACCTTTAACAGACGGACTTGATGCTGGAAGAGAAATAGTTCCGGGATTCCCAGATGAAAATATACAATCATATAATTATAAACTAATTCCTGTCTATGAAGTTGAATGGCTAGAAACGGACAAGGATTTTGTGATGCAAAGATATGAAACCGTAAGAATTGGGCAAGAAATTTATATTCTAAAAGGAGAATCTGAAAATGTCATAAGAAGTAAAGATAATCCAGCTTATTGTGGATTAAGTGTCAATGGAGTTTACTTTAACGATAGAAATAATGAACCTTTTTCTCTTGTATTAGCTTGTGCAAATTTGCAAGATAAGTATGATTTATTGCACTTCTTTAGAGATAATCTAATAGCCAATAGCGGAACTACTGGAGACTGGCTGGATTTATCAGTACTTCCTACAGCATTAGGAGTTAAACTTCCAGAACGTATTCAAAAATGGATAGCTTATAAAAAATCCGGAATTGCTTTAATCGATACTTCTCAAGATGGACGTCAATTTAATAACAATACAACATTTTCTGGATTTGATGATACTGTAAAAGCTCAGACCATACAAGGGATTCAGTTAGCCATTGAAGCTACAGAACAAACTACTAGTTCTATAACTGGAGTTTTTAGAGAAAGACTTAACGGAATACAACAAAAAGACGCAGTTACTAATGTGCAAACAAGTTTAAATAATTCATTCATTATTACTAAAAAGTATTACCAACAGATGGATTTAGTAACCAATGAAATACTTCTAGATTGTTTGAACATTGCAAAAATAGTATATAAGAATGGATTAACTGGAACTCTTATACTTGGAGATAAATTTCAAAAAGTTTTTACTGCACTTCCCGAACATTTTACTCTTAGCGATTTTGATATTCATATTATCACAAGTACTGATGTTATTCAAGATATGGAAGCCATACGTGCTGTTATCCCTGAATTTATAAAAGCTGGAAATTTGGACCCTAGTATTATATTTGAAGCATTAACAGCTAAGAGTTTAACTGAACTTAAATATAAAGCTCAAAAAGCGCTTAGTGTTCAAAAAGAAGAGAATAACCAAGCTCAGCAACTAGCTCAACAAAATGAGCAACTTCAACAACAGCTTCAACAGCTTCAACAGCAACTTCAACAAGCTCAGAGTAAATTAGAAAGTCTAAATGAGGCTAAGTTACAACTTGAACAACAAAAGGTTGAAAATGAAAGAGAGCTTGGATGGTTTACTGCTAAGAACGATGCAAAATATAAGAATGCCCAAGCAGAAAATGACACTAAGAGAACAGAAGTTGAAATACTTCAGTTATATGATAATAACCCGTACAATGATAAAATAAAGCAAGTTTAAAATGGAATTAAAAATGCAAGTTTGTACTGATGATTCTTGTAAAGTAATCATTAAAGATGTTACAGATGTAGGAGACAACGGTTATTTACCAGAGTCTTCTTCTGTAACTGTAAAAAATAGATTTAAATATTCTGATGCTGTCTCTATAGATGTTTTACAATATAATAAAACTACCGGCCCAGAAGTTCAAGTTCCTATATATACAGAACATACAGATACAATTAAACCTATTACTCTTCCAGTTGGATTCGATGGATGGTTTGATGTAGTTCATATTGTTTTACCTTCTCAAGAATGGTTTATAAGAGAACAAGAGAAGGAATCAGGGTCAGCTCTTCCAATATATGATGCCGTATATTTCTCTGACGGAAAGAGTATTTATAAATATATAAACGAAGAAGTATCTGCAGTAGAGTTATCAGAAGTTATAGAAAGAAACGAAGAAGGTACAACTATTTCTAGAATAAGTGAAAATTATGTGTCCATTTGTTTTCTTAAGAAATGTTATATATCTTTGTGCCAGCAAATATTTAATAACCGAGGATTTAGTAAATGTTGGAGCAAAAGCACTCAAATAGGCGAGCTGACTTATAGAAGAGATTTAGTTTGGATGGCAATAAATGTTATCGAGTATATGACTGAATTTAATCAACTTGCTGAAGCAGAAAGAATAATAGAACAAATAGGAGGTTGTAATGGATTATGCAAATCAGAATTTAAGCAGATTTCTAATCACGAATGCGGATGTGGTAAGTAATCTTAAAGAGAAAGTTATTTGCGAATACCAAGATTTACTTTTTTCCTTAGAAAAAGGATATAAACTAGATTATCAATTAATTCTTGAACAAATAAGTTTAATTGATTTACTCGAGAATAATGAAATGGATGATAAAAAATCTATATTTATTTCACAATTTTATATTAATAATAGATGGCAGGTAAAGCTATTTTAACCCCTGGAAATTCTGGAGGACAAGCTTGTCTTCAAGCAGAACCAACAAAAGATACTTCGCAGTATCTAGAAAGAGATAATTTTCTGGGAGAATATAGTGAGGAAAGTGAAAAGCAATTGGTAAGAGAGAATTTAGAAGTTTATCCTAAAACTTCTGTATATACTAAACTGGAATCGGATACAATTGCCAAACAATTAATTAAAGATGCGTTTGCAACACATCTAAATTCAGACGACCCTCATGGTATTTTACCTCAAGTAAATTCGCAGTTAGAAGGGATGGTGAAAGATGATGGAAGTACTCCATTTAAAGCTCCTCAAACAGGAGTTGACCCTATTGCAGAATTCCACTTGACTACAAAGAGATTTGTGACTAGTTTATTAGATAGTCACTTACGTATAGATGACCCACACAATATAATGGATAAAGTAAATGAGGCTTTAACTGCATATACAAAACTTTCTCAAGTATATTTAAAGCAAGAAGTTTACAAGAAGAACGAAGTTGATGCTTTATTCAGTCCTTTCATTAAAAAAGATGGAAGTACTCCTTTTATAAAAGCTCAATTAGGAGTTGACCCTATTGCTGAGAGTCATCTAGCTACTAAGCGATATGTTGATTCTGTGATGAATAATCACTTAGTAGATATAGACCCTCATGGATTTATGTCGATTCTTAATCAGAGGCTTGCGCTTTACTATAAAAAAAGCGATACTTACTCCAAAGCAGAAACTTATTCAAGAGCTCAAATTGATAGCATTATAAATAGTTTAGTAATTGAAGCTGCAAAAGGTGCTATTGAAGAGCATATAAATTCCTATGACCCTCATGGAACTCTTAAAGAAATCTATGGAAAACATTATGTACAACGAGATGGTACCATTCCTTTTACTGCCCCTCAGTCTGGAGTTGAAGGTACTGAAGAGAACCATTTGGTCGTGCTAAGTCAATTGAATGAACAAATAGGAAACCTTAAAAAAGAGCTTCAAAAAGAAATTAAGGATAATCAGCCTGTATGGAAAACTAGTGGACCAGTACAAACAACAGTAGGATTTGTAGAAGATAATTCAGAAATTGCAAACGAAGTTACATTTCAAGAAGCTATGGATGCAATTTTTTATGGGCAGGCAGCTGCAATTAGTGCTCCTCCTACAGCAGTTATTGGAGAATCTGTTGAAGTAAACATGCAAGTTCATGGCATAATTGCCCTACAGCACGCAGAATTATTTCAAAATGAAATACTAATCGGAACCTTCACTGGAGAAGATTTTAAAGACGGATTTCATTCTATTCAATCAAATCCAGTTACAGAAGATACGGTGTTCAAATTTGTAGTAACATTAATCAGCGGAGTTGAACATACAGTTACTTGTACAACTAAAGTTGCTTTACCAGTATTTGTAGGATTACTTCCTCAATGGAAGCCGGCATACACTGTATCATTTGAGTATCTACAGGAATTAGTTGGAGCAGATTCAATAAATAATGAATTTACAGCTTTTGGAGATGAAGCATTTGAAATTACTCATAAATATAATTTCTCAACCCCAGAAGAACTTAAACATTTATTTATTGCAATGCCAAAAAGTTATCCAGATTTAGTAGAAGTTGTCACTCCTGCTCAAAATTTTGGAATAGATGCTTTCGATGTAATTAGTGATATACCATTCCAAGTTCCTGGAGCTGCAGAGGATGTAATATATAAGCTTTATGTTTATAGACAAGCATTAGCATTCCTTAATTCTGAAATAACATATAAATTTCAACCACTTTCACCGATAATATAAAAAATGGGACAATATAGTGAATTAATAGGAAGTTTTCGCAGAACAGGTAATTTTCCAATAGAGAGCAATTATATTTTTGAAAGCGAAACTGCTTTAAAAGAATTTTATAATCTTCCAGAAAATAAAGCTACTTTACATAAAGGATTGCTAAAAATAGTAGCAGACTCCACTACAAATAACCAATCCTTATGGTGGGCTATTAAAAAGGAAACTAATGATGAATTGGAATTTAAACAACTTATTACATTTACAGATGTCGGAGATTTAAATTCTAAACTCGCTGAACTGGAGGAAAAATTAAATAAAGAGATACTTGATAGAAAAACTGCTGATGATGCTATTTGGGGAGACTCTGACCACACAACCATTCCAGAAGGACTAAATAGTTTAAAAAAGTTAGCTAAAGCCATAGAGAATTTAAGATTTGATTTAAATACTTTATCTACAAAAGTTTCTTCCGTAAAAGAAGAATTACAAGCTACTGTAGGAACTTCTGTAGAAGATATAAAAGAATATCTATCAACTCTTACATATTCTTCGTTAACTTCAGTATCTAATGAATTACATAGGTTTCTAAGTACTAAAGATGTAGCTAACATCCAAATTAATACATTCCCAGAACTACAAGATTTTTTAGTAGGATTTACTGATTCAGATACATTAAAAGATGCGCTTGCTAAAATAGTTTCTGATATTATGGGAGACCCAAGTCCCACTTCTAATTTCAGAACTCTAAGAGGAATTGAAGATTTTGTAAGGGCATTACAAAGTACCTTGGAAAATAAACAATCTAATATCCAATCTGAATTAGACCAAACTCAAATAGGGGTAGGTTTAAGTGGGGATGGCTCTTATAATCCAGACCAATCTACTACGTATTTAAAAGAGGCAACATCAGTGATGAACGCCTTAAAAATACTTGATGGATTAATTAACGAAGCTATAAATAATGTTAATATTCAATCAGTTGATACAGATACAATTGATTTAACAATCAATAAACTTTCTGATAAAACTGAAATATCTGGTATTGTAAGAATTTCAACAGCTGACGGAAACAATGTTATAGTAAAAAATGATGGACTTTTTTGTAAAATTGTTTCCACCTATGAAAACGGAATTTTAACTATTAAAGTTAATGATGCAATTATTGGACAGCATATTATAGGATTATCTACTGTAGTAGAAGATGCAAAATATGACCCTGACCAAGAAGCTATTGTTATTACATTTAAATTATTAGATGGAACAAAGCAAGTAATCAATATCCCAGTAGGAACTTTGATTAGAGAATGGATTATTGATAATTCTGACCCAGATAAAGTAGTGGAACTTGTAAAAGTTGAAGAATTAGGAACTGGGCCAGATAAATTATCCGCGGATGTGAGATTATTTGTTGGAGATAACAACTTGTTACAAAAAAGAGGAAATACTTTATATGCTGGAGGTACTTCTGAGAATATTACACATGACGGAAAAACTTTAGCAACTGTAATTAACGAGCTTAGCACAGATACACAGACTGTTAAAACATCTGTTGAAAAGGTAGCCAGCGACTTAGCTACAGAGACATCAAGAGCTTTATCGGCAGAAGCAAAAAACGCTAATGATATTGTTACAGAAACTTCTAGAGCTAAAGTAGAAGAAAATAGAATTGAAGGATTAGTAACTACTAATAAGGAGAATATAAATCAACTACAATCTGATATAAAGTTAAAAGCTCCAATTGATTCTCCAGTATTTACTGGAGTCCCTCAATCATCTACTTCTCCAGACGCTAACGACAGCTCTCAAAGACTTGCAACTACTAACTGGGTTAGAAGTGTTGTTCCTAGTCAGGACACTATTGCATCATTAATTTGGGGTAACTACGATGAATAAAAAAATAACAAGACCACAGAATATGAGCCAACTAGACTATTTATGGACTACGTATGGCTCATACGAAGTGTCTAACAAAATAGACACAGAAAATACAATTCCCACTTCTACAGCGATTAAAGAATATGTAAGTGATATTGGAGCGGGAATTACAGAATTAGACACAGAAAAAGTGCCTGATAACAAGATAAAAATTTTAGGCAAAACTCCAGATGGAGAGGAATTAACGTCTATTCTTATTGACGAAGATACTAAAATCTTAGGATTTAAAAGGCATACCATAACTCAAGAAGACATAGATTCTGGTTGGGGTACTGCAATAGGAGAGGAGTGGATACTATTAGAAACTTCCGTTGGAAATTTTAAAATCCCTATTGAGGACCTAATAATTAAGGGGCAGGAATCGGATACTGTTATTAATCAAACAAAAGATGGAAAAATAGTATCTTCAATTAAAATTAATAATCCTATTATTAATAAGTCCGTTACTTTAAAAACTACTTCTGATGGTTTATGGGCTGATTTGATTCTAAATCCAGATACCGAATCAAAGGTGTTAATTATAAAAAGCGATAAAGGAGTTGAGTGTAAATTTAATTGGATTGGTACAAACATTCCTGTAGGATTTAAGGTATTTAACACTTTCGATGAGTATCAACTCGAAACTACCGAATCCGGTGTAATATATCTAGTTAAAGATGTTAAATCTATATACTTTAATGGAATTAAGTTCTCGTCTGTAGGAGTTGACCCTCAAGATTATTACACTAAGGAAGAAGTATATAATAGAGAGCAAGTGGATGCCATGATTACTCCTCACACAAATGCATACACCAAAGAGGAATCGGACGCATTATATTCTAAAATAGAAACTACCAATAAATTAAGAATAGATTTGGACTATGAATCTTCTAGAGCTCTAGAAGCGGAATCTAATATAAATAAAGAATTAGATAGAAGAGTTACATGGGATGAATCTAAATCTAAGGTTGTACTGCCTTCAGGGGGTCAATTAGTCGGCATTAAATACGGCTCCGATGGAAGTAATCCGGAAGATGGGGCTACGATTGCTCAATTAAGTAAATTTGATAAAATGGATTTTGGGTCTTCAAAATATCCATTGAATCTAAATGTTCCAGCTGGACAAAGACCTACAGTACAAGAAGCAGGTCAATCTGGTGAAGAAGCTCACCAAATAGCATACTTATCCGATATTCAAACTAGCGTAGATGCCTATACTAAAGCTGAGTCTGATGATAAATTTGCAAACAAGACCGATGTTTATACTAAATCTGAAGTAGATGACCTTATATCAGAACCTATAGATGCTTATACTAAATCTGAATCAGACCAAAAATATGCTACTAAATCAGAAGTAGAAGCTAAACAAGATGCATTAATAAGCGGAACTAATATCAAAACATTTAACGGGCAATCGATTTTAGGAATTGGAAACATAGAATTTGAACAAGGTAAAGTTATATTAGTAGTTTCTGAGCTACCTGAGTCTGGAGATTCAGATAAAATATACCTAGTTCCTAACGAAAGCTCTAGAACTAATGATATCTACGATGAATATCTATGGATTGCAGAACAGTCTAAATGGGAATTTTTAGGTAATAAACACGTAGATGTAGACCTTACAAATTATTATACAAAAGAAGAAGTAGACGAATTAATTACTCCTCATGTAAACGCTTATACTAAACAAGAGAGTGATGCTAAGTACGCTACTATTGAAGTCGTAAATACTAAGGTTGATAAAGTAGTCGGAAAACAATTGTCTACAGAAGATTACACCTCTGAGGAAAAAGAAAAGCTAGCTGGACTTTCTAATTATGATGATTCTGAAGTAAAAGAAGATATTAGTAATAATACTCAAGCCATAAGTACTTTAACCCAAACAGTTAATTCTAAAGTAGATAAAATTGAGGGAAAAGGTCTTTCCACAGAAGATTATACTTCTAACGATAAAACTAAACTTGCAGGAATAGAAGAAGGAGCTCAAGTTAACATTATTACATCCGTATCTGGACGCACGGGAGATGTTGTTTTATCTAAAACTGATGTAGGGTTAAATGATGTAGATAATACTTCAGATTTAGATAAACCTATTTCTACAGCAACACAATCTGCCTTAGACCTTAAGGTTGATAAAGTTTCTGGTAAAGGATTATCGACTAATGATTACACCTCTGAGGAAAAGTCTAAATTAGAAGGAATAGAAGCAGAAGCTAATAAATATGAGCATCCAACAACATCCGGTAATAAACATATCCCTTCCGGAGGAACTTCTGGGCAAATATTAGTTAATACGGAAGACGGAACTGTAGCATGGGCTGATACAAGCAGTAAAATTGAAGAGCAGTTTCAATTACTTAATACTATGTGGGAACAGCTCCAAGAAGAACAAGTAAATCTTCAAAGTCAAATAGATTCTATGGCTATTAACGAAGATGTATATGCTTATGGAGTTGAATGGGACGTGACAGTAGCAGACCCAACTTTGACAAGAATAGGAAACCCGCTATTACATAAACAACTTCCTATTCAATCTTCTTTTAGAGGTTGTGTTGCGCAGGGTCCAGTTATTAAATATTGGTTAAATCCAAACAATTGGGCTTATAAAGAAAATGGAGAAGCTTCTGTATTAGATGGAACAGATGGTACTGTGAAAGTACACTCTATAAAATTTTATGGTAAATCTGGAAGTAAAGAAAATAAACGATGGGTTAAAATTTCCACAGTAAAAATCGACGACACCTGGGTTGAAATTCCAGAATTATTAATTGATGCATATAGATGTACAGTGGATACTACTAATTCTGATACACCCAAGGCTGTATCGGTAGTAAATACTTCCGCAGAATTTAGAGGTGGAGCTAATAGAGCCAGTATGGACGACTATCTTGATTCTGACAAATTTAGGACAGACCTAGGTAAACCTAGAACTAGTGTTTCTAGAGCAACTATGCGAACTTGTGCTAAAAATGCTGATTCTGAATTACTCTGTTACGAATACTATAAATGGATATTTTATTGGTGCTGGGTAATAGAGTACGCCACATTTAATTCACAAGCAGCATATAATGCTGATTTAACAGCTGAAGGTTATCATCAAGGCGGATTAGGAGATGGGGTTACTACGTGGGATGGTGCTAATTGGGATAACTATAATGGCCATTGTCCACTAACACCATGCGGATACTGTAATGAATTTGGTAACTTTACTGGAGTAAAGGATTTAGTAATTCCTGAAACTGTAAAGGATGAGTCTACGACAATAGCTTCTAAGACATTTAAAGTTCCAAGATGGAGAGGATTTGATAATCCATTTGGAGACATCTGGACTAACTTAGATGGAATAATATTAAAAAGAGAAGCTGCAAATGAGGATAGTAATGTATATACAACAACTAATCCTGAAGAATTTACAGATGAATTAGGTAGTAAATCTATTGCTGGAATAGAAGTTGCAAAGGAAGGTTATATAAAAGCCTTTGACCTAGGCAGGACTGGAGAAATTATTCCTTCAGAGGTTGGTGGTTCGTCAACAACATATATGTGTGATTATCATTGGTGCAAAGTTTCGAGTACATCGTTGAGGACGCTCCTCGTTGGCGGCAGCGCTTATGTTGGTGCTCATTCCGGTCTCGGTAGCTTCTATTCTCGCGATGGGGTCGGCTATGCCGATGCCACTGTCGGCTTTCGTACAGTAATTAGACTAAATTAAAAGAAATAAATATAAATTAGGGTGCTATTTCTTTACTTTTGTATTGGTTCAGACAAGATTAGTAGCAAACACTCCTCGTTAGCAGCAACGCTAATAATGGTACTAATTCCAGTCTCAGTAACTTCAATTCTAACAATGGGGTCAGCAATGCCAATGCCAATGTCAGCTTTATTATATATTAAGTCAAGTAAGAATAGTTTTTGTCTGAAATAGTATCCTTGCCCCTTGGCAAAAAATGACGTAGTATTTAACATAACGGGTGTTAGTAGGATTATTCTCGAACGCTTCCAACTAAAATATATAAGACCTTGAAACGAATAGGATATTTACACGAACAGATATATTCTCTCGATAATATTTATCTAGCAGATAGTAAGGCTAGATTAAATAAAAGAAATAGGTGGGGAATAAACAAACATGATAAGCATAGAGATATAGAAAACATCGAACTAGCTTTGAAACTGAGAGACCTAACATATGAAACCTCTCAGTACAGCACATTTACAATATATGAGCCTAAGGAGAGATTAATCTTTAGGCTCCCTTATTATCCAGATAGAATAACACACCATGCTATAATGAATATCATGGAACCGATTTGGACAAACATTTTCATAAAACAAACATATTCGTGTATAAAAGATAGGGGAATACATAATGTAGCATATGATTTAAAAAAGGTCTTAAATAAATATCCAGAGGAAACAAAATATTGTTTAAGAATGGATATTAGAAAATTTTACCCCTCTATTAACCACGACATCCTATATAATGATATACTCACAAAGAAGATAAAAGATAAGAAGCTTTTAGCACTTCTTCGAGAAATTATTTATTCTGCAGAAGGGGTTCCTATTGGAAATTATCTATCTCAATTCTTTGCAAATCTATATTTAACTTATTTTGACCATTGGGTTAAAGAAGAGTTGAAATGTAAATTTTACTTTAGGTATGCTGATGATATAGTTATATTGAGCAATAATAAAGATTATTTGCATAATATTCTAGTATCAATCAAGACATATTTAAAGGAGGTCTTAAAATTGAAATTAAAGCCAAATTACCAAGTTTTCCCAGTAGCTAGTAGAGGAATTGATTTTGTTGGTTATAAATTTTTCCATACCCATACTTTGATAAGAAAATCTATAAAAGTTAAACTTTTTAGATTAATTGCAAAGTATAGAAAAAAGAAAATATCGAGAACTGAGTTAAAACGAAGAATTCAAGCCTATTTAGGCTGGCTCAAGTATTGTGATTCTAAAAATTTATTAAGAAAAGTTCAACGACTAACAGGGTTAAGATGTACAAACTGGAATGGGAAAGAATCTAATATTTGTAGATTTTATAATAAATATATCCATGTTGTAGAAGTAATCAATTTCAGTAAGTGTTTCAGAGTTGATTTTGTCTACAAAAATAAACCTTATTATTTTAAAAGTAAGGACAAACGATTATTTTATTCCTTACTCAGATATACATTTCCGGTAAATTTTAAAATAAGACCTAATGTTAGAACCAAAAAGAATAAGTATGAACGTTCAGCCAGATAAAATTCAATTTCTTGGGAACGGAACATATTACTATAATTATGACATTCAATCTGAACAAGTTTTAATAGATAACATAGAGACTGATGAACCACATGAAGAAACAAGATGGAATTATATCCAAGTACATTTAAGAGGTTTTCCAGACTATAAAAAATGTATCGAGGCTGTTATTAGAGCCTATTTAACATTAAGCGAAGAACTCGCAATAATTAACAAATATAGTTCGCATCAATTAGGAGTAATAAAAGACCCTTCTGCTAGTTCTGATTATTATGAATATATTAGTTTAATAGCAACTATAAAGACTAATGTGAAAAAAGATTTTGAAATTTTAGAACCAGAAGTTTCAGAAGAACTTGTTCCAAGTCAAGCGGATATGATTAAACTATTACAAATACTTATAACAACTGCTGAACTTTCTGATACTCAAGCATTAATGTGCAAATCCTTATATCCTACTTGGAGGAGTTGTATAGGAAAAACGTTAAATGCTGGCGACAAAATAACGTACAAAGGAATTTTATACAAGGTAAAACAAACTATAAATACTGTATTGGAAAACCAAGCACCTGGTATAGAAACTGCAGCACTATACGAAGAAATTGATGAAAAACATAAAGGTACAAAGGAAGACCCTATTCCCTATAACGGAAATATGGAGCTTAAATTAGGCAAATATTATTCACAAGAAGGAGTAATTTACCTATGTTCTAGAGATAGTGGGCAAGCAGTTTATAATTCCCTAAAGGATTTAGTTGGAATATATGTGGTTGTTGCTTAATAAAAAACTATTAATAAATAATATTTATGGCTGAAGAAAAAAGAGTTATATTTAGTTTCTTGACACTTGATGGCTTTAAGGCGAGACTTGCGGATGGAACATTTACCCCTCAAGGGAATTATATGGTCTTTATTCAAGACAAGAAACTTATTTGGACTAAAGGGCAATATTTTGCTGAATCTAATGTAGCTGTTATTAAATTAAGTCGTCCTACTCCTAAGTCTCCTGGATATAATATAACAGAAGAGGAAGCTCGAACTATCGACGAAGCTTATGCTAATGGAAAAGTATTGATTTTTATAGAGGACGATATTCCTCTGCTCGTTAAATCGATAACCCCATCTGAATCTGAAGATTCAGGCTCGTATGAAGCTTATGCTACTGATGTGGTTTACCATGATTCTCATGGATTTAGGCTACTGCATTATAGAATTTCTATAGATACTAAATCATTACTTGTCACTATACTTTTTTCAGATGACGAAGAATTATCTTTAACTAATACAGGAAGCGGAGATGAGTATCTAGCTAATGATGGAAAATATCATGTTATAAATACAGAATCTGTTGAAACTACAGAAGCAATTCCTGTTGCAGGGGGACCTCTTGCCGAATTACTAAATAATGCAGGAATTACAAGTATTTCATCTAAGACTAATATGCAGGATTTACTAATGTCGTTGTTTACAAAAGAGCTATGGCCTTCTCAACTTACGTTTAAAGAAGGCACAATTACTTCCTCTATAGAACAGCCGACATTTACTTTAAATAAGAGTGGATTAGTAGAAGTTGGAACCGAGGTAACTGTATCAGAGATTACTATTAATGCTGCATCTTCGGGCTCAACAAATCGCAGTTACAGCGGATTCACCTATGGGTATTCTATCGCCAACGATAATACAAAAGACAATTCTAGTACAACTATTAATGTTTCTGCTACAGGAATAGTATCAACTAACGATGCTTATACATTAAAACGTACTATCAATTCTGCAGAAGTTTCTGCTCCAACAAATACAAACCCTTCTCAAGTCAAATTAGATACTACTACATTTGAGGCAATAGAAGGAAACAACAGTGTTAAAGCCGAAGTTACTGGAACTAAATACTCAGGAACATTCGCAGAGATTCCAGTTTATTATGCTTGTTCAAATCTGGGTAAAACTAGTACAAGTCATAAGTCAGATGCAAAGAGTCAAGTAACTATTACTAGTTCTATCCCTTCTAACTCTAAAACGATATCTATTACTGGAGTATATCCATATTTTACAAATAAAGATAATATTGTTGAATTTGCTAAACTTGCTTTAACTACTAATAAAACTTTAGATATTACATTTGTATCTGAGACTGCTAGTAATAAACACTCATTTAAGTTACCTGCTAAGTTTAATGTAACTAAAATTACATTATTAAATACTCTCAGTGGACAGTATGAAAACTATGATGTAAATAAATTTACTACAACTGAAGAGAATATAGATGTTCAAGGTAAGCAAGTAGCTTATAAAGTATATACTCGTAATGATGGAACCAATGGAAGTTCATCATTTAAAATCACATTCGCATAATTATGAGAAATAAAGGAACGTTTGAATTTAGTGGTAATTTAGAGGTAAGGAAAGATGGGCCTCTTGAAGCCAAAAGTCTTGCCACTAATTATGCTGATTTAGTTAAAGAAGAAAACTGGACTGATTCAGATGGAGTAGTTTGGGTATATCCAGGACTTAATGTTACTTGTAAAGATAGGCCTGGAAAAATATATCAATTAGCCTCGGATGATTATACAAACGAAGATAATTGGATTCCGATTGGAGATACATCAGAAATTAGTTCTAAATTACAGGATTTTATAAATAGCAAAGGCTCTGCTAATGGAATTGCTTCTTTGGATGAACAAGGGGTAGTTCCATCTGCTCAGCTTCCATCATATGTAGATGATGTAATTGATGTTTATGCTACTTATGATAAATCTGCAGAAGGTGTCTTAAGTAATATACAATTATTTTCTAATCAAGAGAAAACAACTCCTATCACTCCAGAATCAGGTAAGATTTATATAGATGTAGAAGGAAATTATCAATTTAGATGGACTGGAACACAATATACAACTGTAGGTGCTCCAACTGTATTAGGAGAAGTTACTGGAACTGCTTATGATGGCGGTAAGGGTAAAGCCTTAGCTGATAGAGTAAATAAAATACCTAATAAAATCATAACAGACACAAAAAGTATTACATATGGTCCTTCTCAGATAGCTTTGAATTATGAGTATTATTTACATGACCAAGATACTACTAAAACTAGTACACATATCATCAGTGTAGCAAATACTTCTAATGCCGGAGTAATGTCTGCGGCTGATAAACAAAAATTAGATACTATAAATCAGGCTAAAACTTTATCAAGTGCAACTGCTGGACAATGGATTAGATTTGCAGAACTTTCTGATTCTGGATATAATTCAGCTTTAGTAACTATAAAAGAAGGAACAGCAGGAGCTACTTTCTTTTTTAAATGTAGAAGTAACGGGGAAGTTACAGTTAAAGTGATGGATGTAACTCCAAATATTTATTTAACTAAAATAAGAGTTATAAAGCAAAATGGACAATCTAATGGATATTTAGAGGCTTATGTCGATACTGCAAGTTCTTCTATAGCTGCAAATATCTCTTTAAGTATTAATATAAACCTTACGGATATAACTGTCACTAGTGAAATTCCAGGAGGATATACATCAGAGGAAGTAAGTTTAGTATAAATTATAGGGAGAGTTAATCTCTCCCTCAAATTATCGATTATGACACAAGAATATGTTATTCAAAGAAAAGGAGCAGTTATATCAGAGGGAGAAAATTCTTTTGTTCCAGAGGAAGGTTTAAGGGCTGCCGAATATAGACTTATAGGTAGTACTCCAGATGCTAAAGCTTCTGTAATATTACTTTGTGAAAGCCGAAATCCTTCTCAATGGGCTGGAATAATTGGAAGAATTTATGCTCTTAGGGGTTGGAAAGACTCTTTTAATATATCCTGGATGATAGATGTAGTCTGCACTCAATCTTATACTGACAACAAAATCTTTAACGTTGGAACTAAAATAGGAACAGGCCAAGCATCAATACAAGCTGGAACTTGCGAATATCAAGGAAAAACTTACTTAGCTCTAAGTGTAGGGAGCGATTCTACTATGACACTTTTCTTTACAGGACTTCATTCAGGAGATTGTTTATTTTCTATAGTTAATCTAAATGATGTTAGTTGGAATGAGTAATAAATTTTATATAATGAATCTATATAATAAAAACAGGGGGGGGATTTAGTGTATGGCCGAAAAATATGCACTTCAAAGCGAAATCCCCAATAAGTTATCCCAGTTAGAAAACGATAGCAAATTTTTAGCAGATAGTGGAGGTTGGCAAGGTCCAATTCCAGGAGAAAAAGTTTGGTCACATACAACCCCTGGTGGAGGAGAATTTGTATTAACAGAAGAAGTCCCTGAAGGTGGAGGTTCAGCAACAGCTAATATAGGAGTTGACGGAAAATTTTATTGTAGAGAGGGTGAGCTAGAAGTTTTAGCTGAAAATTCTGGAGTAATAGCTCCAATATGGGGAAGGTATAAACAAGTTGATTTAAGTTCATTAGACCAAAATAAATGGTATCCTTGTGCCATAGGATTAGGACATCCATCTTCACAAAATAGACCAATTGAATTTTATTTACAGAATGCTTTAGATGGATTGAGCCATCCTTCTTGGGCACAACATGATGCTGGATTTACTTTACAAGTAGGAATAAGAGTTAATCCTAGTGGTTGGGGAGGATGTCCAGAAGACCCTGTATACTTATTTTATAATTACAGATTTGGCGGAGAGTCGGCATTTGGAGGATTTAAACAAGATGGAACAAATTCTACCTTAATTGTTTGGTTAAGAGGAGGGGCAATATATTTTTATTATTGTACAAATAACGAAGGAGCTCTTACTATATATGAGAATGGTTATACATCTCCTAACGATAGTCAATTTAATTGCGATGTAGAAACATCTCAAGGTGGATTATTTAGAAGTACTAGTACAATACTAAGTAGCGGTCTATACAATTCACACTTTAGATGGGTACATGATGGAGAAGATACTCATAGCGGACTGGGAGATTATTCTAATGGAGATTTAACATTAGTTTCAGGAAGAAATGGAATGGATATGAGATTTTATACAAACAATGCCAATATAGATTTTCATGTCCAGAATTACGTTGAAGGAAATGTAAACTCAAATAGAATAGCTTGGTTTAATGCTAACGATAATGGATTTTATTCTAACCATTCTATTCATGCAGAAGGAGGATTTTTTAAAGATTCTGATGAAAGACTTAAAACTAATATACGAGAAATAGATTGCACTCTAGAGGACATTTTATCTATACCTACTGTAGAATTCACGATGCATGATAAAGACCAAATAGGAACTATAGCTCAAAAATTGGAACCTAAGTTTAAAAGTTTGGTTAAAGAATGCACTACAGAAGCAAATAGGGTTACTAATCCTGAAGAATTTGAACATATAGATATTAATGGCGAAGACTATGTAAAAGTTAAAAAGACAGAGTATGAACTACTTAGTATTCTAGCCATTAAAGGATTAAAACTTTTAAATGAAAAAATAAATGAGTTGGAGAGAAAACTTAAAAACTAACGGGGGGGGGGTTTAAGTTATGAGAAGCGATTATGCTTTGACATCACAAATACCAGTTGAACAAGTAAATATAGGATTTAAGCAGGATTATGAATATAATGTAATTCTACTTTATAAAACCGGAGAATTTAATATTCATAGAATAAATGGAACTATATTTACAGAACAAAATGGAATTGGGCGGTATCTAGCTGGAGACTTAAGTGTTTGGTACAGTAAATGGTCTTCATCTGACCCACCACAACAAGTATGCAATATTGTTAATTCCGGAATTCCTGGATTAAGATTTTCTTTTTGCAAATGTACTTATAATGGAGAAAGTTGGGTTGCATTAAAGTTGGCAACTGTTCAAGCAGTTAATATTTATTTCATAGGAACATATCTCAATATTAGTTGGGAAATGATAAAATATTATAATGAGCATACCCAAGAAGTACTAAATTCAGAAATAAATTCATCTATAGAAGATTTTAGTTCTGATATACTTCGATACGATAGTACTTATTATGCTACTTTAAACGATATACCTAATCATGTACAATCTGCAGATAAATTAGAAAATCCATGGACCAATACTCAATCTTGGAATACTCAAAGATATTCTGGAGTATATACTATGTGCAGTAATACCAGCGATGGAGTTTCTGTCCCTAGCGGTTCTCCAGATAGGTGCTGGTCTGGACTTAATGTAGGAACAGGCTATACTCAATTTCAAGTGGCTACTTATGGCGGTGGTACTGATGCGGCTCAATTCAGCTTTAGACGTCAATCAGATACCGGAGGAAATGAAGATTGGACTCCTTGGTATGAAATGTTTTGCGGAATAAGAAAATATGAAAATTTAACATTGCCTACAGATGGTTCTGGAATACAAATAGCTACTGCAAAAGAAGTAGAAACGTTCAAGTGGATACTTTTAGATTTAAATAAATACCAAGATGGAATCGGAGATTGTCATATAATGACTATAAGTTTATCTAAAAAGTATAATAAAACTGTAATGGTACCTTATTATGGAAGCCCAGCATTTATTTATATGCAATTAGACTTTAATGATAGTGGATTATACGCTTCCATATCCAGTGGGAGTGGTACTTTTAGAATAAAAGGAATGACAATTTTCAAGTAATATAATTTCTACGAGGGGGGGGGTTAGGATTTAAATGCCTCTTTTCTTGTATAAAAGAAAAAGCATGAAACAAGAATATATTACTGATACAATTCTTACAAATACTATAGCTGCATTAAATGAACAAATTAGTGCGCTACAATCTGCTTTAAATAATTTACAAGCTACAGTAAATTCTAAAGTTAGTCAAGATGATTTTAATTCTTTGCAATCAGTTGTAAACACTAAAGCTTCACAATCATCACTAGATAGTTTGAGTAATACTGTGTCCGGCAAAGCTAATTCTTCAGATGTTTACAGTAAGTCTGAAATAAATTCTACTGTTTATAGTAAATCTGAAGTTAATTCTTTATTAAGCAATAAAGCTGATAATTCTACAGTTAACAGCATACAATCAACTGTAAATAACAAGGCAAATCAGAGCGACCTTAATAATGTATCTGGAAGAGTTTCTACTATTGAAGGACAGTATGTCAAATCTTCTAATATTAGAACAATTACTAAAATGACTTCCTCTGAATACGCTTCTTCAAGTAAAGATGCTAATACAGCTTATTTTGTAACCGATTAAATTTATAATTATGGGAGAAGTTAAAGTTAATACAGATAATGTTAATGAACTTTGGTTAAATAACGAGCAATTTCTTGCTTTCGATTTTACTAAGTTATTTAGTCAATTGAATTTAAACATGAATGGTGGAAGTCAACTTGGTAATTTTATACATGTTTTTAATTTAAGTACTAACGATGTACAAATATTTGGAACTAATGTTCCAGACACTACTGTTCTTGCAAAGTCAAGTAAATTAGTTGAATTAACTAATTTTGTATCTAACGCTACAATAACGTATAGAAATTTAGGTAGTGCTGAGTTAAAACTTATGTATAATTTTCATTACAGTAATACAAATAATCGCTCTAATTTTAAATATAATACTCTTACTTTAAGAAATACTGATTATTCTGATAATTATGAATTTGTTACATTTGGTGGAGTTATTAATATTTTTAATGCTTAAATATATAATATTATGATAGAAAGTAATCTTAGAATTGGCAATTCTTCAATTGGAGATTTGTATGTTGGATTTCAACAGATACTTGGAGGAAATCCAAATACATTTGAAATCCAAAGTGAATATGGAGGTATTGCTACATTTGTTCTTATAAATAGAAGTAGTAATCTTATAACCATTACTAATTGGGTTTCTGATGGTAGGGGGGGGGGGTAATTAATATTCCTGTTAATGGAGTTTATACTTTTGACTATATTAGAGATGCAGATGATTTTTCCATTACTAATAGTAGTAATCGAACTTTAGTTTGTAAACGCAGCTGGATATACAATTCTGATAACGGAGAAATGGATTTTGTTATGTGTCAAAAAGCAAACGTTGCTCCAGATGGCGCATTTATTTATATAAACGACCATTATTATTCAAATTTATATGTTGGAGTTGTAACTGATTAAAAATATAAAAACTATGAATGAAAATAATAATCTTAGAATTGGAGCCAGTGGAGCTGGACTCTTTGTAGGTAGTACTGAGATATTGGGGGGGGGGGGATAATGTAATATATGATTATGAACCTAATTCTTCAGATTTTATTTATCAATTGTTTATGAATTGTTCAGATTATACTGTAACAATAACAGTACAGAGTTTTACAACAGGTGTACCTAATACTACATTAACTCTAAAACCTGGTGTGAATATTTTGTATAAGCTAAAACAAGAATCTGAAATACAATTTATTAATTCTAGTGGTAGAGAAGTTATTTACGAATATATGTATTCATATTGGAATGATGATATGGTTGTTGGAAGAGACCATTATAGCATTTCTGAGAATACGGATGTAATTCACAGAGTAAATCACTTATATTACAATTATAATGGGACTTTTATTTTTATAAATCCTTAATAACACAGTGGTGTTTAGTTACCGTCTAATGGTGATGAATTTGCACAAGGAATGGGAATAATATCTATAACAGATGTATTTTAATAATCTATTAAACTAATAGGGGGGGGAGACCTCTCCTCAACTATTAAATATGAAACAAGAATATGCTCTTAAAGAATATGTAAGTGAAAATAATTATGGTAAAATTATAAATGGTTCCTCTTCTGAAATATTAACCAATTGTAATCTTACTGGAGATGAAGCAGAAGCTAAAATAGCAGCTCTATTTGGCAGCATTGATTTATTTAAATCGTGTGTACAAGATATGCTAGATAATCATACAAGATATTTTTACCATACAGAAGGTGGTACAAATAGTTGTAAAGAAATAAATGGACTTGCTTGGAAAAACGCAGATACATACGAATTAGATTTCCTTTATGAGTACTGGGCATCTAATATTCCTTATACAAAAAAAGTTGTATTACAAGTTACAGATTCAAACAATACTAGAATTGCTATTATAGAAGATATTTCTACTGACAAAAGTTTAGAGCAAAAATTTACACCTAGTGAAAAAAAGCTAGAAAGTAATAGCGATTTAAATGATTATAAAACTCAAGGCTCATGGTGGGAATCAAGTACCGCAACATTAAATACTATAGCCAATAAACCCGTAGGAAGAGTAGGAGAAGCTGTATTACAAGTCTTTAGTTGCGGTAATAATTATAAACTTCAAGTATTTTATAATATTACTCAAAATCTTGTTTTTATAAGAGCATATCAAGCTGACCATTGGACTTCTTGGAAAGATTGCAGTGGCAATGTTACTCAAGGTGGGGATGGAGTAATAGAGATAGGCAGATATATAGATTTTCATAAGGATTTCGATAGCAATAGTTCTGATTATACTTGTAGATTACAAGATGATAGTGATACTCCTAGACAAGTAATTCTTCCTTCAGAAGAAGGTACTATTGCTTTAACTAAAGATATAAATTGGGATAATATACAGTCTACAATAAGATTCAATAATGAATTTAATTTCTGCGATGATTCTCAAGGTGATTACTGTTGGATAAATTATAGAGGTAAATCTGGAAATACTACTTCTGCTGATAAACTGTTTATAGGAAACGGGCAGAGTAATGGAGGGTATGGAGCATTAGTTACTACTCATTACGACCATCCTTCAAGTCAACAAATGTATTTAGGTTCTAAATCTAATAATTCTTGGATAAGATGTCAAGATATATGTTGTCTGGATGGGGAAGCTGGAGATGGAATATGGTCTATTAAAACCGATGGAAATGCCCAATTCCAAAGAGTAGCTTCTGTTAATGGATTCTTTAAAGAGTCAGATAAGAGATTAAAATCCGATATCAAACCTTTAACTCATACATTAGACCAGATATGTTCTATACCAACTGATAGTTTTACTAAATCAGGAATAAAACAAATCGGAACAATTGCTCAAGACTTAGAAAAAATAATTCCAGAAATAGTTTCTGAAGATTATAAATTAGCTTCTGAAGTTCCTAACAAAGAGGAGTTTGAAATTATTCAGTATCAAAACAAAGACCAAGTTGATGATTACATAAAAGTGAAAAAAGTAGAATATGATATGTTAGGAGTCATAGCTATTGAAGGAATTAAACTTTTAAAACAAGAGATTGATAAATTGAATAATCGAATAAAAGAATTAGAAAATGGCAGAGATAGCGACGTGGAGCATGATTAACTCTAAAACTGGGTATGGTTCATCGGACTCTTACTGTCCTGCAAAATCAGAAATATTATCTTACAATAGATTATACGTGGAAGGAAGCTACTCTGATAATCAACTTGTTCAAATAGACGATGTTAGAGGAAAGACGATAGGAAATATATACATACTCAGTATAGATAACAATAATGGACGGCTAACTGTCGCTGATAATGCTTTAGATAGAAAATCTCAGCTGTCAGTAACATATACTCTAAGATATAACGGTAAAACTTTATCTAATACTAAAGTGATGTATACAAACGTACATTCATTTATGGTATATTTTACTGCAAATACTTTTGAGTCATTTACAATAGATTCTGTTAGCCCTACTGAAGATAATGATTATATTTACGTAATAGGAACACCTTAAAATGATTAAAATTTCGTGGTATAAATATGCTATTATTTCCATGATAATAGCTGCAGTATTTGGAATCACATTGGGTATGGGAACCACATGTCTGATTCCTGTGTCATTTGTAGTACTAGGTTGTAGTGCTTATGAAAACTTTCATAATGATTTATCTTATAAAAAATCTCTTTTAGAAGGAGGGTTACCTTCATTAATTGGAGGAATAATTATTTGGATATGCTTTTTATTAGCATAAGATAAAAATTTTACTGTATATCTACATTCATTAATAGTCTGTACGGATAAATTTTGAGTGCGATTATATTTATTAAGGACTTTTAAAGTTTTTTAATAATTTAGTTGCAGGACTCAAAAATTATCCGTATTTTTGCATTGTTATCATAGGATGTAGACCGAGACGTCTAAAATTATAATAAGGTCGAAATTCATTGGTGCCAGGTAATCTAACGTCGGATTACTTAATTTTTTTAACAATTTAAAAATTTTAGAAATGGCAGAATTTTTAACAATGGAAGAAGCCGAAGATAAATTCGGTAAAAAGGGGAGAACGAACGCAGCCCTAACTCTCGGTATTATCGGTACTGCACTTGGTGCATTTGCTAATAACGGAGGTTGTGGATGTGGAAACAACGGTGGTATTTTAGGTGGACTCTTTGGAGGAAACAACAACTGTTGCGCTATGCAAGCTGCTGAACAAGCAAAAACTATTGCAATGGCTCAAGGACAACAAGCTGATAATTTAGCTTGGGCTAACAGAGTGGAATCTATGCAAAATGATATAGATTTATATACCTATATCAATGGCAAAACACTAGCTACAAATGAAAGAATCGGAAATGAATCTCAAGTTTTAACTAACCAAATTTGGAAAGGAAGAGTTGAAGATTTACAAGAAAAGAGTGGAATGTACATCGATTTAATTACTCGTGACAACGCTCAAAATCAAAGACTTTGCGATGAATTATACAAACGCAGAGAACAAGATGTTCAAGAAAAAGCCGATTTATTTGCTAGATTAGGTTCAAGAATCTCTGAATTAGAGAAGAAAGAAGCTGCAACTGCTGCTGCTCTTCCTTTAATGTTCGAGCTTAATAAAGTTAATGCTGAAAGATATGCAGATAATTGCTGCTGCAAAACTGAAAAATCAATCATGGCTGTTGATGCATATCTGCAAAGACAATTAGACCATAAAATTGATGGACAGTTGAAGTATGCTTATAGCGATTTATGTGCACCAGTTCCAAGCATAGCTCCTTTATATTGTAGTCCTTTTACTCAGTACGGTACAGGAATGTACGCTGGTCAAGCTGCATCCAATTGGAATGCAATTAACACAGCCGTAAACGGGGCTTGCCCTACTTGTGCTGCTCAGTAACTAATAGAGATATTAAAGGGAGATTATGAAAGTAGTCTCCCTTTATTTTTATTTACCTAAAAATACACTGTGTAATGAGTATAAAAATCACTCCCTTTGGGACTACCACTGATACACAAGGAGCACAAATGCTTGAGTTTAATACATCTCTACCATGCGGTGCAAGAACAGATATAGCTCCTACTTCAACACTAACCGTAACTACAAGATGGGCAGAAGTCGAAAATGGACTTCAAGTTACTAAACTAGATTTAATTCATAATTTACAATATGTAGACTGTAAAGGCGCTACCAAAGTCGTTACACATCCTTATTCTACAATCATTGCGACAACCAACGCAACAACAACTCCGGAGACTATAACACCAGTTGTTACTAAATATGTTGACGTTTTAATTCCGAAAGGAGTTGATTATGTTACACAACAGGTAATTTCTGACTCTCCTACGGTTAACGCTCAGATAGCACATTGTGCTTATTCTGTATTTACAATTACGTTACCTGCAGCCCCTGCAGCTTAAGATTAGTAGAATAATAATTTAAAACTCGAATGACATGTTTGGCAATGCTTATGGCTCTACTAGCTTGGGTGATTTACAGAAATCTTACTATCAACAACTGGAAACGTTAAGTAAAATGCAACAACAGCAGCAAATGCAGAAGCTGTCTGTACTTGATGAAATTAATAGAAGTGTAAGTTCTTTATCAAACGAGGAACAATCTGTATTAGCACAATCTCATGATTATCAACTAGCGAAACAAACTTACGAAGCTGGATTTATGGCATTTATAAGTAATAAGTTTGCTGGAGAATATGTAGCTACTCCTGATGGAAAAATAGCTGCTGATAATCTATTAACTGCAATAAATCGCTCAAAAGAGAAGATTTCTGAGGAATTAAAAGCAAAACAAGAAAAGATAGACACTATGCTAAGTCTCCTTGAAAATGACCCAGAAATCAAGAAAAGATACAATGAATTAATGACAGGCAAAGAAATACAATAATGGTTAGTGATAAAGAAATATTAATGCAAGCTGCTGAAAAATATGCAAAAGGAATCGCGAGTAACTTTTTCGGATTATCCTCGCTACCAGTTCAAACGGCAGTCACATATGTTATAAGAAATTGGGTCGATAAGCATAATGATATGATTGACCTTTTCGTTGACAAAAATGGAAACATTAATACTAAGATACTAGGTGATGCAGCGAAAGCTGTACTAAAAGAAAACGGTGGATTCACTTTGGGAAAAGTCAAATTTGGAGAAGCCGATGTAGATGAATTATTTGGAATGTTCGACGAAATCAAACGTAAGAACTCATAATATAAATACCATCGGCAATCCTTTGTCGGTGGTATTTTTGTTTAAATCAAATAATCATGAAACATATTTTAGTACAGAGAACATATAGAGGAAACGCTTATACTATCGGTAAACTTTTCATTGATGGAAATTATATCTGCGATACATTAGAAGATGTTGATAGAGGATTAAGTAATACTATGACGGAAGATGAAATAAAAAAAATAAAGATATACGGAGAAACTGCTATTCCGACTGGAACTTATAAAGTCATTATGAATGTAGTCAGTGAAAAATTTAAAGATAGAGTATGGGCTAAACCTTATGGTGGAAAACTTCCCAGATTAGTTAATGTTCCAGGGTATGAAGGAGTATTAATTCATGTAGGAAATGTTGCTAAAGATACTCTTGGTTGTATTTTGGTAGGAGAGAATAAAGTTAAGGGTCAAGTAATATCATCTACTAATGCATTTAATAAAGTAATGAGTATTTTAAAAGATGATAATGATGTTGAACTAACAATTAAATAACATGGAAAAGTTATTTGGAAGAACTTATGAAACTATAGGTTCTACTGGTTCAGACTTTATCATTAAAACCAAGGGTCAAGTAAAAATTCAATGGGGAGGAAAATTTATTGATATAGTCAAGGATGGGAAGCTGGCTGTCGATGCTGATACTATAAAAAGTGTAAATTCTTTATCTGATATAACTAGTGATGGATTATATTTAGTTAAAGAAAATGGTTCAATATATGTATATATTGATGGAAATTTGATAAATCTAGTAGGAGAAGTTGGAACTACCTACGTATCTTTTAATGGTAAACAAACCACTACTGGAAGTCAAAAACAACAGGCTTTGTCAAATATAGGATTGATATATCCGACTCTAGAAGATGCTCTGCTGGAAGACATAAATAACGGATTCGTATACATTATAAATACTCAAAAAATTTATGTTGTTGACAATGGAAAATATTTTGAATATTCTATGTCTATCCCAAACCCATATCCTAAACAATTAGGAATTAAAAAAGACGACGATACCACAAATGGCAGTATAGTAATATATAAAGAAGGGAAGCAAAATGGGATTAATATAAATGAACTGTTTAATATATATTCAGATAACGGTAATTCTGTACTAGATGGTTCTACTGTAGTTATTAGAAATGATAATAGAGACATATTAACTGTAAATACTTCCTCTGTAAATTCTGAAGTTGATATACTATCGAACCAAGGTATGATATCTAACACATTTAAATCTATAGATGCGACTTCAAATAGAGGATTCCGGCTTTACATTAATAAAGGGGAGTCTACATTAGAAGTCGATAATATTATTTGGAGAAATAAGCCTTTAGAAGAATTTGGATATGTTTATCCAAGCCAATGGTTTCAAGAAGTAGCTACAATATCTTCTATAGAAGAGAATTCTGAAAATATCTATTCAATATCCTTTGGGCAGCTTTGTCCTTTTCTTCAAGGTAATATTTTATGTACTTACGTCACTGCTATGTATGAAATTGAAGGTGAAACTATGTATGAAGATGTGAAAGTGGCATTATCTGTATTGAGTACTTCTACTGATACTATCACTGCAACTATAGAGCTTGTAGGAGCTTCGTCTTCAGCTGAATCTTATGTCTACAACGATATAATAAGTGCTCTACAAGGAAAAAAATTATTTTTTGTAGCTGGCGGGAAACCAATTACCCGTCTATTGAATAATAATATAGATTTACTATATGTAAATTCTGTTGCAGAGGAAGAAGATATCAACAATATAAAAACTAGAATAGGAAGTATTCAAGACCTGAATTTTACAAGAGAAGGACATAATATAGGAACTTTGGCTGAAGGAAACATTGGAATTTATTCTGATAATCTTATAACTGTTGGAGCTAAACAAATAAAATCTGATTTATATGCCCCTACATTTAAAGCTTCTCCTAGTGGGGAATTTCCAAAATATGATACAGGGTTTGATATTCCGGTCGATGACGATTCTAAAACAATAGTAACTTCTGAATGGGTAAATGATAAAACTGATAAACGTTTAGAAGAATATGTTCGCAAAGACCAAATTATATCTTTAATAGAAAGTTATATTCAGCCGGTCGATGGAACAGATTCTAATCCAGCAGTTTTATTAAGCGGAACTGTTAGAAGAGCTACTAACGCTTCTACAGAATGGTATTTTATAGGTAGTAAAAAAGATAAAATCACTAACGTAGAAGTGACTGTAGAGGGAGGATTAATGACAGTCTATTTAGCTCCGGCATCGGGCAAAACAATTTTTATAACTTCAGTTTCTGCGGTAATTGGCGATACTGGTCAATTTAATGGTAATTTTAGTGCTATAAATTCTGGCGGAAGAAGTACAGGCGGACACTGGTGTAATGCAATCCAAGACCCGAATAATTTAGGTATGATTAGAATTAGGGAATACCATCAGGCTAACAGCAATAATGATAGTTGGTCAACAGATAATTGGAACCCATCCAATGGTCCAATTTCAGTATCTCTCACAGCTTTCGGATATATAAAATAGTAAAATTTATATTTACACTTATTAATAGTGTCTAGCTTAAATTTACTTATAAAAAAGTTTGCAAATATGATTATATTAAGAATAAATTAAGTTTTGACTTAATTTAGTTTAATGTAAGAAAAAATATCACTAAATTTGCAAATAACTTTTAAAAGGATACATATGGCAATGAACATTGATGATTTAGACTTTAACGACGACGACCCTATCATCCAAAACATTAACAACGATGATGGCTCTCAACAACCAGATTTTGATTCTCTAGACCAAGAGAAACCATGGTTAGATGGAATAGAAGGAGGAAAAAGCACAAATTCCTCTCCTGCTGAACCAGAACCTAAACAAGAACCTGAAATAGAAGAAGATATTATTCTTTCTTTACTAAAAAGTAAAGGCATAGAAGACCCTTCTAAACTTAAATTTGAAAATGAAGAAGGGGAAATTGAAGAAGTTGATTGGGAATCTCTCTCAAATGAAGAGAAATTGAATATTTTAACTTCCAATGATTCAGATATAGATTATGGATTGGATGAAGAAGAACAGAGTCTCTTCAACTATTTGAGAACTAATGGAATTTCTCCATCCGAATATATTCAATATCGTGAACAAATAGCAATAGAAAACTATAAACAATCATTAGAAGGCAATCCTCAATATGAGATTGATAATATTACTGATGATGAATTATATGCACTAGATTTAGAATCTCGTGTAAAAGATATCACAAAAGAAGAAATCGATATTGCTCTTGAACAAGAAAAAGCTAACCCAGCTTTATTTGAAAAGAAGATGCAAGGTATTCGTCAAGAATACAAGGAAGCTGAAGACGATAGACGTCAGCAAGAAGAACTATTGCATCAACAAGAGAGACAAGAACAATTTGAAGAATTTCAAGATGGAGTAATGCAGGCTTTAGAAAACCTGACAGAGATTGGAGGCGTAGAGCTTAATCTAGGACAAGAAGACTTAAGCGAAATTGCCGATTTCATACTGACATCAGATGCGGCAGGAGTTAGTTGGCTAGGCAAAGCGCTCGATGACCCAGAAACATTAGTTAGGATGGCATGGTTTGCTATTAAGGGGGACGAGGCTTTTGAATCACTCACTGAATATTATGCTAAAGAGATTACACAGCAAAAACGTGAAGCATATACTGCTGGATACGAGGATGCTAAAAAAGGAGTTCAACCTAGAAGAAATTCTAAAGTTGTTTCCAAACCAGTCCCTAAACAGGACAACGATATTCCACCTACAGACGTAGGAAAGAAAACTATTGATGATATAGATTTTTAATAATTTAAACAAGTATGATAGTAGCAAATTTTGTATCAAACAGACCGACTATGTCGGAAACTAGAACTTATGAAGATTTCTATAAGTTTTTAGGAACCAGACCAACTAAGTTAGGCGTTGTATCGAGACTTTATCCAGAACTTACAGCCTCTTATCTAACAGAGTCTCTAAGAAATATCTTTTATCAAGATGTTAAATCTGGCAATAGATATCAAAGCATCGACGCAATGTATTTTGAATGGGAAGTAGAAACCAACTATATTAAGAGAGTTGAGTTTGCTGATGTTCCTACTGAAACAGGTGAAAATGGTTCAGAAATTGTAATGGCTTTCAAAGAAAGATATTACGAAAAATATGATATTTTTAAGATTGATAAAACAATGCAGCAATGTATTGTTGTTAGTCGTCCAGTTCGCAAGGCTGATAACTATTGGGAAGTAGTTGTAAGATTAATTGATAACGATTATTCTAGTGTTCTCGACCTTAGTGGATGTCAAATAGGAGATACTACTCGCTTCCAATCTAATGCTATGCCTGAAATGCATGAAGAAGGATATGTTAAATATCAATCTAACATCGAAAAGCATAGAAACTATATTACAACTCACCGCGTTGATGATAGCTACTCTGCTCTTTATGCAGCTCATGAAAATGTATTCATCAGCATTGCAGAAGGTAAAGACACTGGAAGTTTAAAAGAAACTTTATATAAGATGGACAAGAAAGAAAAAGTTCTTCTTGATAACTTCTTATATGTAAGAAATAATGGTTTACTGTTCAACAAATGTAATGTTGATGTTAACGGCAAGCCTACAATTGTAGACCCAGATACTCAACGTCCTATTTATATCGGAGACGGTATTATTCCTCAAGTAGAAAGATTCGCATCTAAGTATGCCTTTGCTAAGCTTTCTATTGATGTATTCCAGACAGTTTTAGCTACTATGAATGAAAAAGCAGCGCAGCCAACTGGAAACAAGTATATGTTCATCTGCAACGAAAGAATGTGGTTCCTGATTCAAAGTGTTCTTGGAGATTTCTTAGCTAAGTACAAGACTACAGGTACTTACTTATGGTCTCAAGCAGCTAATGACTATATTAAAGTTGGTGCTACATTTAACTCTTACGAGTTCGCAGGAAACGAAATCACCTTTAAGGTTGATAGAACATTCTCTCGTGAATACGGAATGGAAAAAGGATATTGTTTATGTCTTGATTTAACTGCAGATAAAACTTCTGCACAGCCTCCTATCCAAATGTTTACATTGAAGGGTGGAGATTTCATTACTAATAAATATCCTGGAGTTGGTGGTCTTGATGGATTAAGCTCTGGAGTTGTTTCTAGTCCAGTTGCCGCTTCTAAGTTAATTAACTGGGGCTATTCTGGAGTAGGAGTATTTAACCCTTATAGAAGCTTCATTTTAAGAGAAATCTAAGATAAACAAGGTAATTAAACAGATATAGTAAGGGAGTTGAAATAGGACTCCCTTACAATTTTTTATATTGTAACCAAATTTAATGATTTAATATGAGTAATGTTGTAACCCCTGCTGATGATATTATCATTCTTAGAAGTGTTTATGGAAAAGTTGGAATGAAATATTATATTCAGCCATGTAAAGACCCTAAGACAGGCCTATATCCAGAATGCGTAAAACCTGTAAATAGTTTAGGAGATATTGTTTTAAGTGATAAAGAAATACAAAGCGGAAAGGTTTTCGTTAAAGAAACCGAAACTTTTGTTATTGAAGACGGAACTACTTTAGATATTGGCAGAAATCCTCTTCATGCCGCCGAATGGGAAGCAATTAAAAATTGTGTTCTTATTGCTCCTGAAAGATATGCAAAAGACCCAAAGACTGGCGATTACTTGATTGATGGTACTGTTGGATGGAAATCCCAAAGACCTAGATATGGTGTTGCAGAGCTTTATGTTGATAGACCTGGATATGAAGCACAAAAAAGAGTTTCTAAGAAAAAGAAAATTCATAATGCAGGCTCCTTTATTCTAGATGATTCAGAAGAAGGAAGACTAAAGATGGCTAGATTATTAGGTAAGCACATGAAAAATATTGCTAGTGCCGATATAACTGATTATTTATTACTTGTTGCAGAGAAAGACCCAGATAAAATTATTGATTTATATACTGGAGACGATATCAATCTTAGAATCCTGTTTATGGATGCCAGAGATGCACATGTAATATATGTAAAGAATAAGTTGTATCTATATGGAGATAGCGTAATTTTGGGTGCAACAGACGATGCTGTTATTACGTGGATGAAAGATTCTCGTAACAGAAAGACTCTTGAATTAATTAAAAAGGATACATATCCTGATTTTTACGAGGATGAGGAAAAAGAAGAAAATAAAGAAAAATCCTCAGAGCCTAGTACTGCATCAGGAGCTAAAAAGTAAATAAATGACTTTAAGACAAGTTTACAGAAGAGTTCTTATAGAGTTAAATAAAGAACATGCCCCTGCCCTTCTTATAGATGATTTTAATCATTTTGCAATGAGGGCTATATATCAATATATAAATAAGAGATACAATCTTTATGATACTACTCAGCAAACTTCCGACGATTTAAGAGTATTAAGCACTACTGCAATTCTTCCAGCTAAACTGTCTGATAAATATAATATTACTAATGTGGAAGGCATTGCTAGTAACTCAATTTATGAAGTAATGCTTCCTACAGATTATTTTCATATCTTAGGATGTACCTGTAAATTTAAGTCAAAAAAAAATATAGGATGTCTAAATGAGGGAAAATTTATTGATAAAGTGGCAACTAGAATGACTGCAGATTTAAACGCAATTATTAATAATTATTATTTCAAGCCTTCATTTAAAAGACCTTACTATTATATACACAATGTAAATACTAGTGTAGACAATCCGACTAATCCTTACAGTGAAAGTAATATTTCTGGAACTGATATAAAAGAAATTGATGATTCAGGGCAAGTTATCAGTGAAAGGCCAAGAAGTATAAAGATTGGAAATAAATCTACTTCCTTAGTAAAAAGACAAGGAGAAGTACGCTATGGAAACGTATCTCCAATTAGAATGGAAATTCGATACGGAAACGACGGTTCTAAATTTGAATTGGTAAGTGTGTATGTAGAGTATTTAAAAGTTCCTCAACAAATGGTACTTACTAAAGAACAAGTAGACCTAGTAGAGGATACTTCGCAAATAATGGAATTTCCAGATTACGTTTGTTTAGAGATAATTAATGAGCTGACCCACATAATCATGGAAAACTCGAGTGACCCACGATTAAGTACCCATATTCCAATATCAGTTTCTATTGCTGATTCAGCTCAGGCAGTAGGTAAAAATAAAAATAAGTAACGTATGTTTCAATTTACAACAACTACACTAATCAACGACAATTTAGATTATACTACTAAATTACCTAGATGGACTGTTCAACAAGAAGAGGACGATAAGGTAGGTAGTTTTAATATTAAAAGAGTTGGAAATTTTAAGAAGCCTTATGTAGCTGCTATTTATAAAAAAGAATACTCTGCTCCAGTATTAGCTAAAGCTACATTAGACCTTACAAAGATTACTTCTGATTCAGGAGTGTTTAACATCTTTATGTATATTAGACTTTCTGGAAATCAAAACTCATTGTATTCTAATGATATGGTATTCAAAGGAAAGCCTTTTAATATCCAATTCGAAAAGAAGGCCGGAGAATCTGCTAGCCAATTAGCAACTAAGGTTGCTGGTATCGTTAACAAGTATTTAAATATGTATAACTATAAATACTTTAACGTAAAAGCTATTGGTTCCAAATTAGAAATTGAGGCTGTTGGTGAGTATCAAAGATTTACAGAGTTAGACGTTCAGGAATATGATGAAAATGCTGGACCTGTAGTTTATGCTGATAGAGCTGGCGGTTTTGTTACTATATTCTCTGCAAAAGAAGCCTCTGACCCAGAATACGATGGAGTTAACACTCTAGTTCAAGGTAAAGAAGGCTTCGGAACATATCAGCACATCATTAAGGATTTAAGAATTCCTACTTTAGATGTGCGCAGATGGGAAGCACCTCTTCAAGATGAAGTTCCTATTATTAATGGTAAATATAACCAATATATTATTTACTACAAGAAAGATAGAGGTCTCATGGGAGGAGCTGCTGTAGGACAACAAGTTATTTCTCAAACCACTCATGTATTCTATGTAAATCAGTCTATAGCTACTGATTTTGAGGCTGGACTAACAGCTATTGGATTTACTGGAGGAACTGGAGGTCCTACTGGAAATAGTACTTCCTTTGAAGAAACTCAAAAGATTGCACAGGAAGCTCTTACTAAAGCAAAAGCCGTTGAAGCTAAATTAGCTGAAAAAGCAGATACTACTGCTCTTGAAGAAAAAGCTGATGCTAATAGTGTATACACAAAAACAGAAGTATATACAAAAACAGAGGCAGATGCTAGGTTTGAAGCAAAAGCACAAGGATAAATTATAAAATTGTAAGAAGGCGAGGGCTCTATTAGCCTTCGCCTTTTTTATTATATAACTATGGGATATTACGGAAAATTAGCATCTGCAATATATAATGATGTTGTTTCTGGACTAAGAGGAATTCATTCTGGACCAACAATGTCACTAGAACAATTAGAAGATGATATAGCAGATGAAAGATTACAAATCATTAAAGAATATTCTTTAAAAGGAATTTTACCTAAAAATGATTTGTACCTTTCTATAAATTGCATTGAAGTTGATTGTAAAGATTTGGATAGATGTAGATGTGGACAAGGGGGATGTGAAACACCTATAGCTCATTTTGAAATTCCGCAACTATTAAATGATTATGGAGAGCTTGCTGTAGATTATATAGGTTCTACCGATAGACAGGTTCCATTTATATATTATACTTCTTCTCAGGCATGGCAATATCATCAATATAGAAAAAGAGGGAGATTTCTTCCTTATGTATATATTGATATTACTCCTAACGAAAACAATATGTGTGATTGTTTTATCTTTAACGCTCCTCTTATAAAACAAGTAAGTGTTGTAGCGATATTCAAAGACCCTAGGCAGTTAGAAGAATATGGATGTTGTACTCTAGCAGATATAGAAAATATGTCATTTATAAATAATGAGATAAAGAAAAGACTTACAGAGAAGAAGTTGAGATATTATAGACAGTTTGCAGCTCCAATTACTCCTAACGACCAAACTCCTAAATAATGGCACAGTACAATTTTCATCAAGCTATGTTTCAAGCTAATCTATTATATGGAATTGAAATGCTTCCTCAAGATTTTGAAGAATATGGATTAATTGCTTGGAATTTAATCGGAAATAAAAATGTTAGATTATATAGATTTTGTACTAAAATCCAATGTCCAGATTTTACAGTAGAATTACCCTGCAATGCAGATATTGTAGAGGCTGTAACTTATCGCGCAGAAGATTGGAATTATGTAACAAATAAGACTCCTAATGGAGATTATAATTCTCAATTTATAGAGAATTACATTGAAGGAAGAAAGTTGTTTGAGAACCCCTTGTACATGTCTGGGAAGTATGCAAAATATGAAAGAGTAGGGGATACCTTATATTTCGATAAAAATTATGGGGAGGTTCAAATATTATATAAAGGAGTTATTCTCGATGAAGAAGGACTCCCAATGATAAACGATAAAGAAAGTATTGCTATTGCTACGTTTGTGGCTTTTAGAAAAAAGTATAAAGAAGGTCTGATGACTAATAATCCAAATATTATTCAATTATCACAATTACTTCAACAGGATTGGTATAGGTATTGTGATGCAGCTAGAGTTCCAGAATACATTGACCAAAACGATATGAATGAAATTTTAGATGCGAAAACAAATTGGAATAGAAAAATCTTTAATAAATCTTATAAACCAATACGATAAAATATGAATTATGCTGTAGGTCATTCATTTAATGTGGATGAGATGTTTATGAATTTCCCGTATAAAAAATTAAAACTTACATGTGAAGATTGTAAACGAATAAATGGGAATAAAGATAGAGACGCTCTGGTAAAAAAAATTTTTAGAGATTCTGTTAAAGTTATTTTAAGTGATATAATTGATAATAATGTAACTTTTATACTTCCTACAAATAAAGGTATTGCTGATATTCATGTTAGAAGAACTTACGGCGAGGATTTTAAAAAGGCTAGAAAGAGAGGAAAATGGAAAAATGTAGATTTTCTCTCTTCTAACTTTTCTGGCAATGAGCTAGTTCTTAGTATGAAGCACAATGTTTTCTCTAAAGAAAAAATAATTTATGTAGATAAAAATCTGAAATCTAAAATTACAGAAAACACTAATAATGGAATGCAATATTGTTAATTATGCAAATAAAGAAAATATCAGACTATTACAAAGCTCTTTATGAGTTGTATCCGGAAGTTCCTAAAAAAGATATAGAAAGGATTATGACTTATGGATGGAAATTATTATATTTGCATAATATTTATGGGGGAGATACCTTAATACAAGATAGAGGTATTTGGTGTTATATCGGAAGGCTTACAAAAGATTCTGTTAAACATTTTCACTATTATATAAAAAAATTAACTATCAAGTTTAGGGTTTTGTATAAAAAGAAGAAAATTCCATATAACGGATATTACTATTTTGCTTTATCGGATTCTCAATATGAAAATTTTCTGTCTCAACACAACAAAAGAGGTAGAAAACGTAAAACATTCCAATACGGAAATCAAGTTCTATATAAGATTCTTGATGAATGTAGAATAAATGAATATAACAGAAGATATATATTTAAAGTTCCAATAATAACGGATATGGGCTTTAGGTTATATAAAGAAAATTTTATATCTGGAGAAGCAGAACTAGTAGAGACTAGAGACCCCATGAAATTTAAAGATATATTAGTTAACAATAATGAAAAATATGAATATTTGAAAACATGAGTAAACAAGAAACAGTTAATACGTTTACTGAAGGTTTAGTTATGGACCTTAATCCAATTACTACTCCCAATAACGTATTAACAAATGCTTTAAACGCAACTCTTATTACCTATAATGGTAATGAATTTGTGCTTCAAAATGATATGGGTAATGGTAGAGTAGAAACTGCTTATCTCCCCGCAGGATATGTACCTGTAGGTATAAAAGAGTATGGGGGAATTATTTATGTTGCATCATATAATCCACTTATTAACAAAGGGCAAATAGGTTCGTTTCCATCTCCTGAGAGAAATATTAGTAGTGATGAAATTAGTCAAGCCAAAGAGCCTATTATTTCTCCTAGCTCTTTTGGAGAATTGACAGCTTCCGGTTCTCAATTTTCCATTAAATTAAAGTTATTTGCAGATGATGTCATAATAAGGTCAGGAGATAAATTCTCTATTCTATTAAAATCTGAATCAGACTTATCAAATTTACAAAAGTTTGTATCGAACTGTTTAAATTCTTCGGAAAAAAAGGTAACTAGTCCCAAGAACAAATTGCTAACTTTAACTGTAGCTGTATTAGATTCAAATAATAATTTCAGAGACATTACAGATAAGTTAAAACGATTTGATGAAAACAATAAAGAAATAACTTTCGATATTACTGATTCTGAGATATTGAAATTAAATTCGGGATTTTTTACACAAACATTTGAAGGAGACCCGACTGATATAGATGAATATAGAAAGCAAAGAGCTGTAAATACATATAATAACAAAGTATTTGGAGAACTGTATTTGATAGTCACTTTAAATACTATAGATTCAATAGATGTTGAGGTGGAGGGGTATGTTAGTAAAGATGGAACTCCTATCGAAATATCTGATGATTATACACTTATAGATGGAACGGCCTTAATATTTACATTAAATTATAAATATAACTGTCCAGACGGCATATATGAAGAAAATTATCCGGAGCCGTATCAAAAAGCTTCTGATGAATTTAAGGCTTTATACTCTACTTATTATGGAAAAAAAGAAGAATTTTACCCTTCTCAAGTAATTCATGGAGCAGTATTAAATACTTCAGGGATGGACTCAGCCCTATATAAAATTCCTTTTGAAGTAGAAAAAAATGATGAAAATACTTATCCGTCATTTAATTCGAGTTCTAACTTATATACCAAAAAACAATCGACGTATCTGACATTCAGTAATACTTCTGGAATTCTTAATTATACTATTACCCCTTGTATGATATATGCTCCTTTATCTGGATTAACAATAGCTGGTTCTGTGAATTTATCCAAATTAGGGACAGGTTCTATAGGAATAAGTAATTGGAGATATTACAAAAATCCGAATTCTATGACTCTTACATGGGGGTTAGAAGCATATCCATTGACAGGAACTTATATAGATAGTGTTTATATGGAACTTTTCGATGTATTGAAAAACAATATTTCTCCTGTAAAAACTATAATTCCATCTAAGAAACGAAGCTATAATGGAGTATTTACTGAAACAGTTCAATTTGATGAAATTTTTAAAGAAAGGAAACTATATTTAACTAGAATAGTTTGCGTAATAAAAAACTTAATAGGAACAGAGTCAGAGACTAGAGTTTTAGGATATAGATGGCTTTTTACTACTAATTTATACAACAATCTTTACTTTGGAAATATCTATGATTTTTATAATTTCGGAAAGTCTGAATTGGATGAATACAATAAAGTAAAACTAGATGTAGATATATCGCACACATCTTCAAAGAAAGAATTAGAAACTAAAATAGATGGAGAACTTTCATCTAGAAATGAGCCAGCTGGGGAGGATAAATTTTTTGATTGTAGGAAAACATCTACAACTTATGTATCTTGTGTATTAGAATCCTTTAGTAAAATAAATAATCCTAATCACTATCCATTTACTCTTGACGAGTCCGGTATAAATACTTATTACGATACTGGAGAAGATAAAGGAACGCTTACTATTGGAGATATAAAATTTTATGGACAAAGAAGTTCTTACAAAAATGTTGTAGTAGATAATCCTGAAAATATTGTGAATAGATATAACCAACAAAGTTTTGAGATGGATAATTTTAAAAATCATCAATTTTATATAACTCACGAATCTAATTCTAATAATTTGTTGATGTCTACTAGATTAGTATCTCAAATTGTTGGAAACTCTATATTTAGAGATGTTCCTATAGCTCATCCGTTCTATCCCTTTGTTGATTCTGACGAAGAAAGATTTACACGTGTTTTCGGATTTAGTCCAGAAGTGCAAGGTAATTCTTTTGCAAAGAAATTTTTTGCAATAGCTGCTGCGGCTAAAGAACGTTCTGGACATGGAGATGAACACTGGATACGTTTATGGAATTTATCAAAACCTGGAACAAATCAAGATATGAATCCTATATCTAGTGATAGAACAGAATTATTATCTGAAAAAAATCAGCATGGTGATGGAGCTAGAACTCATTATGTGAAAGACGTATGGGATGAATATAGTTCTCTTATAACTAATGTAATAGGAAAAGTTCCTATAGTTATTCTACAGGGAGCTACTATGAATTCTGGAAATAATGGATTTGATAATGACTATTATAATAGATGTGATTTGTTTGTAGGTTCATCTTCTAACCATTATACTAGATATCAAATACTGTTATGGAATACTGGGAGTAAATATATTCCATCGAGGTATTTTGTAAGCTATTCTTCTACTCCAGGGAATAATGTAGAATTGCCTCAAGCTATCATTGATACATATAAAAATATATATATATATTCTGAAGATAGCGGGGTAGTTCAATTATATGTTATGAGTTCTGAAAATTACACATATAATGATGATTATTCTGCAGAAATTTCTTGTTCTGTAAAAGTTAGAAAATCGGGAAGTAGTGATTTACTAGTTGTGGATAATATTCCATTCAATATAACAATTCAGCAAAATATGGAAGCTATTATTGAATCGGATTCAATATTAAGTTTAGAAGAAAAAACTTCCATTAAATCAAAATTACTACCGCTAGCCACATTTGTTTTAGAAGAAGGCTCATCTATTTATACAATTGTGGAAAAAGTCGATGCAATCGGGATGGAATCTGAGTACATTTCTAATAATGCTATGATTACATCTGGATATAGCTCGGCTATTGTTACAGATTCTAAAATTTTTGATAGAGACATCAATGGAGCTCCTCTATCTGCTTCTGTGATGTATTATGTTGGAGATAATGCCACATCTGTTCAAAATGCAGCGAACGTTTCGGGTGTTTCAGGTTACGTGTCTAAATTGAAAGTAGATAAATTAAACGGAAGAACAACATTATTAGCTAAGGGTTCTAATGGTACAATTAGTAAAAATGTTTATCAGGAAGAAGTTAAATCCGGAGATTCAGCTACGTATGTTAAATGGGAAGGACTCCCTGTTATAGATATAAAATATAAAATTCCAAAGGGAGGCACTGAACGTCAATTATAATGATTAATTTAAATTTATACAGAAATATAAATTTTGAATACGAACCTTTATCCTTCACAAATATAACAGTATCTTATTATTTAAGTCAAATTAGACCCGAAGGAAAGATAGTTTATGAATATAATCCTTTAAGAAACTATAGATTAACTAGAGATACTGATAGTAACGGCCTTCATCCAGGAGAGTCTAAGAAAATTGGGGAAAATGAAGTTCGGTTTAATCCGAGTGACCCAAATCTTATAGAAGGAGGTTCTATTATAGATTTAGATACTAAAGAGCTAGAGTTTAATTTAAATAATCCACTCACTATAGATGTTCAGCCATCTTATGATGGCTCTGTCAATCTAATCTTTAACGATAATAAAAATATACCTAGGCTAATTAATTCTAGATTTTCTGTACTTCAAAATAATACTTATGAGATAGTTGATAGAATTGGAAATAACGATACAAATTTATATGATGATGAACAATTTGATTTAGACACATCCTTGTATAAAAGAATTAGTACTATTCCTTCTATAAACTTCAGTGGGATACTTCCTAGTGGTAATTTAAAAGTTGGCAATTATGTATTATATATAAAATATGCAGATGCAGATGATAATGAAACAGACTTTGTAGGAGAATCCGGAATTATTACGTGCTATAAAGGAAATGAATCTGACCCATTCTCTATTGATGGAGGATTTAGAGATGAGAATAGTAATAAATCTATTCGTATATTAATAAATAATATAGATGGAAGTTATGATTATGTAAAAGTATATTACACTAGAGCTACTTCAGATATTAACAGCAATAGAATAGTGACTGCACACAGAATAAATAAAAAATATATAGTTCGAAATGGATATTGTAATATAACTATAACTGGAGACGAGGATATTTCTGATATACCAATTTCTGATATTAATGTATCTTATTTTATTGCAGATAAAGCTAAAGCTCAAGCAATTTGTCAGAATATGCTATTTTTAGGCAATGTCAACAAGCCAGACTTGATGTATCAAGACTTATCAGATATTGCATTACGTATTCTTCCATATTTAAATATTGAAGATTCTAACTCTATTATTGGAAATGTAGAGTATGATTATTCAGACAATAGTATATCAGATAATGGATATGAATATTATAATACAAACAATATATACTATCATGTAGGTTACTGGAATGAGGAATTATATAGGTTAGGGGTAGTATTTGTCATGAAAGACGGGTCGTTGTCCCCAGTATATAATATTCGGGGAAAAAATGGAATTCCTACAAGAGCGTCTTTGTTTGGAAGTAATGGATACACGTCCTTAGATACTCCGATACTAAATGAAGAAGGAGATAGAGTATTTATTCCAGTAGATGAAGAAACATTTGAAATAAGTTCATCGAAAGGATATGAAAATTCTAAAGGAGTTGTTAGATTAAATAACACAGAAAAACCATCTCAAAATAATTTATATAGTATTGGAATATTTATACCTAAAAATGTTGTTGAGTATTTAACTGGATTAGTCAGTGGTTTATTCTTTGTTCGACAAAAAAGAATACCTACAATCTTAGCACAGGCATATGTATTACCCAGAGATGAAGAATCCCAGCTTCCGGTTATAAAATATAATGGCAATAATTATGTGGTAGAGAGATTTCTAGACGATGAAAGAGCTCTTACTCAAGATTATACTTCTAGATTATATTATGTAAATCAAGATTCCAGAGATAATACAGCGTTTGTTGCTATATGTCCAGAATATAGTTTAAGACAACCATATTTTAATCAGCTTTTTACTGGAACTTCTTACCCTATAAAGAAATTTGAATGGCAGCCCGGACATAATTATTTAGATAGAACTCCTTATAACGATAGACATTACTATATAAATAGTTACACTGGAACTTCAGAATCTGGATTTAATACTGTAAAAATTGTAGGAGTTCCTGATAATACTCCTATAATTCAAGTAGAGGATATAGCATTTAGAGCTAGAGCTGGAGAGGCTGAAGAGGGATTCAGGTTTAGATATTTAGATAGAGAAAATAAAAACAAGGATGCTAATAATTTAGCTAGAGGAATATACTCTTCATATATAGGAATAGTTGGAGACGTCGATGAATGTAGTATTATTAATATTTATACTCCTGGATATTCCCCTTACAATTTTGAAAATCAATTTGTAACCAGATACCAAGACAATTCTCCATATTATGCCATCGGGGAAAGAATTGGAATAGGAGAAATAAATACTTTATACACTTCATTAAAGACCGAAGACGGAGAAAATGACGGGTTTACAAATATATTCTATAGGGGTGATTGTTATATATGTAATTATACACATAGACTAAACCGCAACTTTCAAGACCCAGATGCTCCTATAAATGATGAAGTAGTTGATGAAAATAGCTGGAGAGACAATTATGACCCCGAGAATACAGAAAGCTATCAGAAAATAAATAGAGGAGATGTAAATGCAATCAAATTAGGAAGTTGGATAACTTTTAAAGTTAGAGCTTCCCATAATTTATCTATTAGGTCCTTAGATTCCAGTTATCCAGAAGAAGAAGGCTTAACTGGATTGAAAAGAGGATTTTATCCTTTACAAGATACTAGCGTAGAGGGAAATTATAAAATACCTTCGTCTGAGGTACTTAATGAGGGGTACAGTGCAACCGTTGGAGAAAAACTATCATTTACTCTTCCAGACGTTCCATACATAAAAAATAGGTACGATACTAGAATTATCTATTCTGATATATCAGTAGGAGACGCATTTAAAAATGGATATAGAGTGTTTCAATTAACACACTACAGAGATTATCCTAGAATCTATGGGGGAATTATGAAGATGGTTGAGTTGTTTGGAAATATTCTCTGTATTTTTGAACATGGGGTGGCTTTAATTCCAGTTAATGAACGTGCCGTTGCTGGCGAGGGTTCAGGTGGAAATGTTTTTATTAACACCTCTAATGTGCTTCCAGAGAATCCAAAAATGCTGTCGGATACCTATGGTACTCAGTGGCCAGAAAGTGTCATCAAGACTCCCTATTACGTCTATGGAGTGGATACTGTTGGAAAGAAAATTTGGAGAACTAATGGAACTCAATTTGAAATTATTTCCGATTTTAGAATTCAACAATTCTTAAACAGAAATATTTCATTATCAGAAAGGGAACTTACTCCAATTATAGGAATCAGAAATGTAAAGAGTCATTATAATGCATTTAAGCAAGATGTAATGTTTACTTTTTATGATAATCTTCATGGATTTGAAGAAAAAGTTTGGAATATCTGCTACAATGAAGTACTACAAAAATGGATAACCTTCTATTCCTGGGTTCCTTCATATTCTGAAAATATAGATAATATATATTTCAGTTTTGATAGAAATACATCTAAATGGATTAGTAAATTAGGAACTACTTCTAGTGAATCTACTTCCGCTGACGGAATAATTTTAGATAGTGCAATTATTGATGAATGGGAAGATTTTGAGGGGCATAAAGCTACTAATCTTGATATAGTCAACCGAGCATTACCTAACATAGATAAAACTGGGGTACTTATGAAAAAAGAATTTGTATTGGTTAGAGACAATTTTAAACAATACAAAAACTTTGAAATCAGAAATATAAATGCCTCAGAAAGCAAGTTAATTTATTTAGGAGAATTATATACAGACGAATCCGGAGCTAAGCATCCAGTTATTGATGATTGGAAAACTCCTGTTATTCAATTAAATATTCAATGTAATGTATCTGTAGATTATAAATCTGGGACAGTGCCTGCAGATATAAATGAATATCTAAACGGATGGCATGAATATGTTACCTATAATGTAGGGCTTTATCAATCAAGTATAGCAGTTACATCGAAGGCTATTATTGAAAACGGAGTAAATGATGGATTAAATTTAACTACTGATTTCTGGAAACATGGTCAGTCTGGAATTATAGATATTAAAGATAAACTTAAACCAACTTATTGGTACGGTAAGCAACATCCATTCGAGTTTGAATTTGTTGTTGTAGATAATCCATCTACTCATAAAATTTTTAATAATCTTCAGATTATTTCAAACAAGGCTGCACCTGAGTCTTTCCATTATGAAATTGTAGGAGAGGCTTATGATTTTAATGAGGATAAGCCTAATATGTATTACAGACAGGAGGCTACTAAAGAATTATATCAAAATCTTGGTTCGGATGTATTATTTGATTCTGAATATACCGACATTAAAAATCAATTAACACATCCTAAATTAAATAATGGATTTTATACTAAGTCTACTCTTCTTCCATCTTATTACACAAGAGTAGATACTTTCAATGAAATCGAAGACTTCTATCATAAAAAAGATGCTATAGAAGGTGCTACCTATACTGGATTATCAGGAACAGAAGTTGTTAGAGAAGATTTATTAAATGAATTTAGACTATGGACTCACTCCGAGGCTTTAGACCTTCAAAAAGTGGGAAGAATGAGGGGAAATATGAATTATCAAGAAGATAAATGGGATGTTCAGATTGCTCCTATTACATTCATTCAGAAAAATGAAGATGCTTGGCCTACTTCTGATGAAGATTCTCCAGGACTTCCTCCTATAGTTTTAAATCATTTCCCTGAAGATATTACTAAAGAGGAAATAGCTGAGGAAGATTTACCTAGAGATTACAAAGATTATGAAGTTCCGATGTATGATGCTGTAGATATTTCTCTACTTGAAGGTGCTGAAATGGAAGGCACTCAAGACAAAATAGACTGGAATAAACAAACCTCTAAATGGACAAATCGTAAAGAAACTAGACTTAGAGATAAATATATAAAGATTAGGGTTAGATATTCTGGAAAAGATTTGGCAATAATTACAGCATTAAAAACATTATATACTATAAGTTATGCTTGAAAAACGAAAAAGAGTTAGAAAGTGGCAAAGTGGAGGGTTTAATACCCTCTTCTCGGCTGCCGGATTAAGTCAAAATGGAACATCTACAATTGTTCCTCAGCCTCCTAAAGCACCGATAGATTTTGGGAGCCAGACTAAAGGTATATTCAGTAAAGCTAATATAGGAAATACCATGAATATCGCAGGGCAGGCTGCTAATATATTAAGTTCATTTTTACCACAAAAACATGAATATTCTGGAGATAGAGGAAGTCTAACTGCAGGATTAGACGCTGGATACGATGCTGTTGCTTCTGCTGCTGGAGCTATTCCAGGAGTAGGTTCTTTAGTAAGTGGAGCTATGCAAGTTGGAAAATTTGTCGGCAATGGATTAAATGCTATTACTGGAGGAACCGATGGAATGACTGGAGGAGATGCTTTTTTAGGAAGTACATTTGGCACTACATTAGCTATGCCTTTTAGTATTATAAATAGTGCTTTTGGAAAAAAGGCTGATACTATTTATAAAGATAATGAAACTTGGGAAAGCCAAGGTTCGGCTTATGGAGGCTCAATGGCTAAAGTAGATGATGCTCTTACTAAGAGTGGTAAAAAATATGGTGCATTTAGTAATAAAGCTAGGAAAAAAGCTAATAGGCAAATTGCAGAAGCTAAACGACAGCAAAATGCAGTTTCTGATATTAATGAAGAAGCAAGGGATGCATTCCAATCTCAAGCAGGTTCCATTGATAGACTTAATAGAAGAAATGCTTTATCTATGGCAGGTGGATACCAATCTAGAGGAATGAGAATAGGAAGAGTTGGAGTAAAGTTACCTACTCAAGAAGAAATAGCTAGAGTAAGAGAATTTTTAGCTTCAAGAACTAAAAAGTTTGCAGAAGGAGGAAAAATGAACGTAATTCCTGACGGAGCTTTACATGCCCATAAAAATCATATGAATGTAGATGGGATTACTCATAAAGGAATTCCAGTTATTACAGAAGAGGACGGTGGAGTCATACAACATGCCGAAATAGAAAGAAACGAAATTATCTTTACTAAAGAAGTTACTGAAAAGCTAGAAGCTTTAGCTAAGAAAGGTACTGACGAAGCTGCAATTGAGGCAGGAAAAATTCTTGCAAGAGAAATAATAGAGAATACTCAAGATAACACTGGATTAATGCAAGAAGTTACGGTATGAAAATTGAAATAGGTAATAAGGTTTACAACGTGAAAGTTGCTAAAACTGACGAAGAAAAAATAAAAGGGCTGCAAGGAAAATCAGCTTTAGCTCCTGATGAAGGAATGCTATTTATATATGAAAAACCAGATACTATTGCTTTCTGGATGAAAGATACAGAAATACCTCTCGATATAGTTTTTATAGATGAAGATGAAGAAGTTATTTCTGTAAAGCAAGGAATTCCAAATGATGAAACTCTACTAGAAGAAGATAATGTAATGTATGTTCTAGAGGTTAATAGAAATTCTGGAATTAAACCTGGAGATGAGCTTGATGAAATAGACGAGGATGATTTAGAAGTACCTATAATGAAGGTACTCGCTCCAGATGGGTCTACTCAAATGGAATTAGAGGGAGGAGAACGTATTTTTAGTAGAAAAAATACAAAGACTTTAATAAAAATGGCTAAACGAGCATATTCTTCCGAGAAGGATAGAGATTATAAAGCCTTAGGAAAAAAAGTTTTTAAATATTTACATATACAAGATACAAATACTCCCGAATATGTAGATGCGCCTAGAAGCAAAGAAGATTAAAATACTTTACTGAAAACAGACTCATATTACTAAATAATTATTTATTTACTTTGATATGTCTGTAAATATTATTAACTTTGTCGAGTATTTAAACGTTTAATATAAAAACACTGAAATTATGGAAGTAAAACCTAAAGTTAAGAAATTTCAAGAAGGTGGTCAAGCTCCAATGCCTGCTGACCAGCCAATGCCTGCCGAACCTCAAGGCGGGGCTCCTGCAGAAGGTGGAGTAGAACAAGTACTAATGCAATTAGCTCAAATGGCTTCTGAAGCACTTCAAAGTGGAGATTGCAATACAGCTTTGTCTGTATGTGATGGTTTTGTACAACTAGTTCAGCAACTCACACAGGGACAACCTGGACCAGAAGCTCCTCAGGGAGAACCTGTTTATAAAAAAGGTGGAAAATTAATAGGTAGACTTAAAAAGTAAGAGTTTAAAAGGAGTGTACAGATTTAATGTATACTCCTTTTTTATTATAATCAAATAATATATGGCACAAGCGGTAAGAAAATTTGAAAATGGAGGCGGTGTCAATCAGGGTACTAATAATACAACAAAAGAAGCTCCTGAAACTAGACTTTTTAAAGTAGATAATAGAAATATAGCAACAGACGATTTAATTCGTAATGCTAGTTCTAATTTGGAATCTTACTTAGAAAGTACTGGATGGAGTAGAAGAAAGAAGGATGCTTTTAGAGAATCGTACGGAGATTATATAAAAGCAATTGATTCTGGAAATATTTCTTCTAGAGACCTTTCAAGAAATTGGATTGATTCTTCCGGAGTTCTTTCTAATACAACTGGTCGAGGGTTTGATGCTAATGGAGCGGTTGCCCACTATTTAGACCAAATAGTAGATGTTATTCCTGATTACATAAAACCTACTGTAGAAAAAAAATCTAATCCAAAGTTAGATTTTGGAGTCGGATTTAGAAAAAGATTATCTGATAAGATATTTGGAGGAAATTCCTTTAATAAATCTGTTTGGTACGGTAAAGACCCTGCGGACCAAGCTACTGGAAAAAGAGGGATTTCAAATAGATGGAAAGAATATGTATCTATATTTAACGAATACGCAGATAGCTTATTAAATGACCAGAATGTTAATTTAGAGGGTACTGCATTTCAAAATAGGGACGATTTAATTGCAAGAATTAATGCAGCTAAAGAAGAATTAAATAATTCAGATTATACTAACGCAGATTGGGAAAAACTTGCAGCATTAGGAGTTAATAAAGATGATTATAGAGATTGGTTTGGAGAAATCGACAATGAAGAGATTCCCAAAACCGACAATTTTGAGGGAAGACAAAATACTGCTGGAAACTACAATAAAAAAGCTACAGATTCTGGATTACTTGCTAGAATAGATGATAAAGGAAATACTTTTTATTTAACCCCAGAAGGAAATAGAATTCAGAATGGAATAATTTCTAAAACATTTAATCCTACATTAGATAAATTAGAAGGTTGGTATTCTGTAGATGGTCAGTTATATGACCCTAGTGAATATTCTAGCTGGAAAGATGATATAAAAAATTCGTATAATAGACTTTTAAATCAAAAAGATTTAAATACTATTTGGACTGACCCGTTGTATGATTTTCTTAGAAGCGAGCATGGATATACTCATATGTTAGATGCTAGCTCATTCTTCGAAGGATTAAAACCTGGGGAATTAATTAGAGCTTATACAAAACCAAAAGCTGGGGATTCGTCTAGTTATAAATCTCAATTCTATCAAAATATAAATGGAAAATTAGTTCCTGTTATAGTTGATTATGACAAAAATAATAATCAATACTATATCAATAACAATGGAACTACCAGAATGCTTGGAAAAGCTAGAGCAGTTGGAAGTCAAATAGCTGAAGGAAGTAATGAAAAGGTTGGATGGGGTAGAATAAATCAGTATTCTTTATCTAATAATCCATATTCTCAAGAGAATGTTACAGGTTTATTGAAGAGAATTTCCTCTTATCCAGAACTTCTTAAGAACAATAAAGTAAAAATTTGGCTAGAAGATTTATTTAAGGCTAAAGAACAAGGATTGTTGGACGACTATATAATAGATGGAAAACCTTTATCTAGATATATTCAACCTGGAGTAATAAATGCTGCTCTTGTTCCCAACACAAATAATGCTCCTCTAAGGGCTATTATTGATTCTAATGGACGCATTACTGGATTTACTTTTGATAAAACTTCTATCTCTAAAGAGCAGAAAGAAAAATCACAGGGATACAAAGAAAATGTTCCTTCGTTTTTACGACCAAGACCAGTTAAACCCTTATTTAAAAAAGGAGGAATTATTAAAGAACAATGGGGAGGAACAGTAAGTAAACTAGTTGATACCAATATCCCTGTAATTAAGGATGAAAAGAAAGCTAAAGAAGATTCCAAAGTAAATGAACGTGCTGCAGACAGTTACGATAAAGTTTCTGGGGTTGCTTCACTAGGTAACTTGCTAAATGATAAACCTTCTCCGGAAGAACAAGCATTGATTGATGCCGGTGGAATAATTAAAACTTCTGATAAAGTAAAACTTGGAGCTGCTATTACAGACTTATTAAGTGCTGGATTGGGTTTTGTACCAGGAGCTCATGTAGCTTCTGCTGCAACTGGAGCAATTTCTTCAGCAGCGACATTTGGTGCAGATTTATCAGATGGATTTGATTGGAGTGATGTAGGAAATTTAGGAGTTAATTTAGGTCTTGATGCTATTTCTTTAATTCCTGGACTAAAAACAGTAAAAGCAGGTAAAGCTTTGCAAGTTATTTCTAAATTAGTTCCAGCATTGAGTACTGTAGTAGCTATGTCTGGAATTCTAGATGAAGAACAAAGAGCTTCTATATCTAGTACTTTAGCTAAAGTAGGAAATCTTAATGTTAAAGATTTAAACACTAATGATTTTAAAAATTTATCTTTAATTGCAAGTACTTTATTAGGTGCAAGAAATTATGTTAAAGCAGGAGATTCAGGAGTTGCAAAATGGATTAGAGGAGAAAAACGACTTCCATCTCAAGAAAGAACCATTCAAGTACTAGTTAAAGGAGAATCTACACCATTGAATGTAACTCTTAAAAACTCCCAAATAACCGGAAAATCTTCAGAAGAAATTAAATCAGCAGCAATCGAAGCAGCTAAAAAGAAACTTGTTTCTGAAAGAGGATTATCTAAGGAAGGGGTGGACAAATTAAATGATGATGCTTTAACAGTTATAGAAGGAAGAAAAAAATATGGATTATGGGGAGAAAGAAAAATCCCTACTAAAGAAATCCAAGGACAAACATATTCTGAACAAGGATGGTTTAGAAAAGCATTAGGATTCACTCCTTACAAAGCAAAAGGTACAGATAAACATATTTTTAGACGTATTTCTCCAGAATATGAAGCCTTAGTAAAACGCAAAAATTCTATTAAGTTAGTTCCTACTTATATAGGTAAAAACAAGCCAAATTATATTCAGCTTCCTAAATATCTAAATCCCAAAACTCCAGGCTCTTCTATACCTATGGTATTTAGAAACAACTCTTTTACACAAAGAGGTCAAGATATGTATCAAGCTTATTTAAAGCGCAATCAGTATTTAAGTAATGTAGATAATAATTACATGGAACCATGGTATAATCCAGGAGCATATAAAAAGGGTGGAAAAATTCCTAAAGGGCAGAATGGATTAATTACTGGGGTTAAACAATTAAAAGGAAATTGGTATAATGATATATATACTCCTTATTCACAAGGACTTTTAGATTCTTTAAAATCGGGAAAAATTACCTATCAAGATATTAATGAAATGCAAAAGCGCCATGCAGGGCTATATAAAGATTGGGGAGTAAAGGGAGATTCTTATAGAGGAGATAATGTAAAACAATATCAGACTGATATTAACAATAGCTTTAACTATGTTAATGATAAAGGCATTCGTAATGCTTTTAATTCAGAAAGATATGGAATTTCTAAAACTGCATATACTGGGGATAATCCAAATAAAAATTATGTAGCTGACGGATATTATAGTAGTATTACTGATGATAGACGATTACTTGGAAGAGAAGGAGACTATACTCCAGAACAGCTTCAACAAGTACGTAATACATGGAGAGATGCGGGGTATAATATGGATTTAGACAATACTACGGGATATTATATGTTAAATCCTTTGAATACTCCTCCTCAAATTCCTATATCTGAAATCTCTGAAATAGATGATACTGTTCCCGAAGTTGAAGCTACTCCTCAAGATATTAAACCTCCTCTTGCTTCAAATACAAAAGGCACACAATCGAGAAATGGATTTAATTGGGGAAGCCTTTTCTCTAAATTAAATCCCGCAGCTTTTATTGGAGCAGGACGACTTGCAGGAAATATATGGAACAATAATAGAATTGCTAAAGAAACCATTAAAGGACTAAAACCTTTATATTTAGATACTTGGGAAGTTCCTAGACAAGTTGTTGGAGATTTAGCTACTAAGCAAGCATATTATGGTCAAGCTGCAGGACTAGAATCTTTAGCTGCTAGACCTAGAACTTCCGATGCGTCTCTCCAATTAGCTGGCCAATTGGAAGCGGGTAATAAAGCAGCGGGACTTAGAATGGAAGGGGATTTAATTGACAATCAACGTATTAGAGAAACTAGTGAAGCTGCATGGCAAAATACAAGAGATGCAGTTGCACGTAGAAGTGATGTCACTAATAGAAATAGGGCCTCTGCTCTAGGAATTGATAAAGCTAAACACGATGTTGAAGCTGCAAAAAAATCTGCCAATTGGACATCTATAGAAAATTTCTTGAAGGAAGGACAATATAATTCTACACTTAATAGAGATAGGCAAAAACAATTTCAATTAGGGGTTGCAGAACAAAACATTCAAGATGTAGCTAATGCTAAACTTGAACCTTTAAGACGTCAATTACAAGCGATGGAAGATAAGGGAGAGGATTATACTAAATCTCCTCTCTACCAACAATATCAAAGACTTGTCGATTCTACTGGAAGAGATGTGCAAACTCAAATGAATAAAGCATACTCTGATATTTATGGATGGAGTCTTCCTTCTATTAAATGGAGAGCTAGATATAATAAAAAAGGTGGGACTTTGACATATGCAGAACGTTCTAAATTACAAAGACAAAAAGATATCTCTGCCGCTGAAAGACAAAACGCCAAACTTTTTCAAAGAACAATAGAAAAGTCAATAGATACTAATATAAAGATGATTAATAATTTATCATCTGTATCTAAACAACTTATAATTAAATCAATGACTTTATGAACTTAAAACCGGTGGTTAAGATGCAGAGTGGGGGTGGAATGCCCCCATTTACTTATTATGTTCCTTTAGGGATGACTCCTCCAGCTCAAACAAATACTGCGTTAGCAACTAGTTCTGAGTCTGCAAAATCTTCTAATGAAGGAATTACTGATAAAGATGTGTTAAAGATGATAGGAGATATTGATGCTTTACCTAGTGACACCAATAAAATTATAAATGGATTAAGTTGGATTTATAGAGGAGATAGTTTGTTTTCTAATGGGAGAATAAATACTTCTAATATAAGTTCAAGATATTTACAGGCGTTAAAGCAAGTAAAAAATGCTGCTTTTAGTAGAAAAGAATATGATTCAGCTTTTGAAACTGTTCAAGAAAATGGAGGATTAAATGAAATCGCCATTTCTAATACTGGTAAAGTCGTAGTTCAAGATGAGGAAGGAAATATGAAACAAATTTCTCCAGAAGAATATTTAAATAATCAGGATAAATATTTTGCATTGAAGAATTCTGATTTACTTTATCTACGTGCCCACAACGACCAAATGGCAGGCAGAAATGAAGTTTTTAGTGTGGTGAAGAATGGAATTGGAATGTCTACAATTAACAAAGCTATTCAAGACACCATTACTAAAATAGGAAGTACTACTGTTTCTAAGGAAGGATATGCTCATAAAAAAGGAGATAAAATACTTCAAGGTTTAGAACATTTACAACAGTTAGTAAACGAAGGAGCTGATTTGTCCGGTCTAGGACTTGATGGAATTTACAAAACAGGGCTTCTTAGTAAAAATCAAATGCAACAAGCTGCTGATGCAGTTAAATATATAGCAAGTACGTTAGATACGAATGCGATGACGTTACTTGAACTTAAATCCGGAAATAAAAGTAACCCTAGAAAAGGAGCTCTGGATTTAATAACTACTATGGTTACTAGTCAATTAGATAATACGACTGATTTTAAACTTAATTTTGAAGATAAGCTTACAAAAGACTTAAGCGGGTCTGGAGATGACGGTAGTGGAAGCAGAGGTGATTTAAAACAACTTGACGCTATCGCAAGTGGAATTGCAACTCAACAAAGGGACTTTGTATTAAACCCTCACTCTAATTATCAATTAGTATCTCCCCAATCAAATTGGTGGACAGCTCCACAAGATGTGGAAACTGGAAAAAGCATAGGTTCTGATACTTTAGCTTCTCTATTACAAAAATCTGGATTCGATTCCTTAATTTTGCAAAACTCAATATATTTTGGCTCCGATAAAGTAGAACCTGTTGCTGCAAAAAATGTTATAGTAGATTCGTCAGAAGGAGTTGCTCAAGTATGGCTTCCTTACACAGAAACATCCAATGGAGGAATTGCTCCTAATTACGCTTTATTAGATACGATTAAAAGAATCGAAGATAGTCTTTCTAGAAAAGGAAATATTTCTGAATTAGAAAGGCGTCAAGCATATAGAGCAGAGGGTATAGAACCTTATTGGAACGTCATGAACGACCCAAAGACTGCTGGAGAGCAAGGACTTCTTCGCCCATTTTTAGCAATGACTGGAGTTGCTCCAGACACTACTGCAACTATTGGAGGTATAGTCACTGACCAAAACAAAGCAGTGGACAGACTTAAAGGAGATGAAGAAGCTAGTTGGAAAAAATATATGATGGAAATTTTAAATAAGCCTGAAAAAAATGCAGGAAAAAAAGGGCATAATAAAATAGATTCGTGGTATGAATGGGAATGGTTAGGAAATACTGCTGATATGTTTAGAGGGACAATATTAATGCCTCTTGCAGGAGATAGAATTAGTGTTGCGACAAGAACTGGAAATATTAATCTTCCAAAACCTATGTTTGATGCGAGAAAAATTCAACAAAGAGGCCAGATACAAAGTAATTTTAAACCTATGGGTCCAACAAATTTTTAATAAGTAACAATGAATAATGAACAGCAAAACGATTGGCTAGCAACTATACTTTATAATCCAGATAAAGATTTCGCAAACTTTAAAGCCGCTGGATTGGATGCCTCTAACACTACTCTAGGAAGTAGGGATTCTTACTTAGATATCCCTGCTATCCAAGAAACTTTTAAAGATTCAGAAGGAAACTTCGATAAAAAAGCGTTTGACCAATTCTATGATAGTGCTAACAGAACTTATAATACATTTGTACAAGATGATTTAGAAGATAAATTTCTTCACAAATTAGTTACGAGTCCTCTAGATATTTTTTCAGATAATGAATCTGTAACTCGTACTCCATTATTTGTAGTACAGAAAGTATCAAATCCTACGTTAAAATCTCAAGGAATTAATGGACTATTTGGTGAAGGTGTGGGAACTCTTTCGATGAGACAAGCGGCGCAAACTCAAAGGGTATTCGACACTAAATCCGGTAAGGAATTAGACTGGACTCCGGATGATGATGATAAGAGTGGATTTTTTGATTTTATGTTTATAGACCCACTGGTAGAAGCTAGATGGGAAGAAGATGGATATCATGAAGACGCGGATGGTAGAAAAATTAAACATTATAAAGGAGATTATAAATTAAATGCTAATGGGATGCCTTATTATGAAACTTTAGGAGATAGAGATGCTGCCGGTAAAAACTTTTTACATTGGACTGATACACTTACTTCTACTGGTTCTAAATGGGAAAAATATAATTTCTTAGCTTCTGATGGAGTTGAAAAAAGTGCTTTAGGAACAACTCTAAAGCTTGCTGCAACAGTTGCTCCCATGCTAGTTCCTTATGTAGGACAGGCTTATGGAATTGCTACGGGAGCTATGTATTTTGGACAAGCTCTTTCTATATTTGGAAAAACATTAATTGATGTTGTGTCTGATAGTGATGCAGAGGATAGACCTGGAGTATGGAAGTTACTAAATAAAACTGATGCTTTTGTAAGAAGGTTCGATTCTTCTACTAGCGATGAAGGCAGCCAGGGAATGTTTAATTATGAACAATTTGCCACACTTATCAGTGATGTAGTTGGACAATTATATCAACAACGTTCCATTGCAAAAATTCCTCAATGGATTGGATGGGACGGAGGAGCAGCTCGTAAAGCTAAAGCGTTTGTAGATTCTCATGAAGCCGATTATGTAAAAAAATATGGAAAAACATTAAAGCAAGCTATATCCGATGGAGATGTGGCTACTGACTATAAAAATCTAGTTAACAACGATTTATTAAATATATTAACAGATTCTCAACTTGCAGTTAGTAAATTTGCAAAAAATAGTTCTCAATTTTACATGGCAATGACTCAAACAAAAGACATGTATGACACATTTAAAGAGAATGGTTTTAGTGATGCTACAACGGCAATTGGAATGGGAGCTGCACTGTACGGATTTAATAAATTATTTAATACCTCTCTTGGAGAAATTGCTTTAAGCGGACTTGGATTAGATGAGTTAAAACAAGCTAACAAAAGACTCATAAAAGGATTTATAAATGAGTTAAAACCTCAACTTGATTTAGTAGAAAAGGGAGCTGGAACAGTATCTAATGCTGGAAAACTAAAGTGGATTAAGAGCTTAGGAACTAAATTTAAGGATTTCTATGAAAAGCATATAGTTTCTGACCCCGAAGGATGGATTGCTAACTCTTTGAAAGAATCTGTTGAAGAGGTATCAGAAGAAGCATTACAGGACGCTGTATTTGAAGCAAGTAATAAACTTGACTGGGCATTTAATCAGCTTGGATGGACCCCTAAAAAAGGAAATTATAATTTTTTAGCTAGCAGTCCTTTAGAAAGATATTTTATGTCTGCTTTAGGTGGTGCCGTTGGAGGGGCCATTTTTCCAGCAATTACTAAAATGGAAAATCTTAGAGATGGAATACAGGAAATACAGAAGAAAATTCCAGAATCTTTGGCGATGGATATTGCAACCACTATTAGAAATAATGGTGTTAAAAAATCCATTGAATATATAAAGAAAGCAATGGATAAAGGAGAACTTGGTTCTACTACTCTATCAATGAATCTCGTTACTAATAAAACTGACGATGGTAATGTTTATTACGATGTAGCTAAAACTAGAGAGGAAAGTCAAAATAATGTAATAGGAAATTACTTGATTAATTATTTAAATTCTCTAGATTCTATTATTAATGCCGAAGGTTATAACATGAAGGATTCCGAGGTTATTGATAATGCTTTGATGAAAGATTCTAGACTTACAAAGCTTGCTCAAACAGGAGTAGGAGAAGACATTTTATGGGATTTTAGAGAACAATTAAAGGGTTACATAGATTCCACTATTGAACTTCGTTCCGCAGGGGAAAATGCAGATGTTGGAGCAGCTAAGAGAAAACAAGGAGAATTTAAACAAAAACTTGACAATATTATAGCTGGAAAAAAGAATGGAGAATATGTAGAAAAAATGGCTTTTAGACTTAGTAGAAGTTTAAGTAATCCATTTGTTGCGCCTGACATCTATTCATATGCTAAATATGCTAAAGGACTTAATTATTCTACTGCCACAGAAGAACAAAAGAGAGACATTGAAAAAGCTTATGAGGGATACACTAAATTAGGAGAAACCGATAAGTTTAACCTAGGCTTTGAAATGTGGAGAAACATGAAAGCCGAAGTATCTCCTGCAATTTTACGTTATAGAGATTCAAAAGTCTCAACAATGAAAAAACAATTCTATAATGTGGTAGAACAATTAAACGCCTCTCAAGGAATAAATCAATTATCTGAGGATGAAATAGTCGCGTTTAAAGATGAGGTTAGAGCAGGGCGAACCGATGATGAAATTATCGCTGAAAATAATCTTAACCCTAGAGAATTTGCTTTAAGTCCTACTGAAAAAGAAGAAATTGTTGATGCTTATTTAACTAGAGAAATCTGGAAAACTGGAGACGATTCTAGCAAAATAGGACCTGCATATAAACAACAACTGTCTAAAATAGTTAACTCCATGGGTCATAATATGGCTATCGGAGTAGACCCTATTCTTAATCAAAGAAGGACCGGAGAATTACAAGTCTTATTTGAATCTATAAAAAATTTAGTGGCTCAATCTGGATTTATAGATAACGAAATCAAAACCATGATTGATTCTGTGAAAAATGGATATAATAAATTTAATCCAGAAAACTTCATTAGATATTTATCCGAAAGAACTAATATGGAAGCTTTAAAAGGATTCACTATAGAGGATGAATATGAAGGAATTCAACAAGAATCTACATATATTGGGACTAGTGATGAAGTATCTCCAGATGATATGCAAGATATAAATTTTGATGAATTAAAATCTGAAAATCCTAATTATACTGGATTATATTATATATTTGAAAATCCTAACGGAAATTATGCTTTAACCCAAGACCAATTACAAGAAGCCTTTAGAGATATGTTTTATACAGAATTTAAAGGCGAGGCATCTGATGTTCTAATTGGAGGAATATTATCTGATGGAAATCTCTCAATGAACTCTTTAAATGCTAAGGAAAGTTTAAAGAAAGTTAGTGATTATAAGAAATTCAATGATTTCCTATTAGATTATTTAAAGCATGATGAAGAAAGAATTGCATTGATTGCAGAGGTAGATAGATTATCTCAATCAAGTATGGTTAATAACCCTATGTGGGAAATGTTATCTACTTTATCTCAAAACATATCCGGAGAAGACGTATTTAAATTGATAAGGGACGAGGAAGGGAATTATTCTGGATTAAATAATTTAAGTGATTATGTCATTAGTAATAGCCTTACAAGAGACCAATTACAGGTGGCTTCCGCGGCAATTACAGTTCTTAATGAATCTATATTACCTTATCTTGTACAAGGTACAGATTTTATAGATATGTCTAATCAATATAAACGAAATATTGGAATGGTAGAGGATATTCCTTTAACTTCTGAAGAAGTTGTGTTGATTAGGAAGGAACTTGACAATTTACAACAAAAAATATCCTGGCTTACTTCAATTTCTGATATGAATAGTTTAAGTAAAACTGCGGACAGTAATAAAACAATGAGTAGAATTAACAGCATGTATGCACTTATTTTTAGTGGAAATGTTGACCAAAGTTCTCCTTTGTCTAAATTTAAAACTATAACATATACGGACGACGATAAAAATAAGCACAATTTAATTACAGAAGATTTTCTTACTGGAGACGAGATAGCTTTGGCTAACGATATTATCAATAGTGGAAAAAGTGATATTCCTGCTATTTCTGCATCAAACGAATTAATACTAAAAGTTCATAAGCAAATATTTGATAAATTTACTAATTTATCTTCTGACCAAAAAGAGGAGATTATTTCTCAATTAGCAAGCGGCCAGATAATAGATTTTAATAATGCTCAATCTACTAAGCTAAAAAGTAATTCTACTTATTCTGACTTAAATGAATTAGATTTAGCGCAATACCTAATAACTATGATGGCTGTTGAGCCTGAATATTTACAGGGAACATTAAAGCAAGCAATTCTTAATAATAAATTACATGCTCCATTCTTCAATCAAATGATGAGTGTTCAAGAAATGTTTGCATTATATAAAAATCCTGATGTATTTAATACATTCTTAGAAAAAGTAAACGAGTTTAAACCTTTTCAGGATAAATCTTGGGGAGATTCTAATACTATTACAAAGAGTTTAATTACTTTATTGGGTGGTGCTGGAACTGGTAAATCTACTGGGGTAGCTTTAACAGCTTACAATATGATTAAGGTAGATAATCCAGAAGCTAAAGTTATGGTAGCCGGGTCAGTAGAAGATGTTGCCGAGAGACTTGCCACAACTTTAGGTGAAGAAAAAAGTTACGATAGGCTTCAATTATTTAAAACACTATTAACCGATAGTGGATGGAATAAAATGAGGGATGCTATAGCTGAACTTAGAAATCCTGAAACAGAGCTTTCCAAGTTAGAAGAAGCTAAGTATTTAAAAAATGGAGCTTATTCTATCTTTAATCCAGACTTTTTAACAGAAGAAGATGTAAATGTAGCAGCAATTCCGGACGTGTTATTCATAGACGAGTATACTCATTTTACAGGGATAGAAATTCAAGCTTTATCCAGTTTAAATAAGTTCCTGCCAAATAATAAAAAAATGATTATATTTGCAATTGGAGATAACAAGCAAGAAGGAATCATAAATAAAAAATCTCATATAGACATTGATTTGTCAGGAATGTATTTAAATACTCCTACTCTAATGTCTAGTATTAGAGCAAACAATGTTCATAAAAAAGACAATCTTAGCAAAGTAAGCGGATTGTTAAATGTGCTACTAGATATGCAAGAAGCCTCAGCTAGAACAAATACTCCCCTTAGAATAGACTCTTTAATGAGAGAATTAAAATCTAAAACTGTTCTTAAATATTATGAGTCTGATGAAGAAGGAATTGTATCTATACATGGAGATAAACTAGCTAATATATCTGAATTAACTGAGGGATATCTTAAAAAAATAGCTAAGGGATTAAAAGAAGGGGAACGAATTGCTTTAATTACTGATAACGTCCTATCCGATTTTAGAACCAGTGTATTTAAAAAGTTAGAGGATGCTTATCCAGGACAAGCTGTAGTTAGAGATTCTCACGATGTTCAGGGTTCTGAATTTAAATATACTATTGTAGATGTTAATTGGGCGAATCTAAATACTCCTACTGCATTTCCAAGTAATTTACGTTATTTTTATACTTTAATGAGCCGTTCATCTGATGGAAACATTATCGTTAAAAAAGATAGAAATATAGTAAATAAAGCAGACAAAGCAAATACTACAAGTACTTCTGAACTCAAACAGGAAGATATTTCTAATTATAAGAACACGATGTTAGAAATACTAAAAGGTAAGGCTCAAGAAGTTTTTGAAACTGAAGAAGAAACTACTGGAGATGCTACTATAGCCCCAACTATTACAGAAGTTCCTACTAATCCAGATTCTTCTGATAAAATTGAACCTATTGTCGATAGAGCTGATGAACAAGATGCCGCCAATAGAGCAGAAGCGAAAGAAATAGATGAAAGGGAAGCAACTAAAGTAGAAAACGATGAAATAAACTCTATTAAAGGAGATAAAAGAGGAAATCCAGGATTAAAGGCTGCCACTTTCCAGATGAACTCCTTTTATAATCATTTAGCTCTTAATATAAAAGAAGACGGAGTTATATCTACTCTTCCTGTTACAAACAATATTTCAGAAGATTTGCAAGGATTTTCTGAATTTATTAATGGAAAAACATTAGATGATATAAGAAGTATAACACTTTATGGGGTACACGATGTTGATTTATTGAAATCTCTCGCATATTTACGTTCATTATTTATGAGAAAGAAGTCTGAAATCAATCAAATGTTAAGTTCTAAATTAGCTCCTGCAAGTGATTACTATAGATTTTTAAGACCATTTATAGAAAGATATTTTGATGGAGATTCTAAATCTAAATTGCTGGCATTTAAATCTGCAATAGCTAAAGGTAATTTCTTATTCAAAATAACTAAGTTTAAATCGGGATACGACAATGCTTACAATGTAGAAAATTTTGAACCATTACAACAAGACACTTTATTTGGCAGAATTGTTTATCAAATTCCTACTGATAAAGGTAATTTAGATGTTACATTAGGTTCAACTTCTGACTTTAGTAAAATTATAGAAAATTCCGAATATCAAAATATAGTTAATATTCTTAAAGATAAGAAAACGCTATCATCTAAAATAGATTCTAAAGGTCAGGTGTATTATAGACTTTCTGATTTTGATGCAATCAAAACAAATATATCTTATGGGCAAAATATATATGGGTCAGGATATAAATGGAAACCTGAAGTAAGAAATAAATTTAATAGAGGTAATACTTTAGATAAAACAAAATATAATCATCCAGAACTTCAATTTAGTCAGGTTTATTACGACGCAGACCAAGATAGAGGATTGGGCAAAAAATCTATCACTAAAGGATATCCGGTCGTATTTATATCTGATGACTTATGGAAACAAAGTCCAGGTGAACTTTTAGGTAAACATGCTGAAAAAATTTCTACCATCCTGTCGTATAAAAATACAGAAGAAGGAAGGCCTCCTAGAGATATAGTATTTGGAGTAAGTAAGGCAGCTTTAAATATGAGAGGACTTACTATAAGAGAGTTTTTTAGCGAATGGAGTAATATGGAAGATGGACGTAAGGGTGGAAGAATTTACGGTGTCGGAGAACTTGGAAGACTTGCTAGGCCAGTAGAAGCTGCAAGATTTCTGTACAGTCTTGCTGCATTACAAGCTGCAACCATAGAAGAAGTAGAAAACTATAACGAAAGGATAAAAACTTTTAATAATTCTTTAGTTCTTCCGGAAGAAGCAGATTGGATTAAATCTCCCATAGCGGTTGGAACTGATGGAAAAGTAGACGAAATTGAATTAAATAAAATTAAGGATACCATCAAGGATATCTTCGACGATTTAGAATCTCAGTTTCCTCAATTGAAAGTAGGTAAATTATTTAATTCTACCACAAAAATTGTTGGAAGATATAAGAATGTAAAAAAAGCCGATGAAAGTAATACACAAAGTAATCCATATACTATAAAGAGTATATCTGAATATCGCACTCAACCAGTTTCTCCAGAAGCTGTAATTGAGTTATTTGAAGATATTGGTTTGGTGACTAAGCATAAAACAGTGGATTCTGGTATAGTCAAAATTCTAAACGGATTATCTGGAAAATATAGAAATATGACCAAGCTGCTAGAAAAATTGACTGACCCAAATAACGATATTTATAGTTCTCCGGAAATTCCAGATATCTATAGAACTGGTTCTGAGAACTTTAATCAAGTATCAAAAACCTCTGCTGTAAACACTTTTGTAGAATTACAAACTATGTTAAGTGAATATGCAATAAATGCTTCAGAAGCTCTACTCCCTAACATTAGAAAAGGTTTAATTGCTGGATTTACTCTGTCTAATTCTGTAATTAGAAGATTGTTTTATAATCATTGGAGTATAAGAGACAGTGGAAAACGGGAAGTATTCCAAAACGCTATTGATTACACTGGATTGTATAAATTTGGTATATGGACTAATGGCTTAGATTCTTCAAATGTTAAAGAACCTCAAAATGGATACTATATATCTCCATTACACGACATAGATTTATATTTTGATGGCCCTATACAAGCCCCTAATTATTATGTTGATTATAGTGCAATAGATACAAGTGTAGAATTCGAGGTAAATAAAACTCCAGAGATTGTTGCGGAAGAAACTCCCGAAATTGTTGTTAAAAATCCTGTTTCTCAGGAATTAGAAGATAATGCTATATTAGAAAACGCTAATAAAAATTTACAAGAATCCATTAGGAATTCTATAGAAAATAATGTATCTTTGCAGAAAGATGAAGTTTTAGAAATGGTTAATGCTGCTATTAATTCTAATATAGTTCCCATTGGGAATACTTTAGAAGAAAAGATGGCGTCCTATAAAACTCAACTAACATCTAAGATAAGAGAGAATTTAAGAGTTCTGCCTAGAAAATTATTTATAAATTCTAATGGAATTGTTTCTGTTTCTCCTACGTATTCTTTCTCAGGAGACTCTGAAATAGTAACCGATGCAGATAGTGAAGTTGCATTATCTAATTTTATTACTAAGAATGAGTTGCTTAATGGAACCGATATAAGCTCTGTTATACTTAATCCAGAAGATATTAAGTACAATGAATCAGATGAAACCTTTTCTATTAAAGTAAATGGTTATACATATACATATACATACGATGGAGAATTAGGAATCGAAGAGAGGTCTGTCATTCAAGATGAAATTGTTTCGAATACAGAACAAGAATTAGAAAAATATAGAAATATCGTTACAAAAGGTATTCAAGATGCTATAAAGGAAGGAACGAAACCTGTTGATATTACTAAACTTAGCAAAAAAGAACTTATTGCTTATAATAAGGCAGCTAAAGTTGCAAATGCTTTAAATTCATTTAATCCAAAACAATTGGACGAGATTATCAATAGAGGGTTTGCAAGTAAAGAAGCAAGTTTCTTAGATATTATAGAACAAGTAACAGGATTTGAAATCACTTCCGAATTAAAAACTATTTCGAATATGTTCTCTTCATTAAGAACCGAATATATTAGTGATAAAGACGGAAAATCTAATTGTTAATGGCAAATTGTAAAACATTACCATCTCTGGAAGAAATAGGTGCTGCTTACGATGCAGCGTTTGAAGTTCTTCCAGATAATTTATTAGGAACAGTTGAAGGTAGGAGAGAATTTATCTCTTCTGCCTTAAACTATTTAAAAGATAATTGTGCTGTAGTTCCATCTAATCAAAGTTTAAAAATGATTGTTAAAGAACTAATCTCCTACGATACAGAATGCTACGAAGGAGCGATGGAGTTTGCTGACAATGTAAATGATGTAGAAACTTTTGTTACAGAAAATTGGAATGAGGTATCAATAGAAGAAGATACAAAAAATATAGCTCCCGAGGCTAATGATTTTCCACAGGCCCCAATCCCATCGTTGAGAGACGGATTAAGTACTATATTTGATAACATCAATGACCAAGGAAGATTTATAAGAATTTATCAAAACGATATTGTACGTTTTTCCTTTGTAAATTACAATGGAAAAAATGGACCTGAATTAGTATCAACTACAAGGGAACTTAATGCTTCAATTAGGAACTATAAAAATGAATTGTTTCAATCATTAGCTAGAGATTTAAATCAGCCAATTACTTCAATGTATATTGGGGAAACTTTTCAAGTAGATGAATATAATAAATTAATTAATAATGCAAGGATATTCTTTTATCCATATACATTAGATGGAGTATTTAAGTCTGATGATATAAACATTATTAATGCATATAATAAATTTGTTATGCTCACTAACTTTGATAATTTTTTATACAAGCATAGCAAAGATTTAATTCAAGTTGCTCGAGGATTTATGGGTGGACATATTGAACCTAGAGCTGGATATAAATACACTTATAACCTGGGCAAACATATAAAGCAAGATTATAATAATGAACTTCAAGACATGAATGAACATGTTAATGGTGCTGTTCAACTATTTATTAATTCTTTACCTATACTGGACATTGACGGAAACCCTACTGGGCAGTTTGTAGAATTTAAAACTTTCCAATCTTTGATTAGGATTTTCAGAAATATTTCAGAATCTAATGATGGCATTTCTAAGGAAATCAGAAATAATCCCAGGGAAGCTATAAAAGAAATTGTAAAAATAGCCTATAATAACAGACGTACTTATTTTACTGGAAATGACGCCACTTTATATCCGGCATTTAACAGCATTTATCATTATGTATTTGATAAAAATAATCCATCTAGTTTAGCTTCTTTAGAGAGTAGTATAACTTCTCCAGACCAAATGAATATCTATTCTATGGTTCTTAATCATATTAATAAGACTTCTCCTGTTAGTTATTTACAATATAAATATAGTACTGATACTGGAGCTTATGTTGTAAGTTATCTTGATAGTGAAGCAATTTCTCAAAAGCAATCTGACCTAGAAAAACACTTAATGATTCAAAGCAAATTTGATAATTATACTAGTATGTTTGCAGACCACGGGATTTCTATAAACGAAGACCAATATAATCAAGTGGTAAGTGTTAATTTTAATATTGGAGGGGCAGATTATAATTTTAATCTAGCATCTAAAAATCTTACGAGAAATGGAAGTCTTGTACAAGATTTTAAATCTGATATACTAGGAAATAAACAAGGTTGGAGTGACTTCTTGTGGGATGTTTTAGAAAGGCCAATTGATTCTACATTCCTTGAAACTGCGATAGAAATCAATAACAACGAAGACCTAAAAGGATTTGTTAATGTAGCTGTAGCAACGATAATTAGTGCAGAAATTCAAAATAGAGCGCGAGCTACAGGAAATACTGTTAAAGAATTATTAGAAGGAGAATTTTCTGCAGTGCTTCCAGAAGGAAGTAAAGCTAAAGTATATTATGAACCAAATCTTGAATCTCCAAGAATTGGAGGAATTTTAAGCTCATTAACCGGACTAAAAGCATTGAGTAGAACAATAGCTGCAAACAATAGAGACACCACTAAAAGCTATGTGAAAAATGCTGAAGGTAATAATCTTCCAAAATATCGTTTAACTAGTGCAGGTAATGACGACATATATATTCTTAATGATGTTAAAGAGCAAGCTGCGCTAGAACCTGGACATCCAATGAATTCTAATTTATTTATTTCAGTGGATGGATTATTAAAAGGAACAGCTCTAAAAACTGATTTTATGAATGCAGATAATCAAACAAAAAATATATTTAAAATGCAAGCTAATGAATTATTGTATTCACAGTTTGTGTTTGATTATTTGCAACCCAGAAGTAAAAATACAGCTGATAGACAATCAAATGAACTGGCTGGAATGGCAGCAATTCAACCTACAACTTACTCTGATAAGTCTAATATCTGGGTTAAGCTAATTGACATGGAGACTAAATTTACCTATAGAGATATTTACGGTAATGAAGTATTTACCAATAAGAGTTTGGGAGAAATGTCTGCTGACGAACTTAATCAGCTGAGATTTTCTACATTACATGGAATGTATGAAAGTTTGTCTAGACAATTACTCTCTGATTATAAGCTATTATTTCTAGGTACTCAACTAATTACTCCTAGCGAAGATGGGTTAGGTTTATTGCTTACAGAATATAACTCATTATCTCCAGAGTTGAAAAATTTATTTGAAAAGACTGAAGAGTTTATTGGAGACAGTTCTATAACTACTTATAATTACAAAGAGAATTTAACTATCGACGATTTTGTTCCGTTAATTTCAAAACTTGATGAAGCCAGAATTTATCAAGCAATATTGTTCCTCCAAAAAGAAGGATTCTATATAGAAATTCTTCCAGAAGTTCATTACAGTAAGACTAAAAAAGGAATACAGTTTAATACTACTTTATTAGAAAATATAAAGAATTATTCTTTAAAGAACCTTTCTAATAAATCTACAATAAATAATATTCCTGAATCTTATTGGGATAAGAAAAAAGCAGAGGATAAATTATATGCGTTAACTCTTAAAATGAGTGGAGTTAAATTTGATTTATATGATGAAAATGGGTCTGAGATTAAGACATTGACTAATAACATAGATATGTCTGTACTTCAATCTGACTTTATTAACAAATTAACTTCGAAATCAAAACAAGTCCTATACGATAAATTAAAACTTACCTCAGATGAACAAGCAACGTATAAAAATATATGGGTTGATAATAGAACTCAGCGATTAAATAATTTTTATATCTTTAAAAAGAACGGAAATAAATATGATATCGTTGATAATATAGATTTAATGAGTAAATCTTCTGACCCGGAGTATGAGGTATATTTAAATCCTGAACTTAACACATTTAAATCTTTAGATAATTTAGTAAGTGATAATTATAATACAGCTACTATTGGATTGCCCTTCTTACATCCAGCTAAGGGAGCGTCAACAAATAATAACGCTTCTACTATGGATAAACTAATAGAAGAAGCTGCACGTACTACTGCTATGTATAAACGTGGTGTGGTTGTAGGAGCTACAATCCATCCCTTTATAAAAGGAAAAATTACAGGAATTCCAGATAGATATAAATTAGCTGTAATTGAAGACCTTTCTACTCCTGTATTTAATATACAAGGAGATAGTGACGGAGCTAAACAATTTGATGGTGGTATCTTTTTACACCCGATGATTGCTAGATATGAACAGAATTCTCTCGAAGAAATAGAAATGAGTCCTATTCATAGAAAACCTCTTGGGTACTTTTCTATGTCTAAATATTTATCTTCAGGACTGTTAAAATGTGCAACTTTTGCAGTTACTAACGAGTATATGAGAAATGCACAGTCAGGCTCTATTATAGGTAATTCCTTAATGAAGCAAATGGCCGACAATCTTTGGGATATTCCTAACTTAGATATTACTGTAGATAGGAATGGAAAAAGAATTTCTTATAACGGAATAATCTACAGAGATATAAATACTTTAAAGTATTGGAAAATACGAAATATAACAAAAAATTATAAATTAGGATTTGACGAAAACGGTAAATTAAATAATCAATATACAATTGAAAGAGTTCAGTTAAATAGTAAGGGAAGTCCTATTTTTGTTAACGGTAAAGAAGTCATAGAAAAAATCACTAAGGATATAAGTTCCAATTATGATTTATGGATGGCTTTAGGTGGAGAATTTTCTGCACAGTTAGAAAACGGACAAATAAAATATTCCGAAACATCTCTTGATAAAATTACAGAAGTTGGAAATCTTGTAGCTTTTAATAGAAATACTTATAATCAGCATCCATTAATAATGGAAGCTAAACTTCGCGGTTATAAAATCCATATTCCTCCTTCTCCAACTCAAGAAGTAGATGTTTCTCAGAATACTTATTACCAACCAATGAAGTTTTCTGATATTGCTTATTTAGCAACTGCTGGAGCCGTAAAGAATGGAATGGCTAACTTAAATCCAGGAAATTTATTTAAGAACAGATATAACCCTAATATTCCTGTATTATTAGATTCTGATAGAATAATATATGGACATCCTACAATAGGAAAAACCTATCTAAAAACTACTCACGACTCTTTTATATCATTTGATGATGATTATAAAAGTGATATAGATAGTTTTATTGATGAAAGATTAAAAGAAGGCCAAACTAGACAAGACTATAAAAGAGAGGCTCCTAGTGAATATAAACAACGCTTGTTAGAATTATATGAAGAAGCTAAAACTAGAGCTAATCAAGAGAATAAAAGATTTTTCTTCTCTGACCAAGCTCTTCTTAAAGCTTTAGATGAAATAGGAGAATTAGAACAAATTGATAAAGTTCTCAATATTAAAGAAGCTGAGTTTGTTGAAAGAAGTAGAAAAAGAGGAGAAACAAACGATGAAAATACGAGGGATTGGAAAAGAGGAATTGACACTTATATAAGTAAGCTTTCTGATAGAACTATTGATGTTGGAAGATATTACTTAGGTGATATTCTTGATAACAGTATTAAAGGAAAGCAACGCTCTTCTCTTACTTATATAACTATTAAACCTGACTATATTGGAATACAGCTAAACGCAGAACATGCGGTAGATGAATCCGAAGTATCAGAAATGACTCAAGTAATTTCTGCATTGGAACAAATGAGTGCAAGTCATGAACTTGCCAATCAGGTATATGAAGATATCGGTAGGGTAATAGCAAAAGGATTACAAGAGTATAACTTTGATTTAAATAGTGAAGAAGACAAAACAAGAGTATATAAAATCTTAGGTAGAAACTTATTAAAAACATTTAGTGGAGGAAGTACAGATAGATTAGGACTTGCTTCTGCATACCTCGATTTAGTAAAAGAAGATATTTTAAGCGATAAGAGTTTAAGTCAAATGCAATATAAAATTCCATTTGATGATAATAATATCTTCGGTATTTTTACTAATGGATTTACTAATGGAATAAATAGAGATATTATTAAACGTAAGTATAGCGGATTGCAGGCAATCTTAAATCCTTCTCACGATATTGTGACTGTTTATGATAACCCAGCAGGAGGAGTTTGGAAATATACTGATATTTTAGATAGAGTATCTACTCCGGAAGAAAGAGATGCTATATTTAGAGCGATGGATAAAGAAGTTGATATAGGTGAAATAAGAGCTGGGGATTGGATTCAAATAGGTAGAGAGTCTCCTGTTCAGGTTATGAATTATAGAAATAATAAACCTGGACAAATTGGATTGCTTGACCTTAAAGATTTAAGACTTACAGGAACAACTACTGTTAAAAGATTAGGTTCTAAAGGAAGAAATCTTCGTTCTGCAAACCATGTTCTAACGTTAGTAGACGGTTCTGCTTCTAGAGGAATTGTCACTTTTGATACTTATGATTTAGACACTTCAAGATTATCATGGACCTTAAACGATGAAAAGTGGAGAACTCTGATAGAGTCCGATGTTAATCTTCAAATTGCTTGGAATGAGGTTGTAGAGCGAGTAAACCAAAAATTTGGACATACTCTAAAGTTAACAGATAATAAAGATATAATAAATAGTTATCTCCGAGACCTTATCAATGAAGATTTAATGGATTTATCAAATGGAAGATTTAGAATTCCAGTAGCTTATAGAACGACTGATTCTATTTTTGCTAATATAGCTAATGATAGATTTGATGCTAACGAATTAGCTATTGGAAAAAATACAGCATCTAAATTCGGATTAAAGGTCGGAGACTCTCTTGATGAAATCGAGGCGCAAGGACCTAAGTTTTTTGAAACAAGACAAAGAGAAACTATAGAAACTGATATAAGCTCTAGAAATTATGATATGTATTTTGTAAAAAACAATAAAGAGCATTTGCATATAATGCTAAACAATAGCCAAGAAGCTAGAGCTAAAATTGAGTCATGGATTAAATCAGGAATGCTTGTAGAAGACCAATCTATTGATAAGGGTACTGTAAATGGAAATGATTATGTATTAGTTGATGGAGAAATAGGATATAAGATATCAGATGAAGATAAATTCTATACTTATATTACTTCTTCTGGAAAGAGTAGAAAAGTGTTAGTAACTTCTAATTTAGATACATTAAAAGCTATTGACCAATCTAGACTTTACAGTAATGTAGTTTATAATTATACCGGAAATAATATTGCAACGCTGTTTCCCTTACAAGTAAATTCTACATTTACTACACTAGAAGACAGAGAAGCATTAGAGAATTGGGAAGAGCAACTTAAAACTGCTAGCTCAGAACTAGAAAAAGAAACTTTAGCTCAGCAAATAAATTCTAGTTCTCATGCTGCATTGAACAATAGAATAAAAAAATCTTCTCAAGATATGTTTACTTCGTGGCAAGAAGCAATCAAGTTCATTGTAGCACGTATTCCATCTCAATCAATGCAGTCATTTATGAATATGAAGGTTGCAATGTTCACTGAGAGCGAGACTAATATATGTTACGTTCCAGTTGAACAAATTTGGTATCAGGGTTCTGACTTTGATATTGATAAAGCATTTATGCTTGGAGCAAGTATTTCTAACCAAGGAACATACTATAACTGGAGTCCTTTATTTAATTTCTTAAATGAAGAAACTTTAAATATATCTCATGATTTACCTTTTCCATCTGGAAAAAGATTTTTCTCGACCGAGAATGGAATTATCTTAGAAGGAAATTATGATGAATTGCTTAGAAGAACTCCAGAGGAGATTATGAATTCTCCAAAACTATACAGATTACTAGTTAACTTAGTTAGAGAAACTACTGATTTACCTGCATCTGGTAATAATAACGTTGTAATGATTCAGGGATTAGATGAAGATTTAATAGAATTATTAAATCAACACAGTTTATATAATTTAAGTGAGAATGATTATCAGGAGGCAATTAAAAATAAAATTTTCAATGCTTTATGGAGAATTGGTTCTGATGTACGTAATGTTGTGTCTGCTACTTCTCCTATTTCTATGGGCCCCGCTCAAGTAGCCGCAGATAATTCAACTTCTGGACAATTTAGCAAACTAGTTTCAAATGAAAATCCTGGAGCGAGAATAATTTTACAATATCAAAATTCTATTGGTAAAGATGGAATTGGAGTATATGCAACAGGTATTAAAGTATTCTCTATCTTACTAAATTATTACAATGAAAAAGTAAATTCTGCAACTGAAGATACTTTGGGAAGATATACATTTCATAATATAAAAGGCATAGAGTCTAATGCTAATCCTGATGAATTGGCGAAAAAAACTGGAACCATTGATGTATATGATAATGAAGGAAATTTAATAGAGCTAAAAGAATCTCCAACATTACCTAATATTGCTATAAAATCGGATATTAATTCTGCTTTATTAGACCTTGCTGAAAAAGTTTATAAAAGAGGACCTCAAGAAGATGTATTTTTAACAATTTCAGTGTTACTTTCTGCAGCTACTGACAATGCTAAAGAGCTTATTCTTGAAAAGATTAATGCTGGGCCAGATTTAGCCTCTGTATATATATATTTATTAGCTACTGGTGTAGATTTTAAAACTGCTTCAGATTTCATGACTACTAGAGCAGTTACTATGGCTAATAACAAAGCAAAAAAAGATATACTATATATAAATGGAAAAAGGAATAACTTAAAGAAAGCCGTTCAATATTATACTGAAATGGCTGACCCAGATAATTACATTCCTATCATATATCAACAATCAATACTCGATTGGGGAGAAAGAATTCTAAATAAATTAGTTAAGTATCCAGAGTTTAAGTCGGAGTTAGAAGAACTTATGAAAAGTAGTTCTAATTTCTTTGAGATTCTAAACAAAATTCAAAATAAAAACCTGCTTGATGTAATTCATGAAGCTGCATATTCTGGAGCTGACCTATTGAAGGTAACTAAAAAACAGAGAAAAAAGAGGATGTCACGAGAAGAAATCGAAAATATGATGAATGATTTTGATGATTTAAATGACATTGCTTGGGAACAATCAGAATACTCGGAAGAGTTTGATATATATAACCCATCTTCAAAGGATACAAGACCTGAAAAAATGAGACTTTTATTTTCAAGATATATCGATGAACTTAAGAATAGGCGAGATGAATTAAATACTTTAACTGAGAAAGACCTTCACAATATGGAGGTTTTATTAGATTTAAAAGAACGTTCTGATGAACTTACAAGACTAGGACGTTTTGGAAGCTTAAATCAAGGTATTAAAACTAAGTTAGTCGACAAGATTAATTATATTAATCAATTAGAATCATTTATTTCAGGAAAATTTAAAAAGTTCAACTCTGTAAATAAACTTAAGCCTGACGATGACGGTTATTTACCTACGAATTTTGATTTATTAAACTTCATTCAAGATGAAGATTATAAACAACAAATGATAGATAATTATGAGTTAGCTAAGGATAAGTTTAATATTTTGGATATTATTACATCTGTTCCTCATTTTAGTAAAATGTTGACAGCTCTAGCCGTAGATAGCAAAGTTCTTGGAGCTTATACAGTAAAAAATAATTTGGCTAAAGAGTTAACAATAAAGGCTTTACAAGATAGAGCTATTATACAATTAACTCAGAAAGATATGAGTGAGGTTAATAGATTTATTAGTGATGCTATTATTATCAAATTCTTGAAATCTAATATAGTTGGAAATATATCATTGTCTCCAGGAATGAAAATGTATAATTCTACAGGTAAAGTAGTTCCTGTGTCTTCAGTAGGAAAAACTTTAGATTTAGGAAATGTATTTGATAGAGCTACATTTAAACTATGGTTTGAAGAAGAATTTATTCCAGACCAAAAACGCATCAATCCAAATAATAAATTTATTCAAGCTCTAACAAGTACGTATTTTAAGAATCAATACGGAGGATTTAATTTCTTATATAAACTTCCTATAGATTTAGGAAATCTTGAAGTTGAGGCAAACGAGATAGCGTTTTCTAATTATTTAAAGGCTTTCGATGAAATTAAATATACTAGACCGTTATCTAGTACAAATATGACTTTAGGAGATTTATTCTTCTTATATAATTTAATTGTCAGCAAAAACAGTTTTGGAGATAATACTCTAACTAAAATTTTTGAAAATTCTTTAAATATAAAAGACAAAAATGAACGAGTTGAGGTTGAAAATAGCTTACTTCTTAAATTCATGGATTATGAAGGAAAATTAAATCCTGCACTTAACAGTGATTCTAATGGACTTGTAGAGGGAGAAGATTATAAATATGATGATTTATTGATTAGAATTATTAAGAAGGGAGAACCTAATGGAACTAAATTTACTAAAGAGTATGACCCATTAGAAAAAAAGACAGTAGTAAAAGAAACTGAATTTGGCCAAACTTCTAATATAGAAATGTTTTTAGAAAATAATACAATGTTAATGCCATTCCTCACAAAAGGATTTACTAAATTTAGTGCGGAAACAAAGAATGATTTCATTTCTAAACTTGTAAATCTAATTTCTAATAATAAAGCAGAAGTAAAATTAACTTGCGATGAATAATTGTATTCAAATAACTATAGGCAAGCAAAAATATCAATTTAGAGACGTTGACATGAGTAAGTCTTCGTCTCTAGATGATATTATTCAAGCAATTGTTTCAGATTCAAATTATGCTAGCCAATTAGAAAATTTAAATGATGAATTGAATCAATCTGACTTAAATATGATAGAAAGCGTTGATGAAATTCCAGAAGATACTTTAGATAGAAATACTTACATTGCTGATTACCTAATAGGTAATGTTAATCCTTATACTCTCGTCCAAATATATAAAAGGACTGGTGTTCCACATTCAGAGTTTTTAACAGCATTTAAAACCATTATGGAAAGAGGTAAATCTAATAAACTTAGTTTTTTAGTATCTACTTCCCCTACGCAAGTATTTCTAGGAAATAAAAGAGATTTAATAGTTCTTAATAAGAATGATATGTATGATATGCCTAAAGTGCTAGGAGCAATGAGTTATGTATATGTACACAATCACTTATTAGATAATCAAAGTGCGGTGTATAAAATAGTAGAAAACACGTACGATTCTATTATGAAGGAACCTACCGCTTTGAGAGAAGAACTTGCAAAAATTCCTGATAAGTATTCTGCTTATAGGCGACTTTTATATTATACTCAATCTGCAAGATATGCGGATAAGCCTGAAATAATAAATTTAAAAACCACTCTAAGCAATCATATGTTTGGAGATGTAGTTAAAACCATTAAATTTAATAAAGATAAAGAATACTTTAAAGACTTACGTTTAAATCATTTACAATTTAAAAGTCTGGAAAACCTTTCGATTAATCAAGAATTTCCATCATCTATAAAT